GTATTGATCCATACGCTCCAGATAATGTTCGACATACAGTTTTCGAATCAAATGGAGAAGGTAATTGGCTTCACCCAAATCCACCCGGTGGTATGGAAATATCATACAATCGTTCTGTTTATAGAGTAGAGCAGTTTGGTGGTACATTTCAAAAGGTGTTAATGGATGAGTATGTATAAAAACATAGAAGAATGTTTATGCTGCGGGAACAGTCAAATCAAGCCATTTTTAGATTTAGGCAAACAGCCATTAGCTAATAATTTAACTGACGCTCCCGGCTTATTAGAGAACGATGGGTATGAATTAAAAGTTAATTATTGCAATCAATGCTGGCATTCTCAATTATCAATTTCTGTTGATCCAGAATTGCTGTTCAAAGATTACTATTATGTTACCGGCACATCAAAGACTATGAATGATTATTGTGAAGAATTAGCAGAAGTTATTAACCAAAGAGTAGATAAAACTGATGTTACTATTTTGGATATTGCTAGTAACGATGGCACTTTTTTAGATAAATTTAATAAATTTGGGTGGAGTTTGTATGGTGTTGATCCGGCTGCGAATTTACAAAAGACTGCATCTGAAAAAGGAATCAATACATTTGTGAAATTTTTTGGAGCGGAAGAAGTCAATTTTGGCACAAAATTTGATGTTATAACAGCATTGAATGTATTCGCACATGTACCAGATCCACTGAGCTTTTTAGAAGAGTGTAAGAGGAATTTAACTGAAGATGGGGTTATCGTAATACAGACTAGTCAAAGGAATATGATAGAAGACAGACAATTTGATACTGTGTACCATGAGCATATTTCATTTTTTAGCATATCGTCAATGAGGGCAATTTGTAGTCAAGCAGGATTGTATGTTAATGACATATATTTACCAGATATCCATGGCGGCTCATACGTGTTTTTTATATCAAGTTCAACGCACAACACAGATAACTTAACTATTGCTTCTGTGAATGAAAAATATCGAGGACGCTACTCTTCTAAGGCTTATAAAAATTTTCAAACTGATATTTCTAATTTAGCCAAAGAGGTTAAAGAAAAATTTGTGAATGATAAGATGATAGCTTTTGGCGCCGCCGCAAAAGGCATAGTTGCGTTACACGCTCTGGATTTAAATCCAGAATGCGTAATTGATGAAAATCCACTTAAAATAGGAAAATACTTACCAAAAAAAGATATTCCTATATTGTCAATTGATAAATTATCTGAATATGATGAAGATTTGGATATATTAATATTAGCATGGAATTTCAAAAAAGAGATAACAGAGAAGATAAGAAACATAAGAGGTAATAGAGACAATTTAATTTGTATATTTCAATAATAAAGGAGGAAGAAATGGAAACAAATGAAGAAGTGAATACACTACAACTTTCAGATCAAGCATTGGGGGCAATCATGATGGCTTTGCAAAATAGCCTTTTAAACCAGACAGACATCGTGCCTGTACTCAAGGGGCTAAAGTTGGTGCAACATCCATCAGATGGGCTTGTTGTTCTTAATCCGCCAATTTTGCGAACTGGCGAGACGATAGAAACGAGCGTTCAGTAATGCCCAAGTATAGCTATGAATGTAATTCATGCGGCAGTCGATATGAGATCTGGCACGGCATGCAAGAGCAGCATTTAAAATGCAATGTATGTGAAGCAGAATCACCAACAAGAATACCATCAATTTTAGGAGACGTTTACATAGCACGCCCACAAAAAACAGGTACCGTTGTTCGTGAAACTATTGAAGATACAAAAAAAGAAACCGAGGCGATGAGAAAAGAAGCTTCTAGGAGTATGGATATATGATTATAGAAATTATGCTAGCAGCTTCCGCCTTGTTAAATTTATTTTTATTGTGGTATTCATATCGTTCTTTGAAAACGATATTAGAAATAAGTGAACAATTTGATGAATTTAGAACAAAAATGGTAGAGTTTGCTACCCACCTTAAGGCAATTAATAAAGTAGAATCTTTCTATGGTGATCCTACCATAACGGCACTTATAGAGCATATGAAACGTTTAGCCGTTGATATTGAAGAGTATGCCCAAATGCTTATAATTTACGAAGATGATATGGAGGATGAAAATGAGCAAAAAGAGAACTAGAAAACCAAGAACGAAAAGAATGTATTTTACAAAGGTTCATGAAGATGCTATAATTGAATACAACAACAGTACAGATTTCGCAAGAAAAACAGAACTTTACGAGACACTAATCCACCCTGCTCTAGACGAGATGGTGGATAAAATTGTTTATACTTATAAATTTAATACATTGCCAAACATTTCTGATTTACAGCAAGATTGCAAAGTATTTTTAGTCACTATCTTGCACAAGTATAATCCAGATAAAAACTCAAAAGCATTCTCTTACTTTTCAGTAATTGCTAAGAACTGGTTTATCGCACAGGTAAAAAAGAATGCAAAGAAGAATAAAAAAGAAGTTTCTTTAGAAAATCATTTAGGTATGGGGCTGATCCAAAACACAGCACTGGTTGCTGAAGATTCATGGCACGAACAGCAAGAAAGAAAAGAATTTATGAATTTATTATCATTAGAAATAGAGTCATGGAATTCCTTAACTATGCGCCCAAACGAAAGAAAGGTATATGAAGCGATTAAAACGCTTTTATCAAATGCAGACAAACTTGAAATATTTAACAAAAAAGCTATTTACTTGTACCTAAGAGAGATAACTGGCTTAAACACAAAGCAAATTGTCGCTCAACTCTCAAAAATGAGAGAAAAATATAGGGAATTTAAGAGCAATTATGATAATGGTATCGAGTAATGTCTAAAAGATTAAACAAATTTATAACGGAAGCTATTTCAAATATCAGAAAAGATCGTGAAGTGACACATGAATTGTTATCTGATTTGATAAAAATAGCTTCTCAAAGCGAGCATAATCACAAAGAGGTGAGCATGGCAGCGGCTAAATACGTAGAAACGCTACAGCGTTCAAACGAGCAGCTAGTAAAGTTAGCCTCATTGGTGCAAAAAGAAGATTCTAAAGCCAATGATTTTTCTTTTTCCGTAAAAGACAAAGATAGTATATATGATATGATTGGAGAAGAAGAAAAGGAGAAGTAATGAATGTCGAAATTTATACCGTCACCGGATATTCTAAATGGTACACAAAAGAAAAGAGCTAGAAAATCTTTTTCTGATCAGAAAGGCTCTTTATTTCACGAACTAAAAAAAGTCGTCAAAGAGTCGTATGGTTCTGATGCATTTGCTGGCGTTGGAAATATGCAAGCTATTGTTCTGGCTAAAGTAGACGCCGGCGATCCATCTAAGCAAGCATGGAAAAACCCACTTACTGCGTATTCTTATCATGTCAAAAACAAAGTGCCAGATTTCATAGAGATCAGATATCGTGTACCTGAGTTACATGCTCATTTGCCAGAACCCAAAGATGCTAATGATCACAAAGCAATAAATTTACACCCTTTAGCCATAATTAAGAAAGACAAAGGAATACCAGAAGTCGGAGATATTGTTACTTTAGACTTCGCTGATAAGGTAAATTTCACTGGAGCAATGGTTGTCGAGACTTTTAATTCTGAACAGCCACCCAATGCCGGCGGCGGAATGTGTAAGCCCGCCGGAACATTTAACTCTGCACCAGCACCATTAAACACTGCTGCACCCACGGGAGACTCCATTGAGCCCGCCGCATCTTCTTTTGGAGCATCTAATAATCCAGCCCAAGAGGGTTTTGAAAATGGCATAAGATATGATAACTCAGAAGAATACATAAACAGCTTTGATTCCATAACTGGTGATTCAAACAAAAGAAAGATAAAAAGAAACATATACATTGTTTCGCTAGATGAGTTTAACTCAATGCCAGATTTTTCAGATTCAAACTCTATCGTAGAAGCACTTTCATCTAAGAACGTTTTTTCAGTATGTTTTACTGTGGCTGATCGCGGAATCTTACTGGGAGATCGAATACGCCTACTGTCCATAATCGATAAATTAACAGAACATAACTATGATGTTTCTTTGATGGTTCGAGAAAGAAATAAGAACTTCAACAAAGCAATGTTGCATTTATCAAAGATAGCACGAACTGTAAAAGTTAAAAATATAGTATTTGAACTGGTAGATAATTACACGGAATCTGAAATGTTAAGAATAGACGGAGCTTTCAGAAACTTGAGTGACAGTGTGGGTTGTAACTATTGTGCTGTTATAAAAGAAAATTACATAGATTCTTTTCTTCCTAGCCTGCAAGACTATACATTTATAGCAAGCAATAGATATGATTATAGTTTGAGAAATTCAAAAGTAACTGATTCAAATGCTGTCCATACAGCCCGAGAAGCGCTTTCGTCTAGATATACAGACAGTATGCCGCTATATTATTTGGGAGGTATCAATTTACTTCAGACACCTAATGAGCCATGTGTTGTAGGTACCAGATCGCCAGATATCTTAGCAGACGAAATTGAAGTTTTCAGTACCGCACCCGGCAACGCTCATTATATGATTGACAATTACAAATTCTTAACAGCAGAATTATCAACAGCAATAATAAGAAATACTACAGGCAATGGAGTAATAGAAGAATCACTAAAGCAAAGCTTGCTAAATAGTATGTTCACAGACGAAAGTCCAGAAATAGCAAATGTTCGCGACATACAATCAGTCGCAGGTTTAGAAGAGATAGAACAGCCAACATTCAATACAGAAGCTACAGGCTCTCAAGACGCAACACCAGCCCCATCAGCACCCTTTGCTTCAGCACCCGGTGCCGTGTGTCCCGCACAAGCAGGAGGTTCCCAGCCAGCAGGTGGTGGCGCCCCCGGCCCAGCGGTTCAGGCGCCTTCCTTCCGTTTCGACTCAATCGATAATTATCAAAATCTTGGATGGACTACAAATGCTAGCAACGCAATTAATAATGTTATATTTGAGTTCATGGAAAAGCTAAGTGCTGCAATTTACAGACGTATTCCGGCAACTGATCCTATTTTTACAAATTCTTCGCCTAAGAAAATAAGACTTACATCTACTGCCAGAACATATGAAAAGCAAGCTTATTTGATGTGGGATAAAATGAGAGCCCAAGGTGATTACGGTGTTACTTCAATTTACAATGAAAACACAACATGGGTTAAAACCGTTATGAGGACATATCATGAAGGCGGACGTCCGCAAAGTGCCGAGGCAATATATGCTAATCCAAAATTTGCAGAAGCTGTTGAAGCAATCCGAGTTAGAGTTGAAGTAGATGGCGGAGGCTCACCTCACCTTAAGGGTAGGGGCGTTGATATACACACATGGAGCCACCTTCAAGCCGAAGGGGTACCTAATGCCCAAAGTGCCACAAAAGCCCAAATGGAGGCTTCTAGATACGTCAGAGCGATTGTCGAGGCTTGTGCTGAAGCAGGCGGACGCCCAGTTGTAGAAAATTATCAACAACATGTTCACATAAGTATTTTATGATACTTAGATATTTATATAGCAGGAGTTAAAAAGTGCCAAAATTTAAAAGTGCCCTTAGTCTAAAAGGCGTAAAGAAAAACTTACAAAAACAATTAGAAGAAAACCCTCTATACAAGCAGGGTGTCATGGGCAAAGGCGCCGCCGGCGCCAGAACTTCTGAGCCAATTCCATCTTTTGCAGCAGCAGATAGTGAAAAAGTAATAGAAAATGGCACTAACGCTAGTATTGTCTTTGGGAAAGATCGCCCGGGCTCAAAGCTTTCTGGATACGGAGGAAGAGGTGATGCAGGAGCAGGTACAATTGATATTGTTGCCGGCAGAATGTCACACAGCCCCGCTAAGGTAAATGATAACGATGAAGACATACAAGCAAATCCAGATTTTAAAATTGATGCATGTCGAATTTATGTAAGTCAAAAAACAGACATTGATGACAATTTTGATTTAGTTGACGGTAAACTTGGACGAGCCACTGCCCGAGCCGGAATAGGAATTAAAACGGATGCTCTTCGTTTGATCGGCAGAGAAGGTATAAAAATTGTAACAGGCACAGACGTAAAAAATTCCACTGGAGAAAATATTGTAAGTGTTGGCGGAATCGATCTTATTGCTGGAAATGACGATAGAGATTTACAACCATTAGTTTTGGGTGATAATCTTAAAGAATCACTAAATAAACTATCTGATCATGTTGATAAATTAGCCGGCATCGTACAGTCTGCTATTACGTATCAAATGAAGTTTAATGCGAAAACAATGGCACATACACACATAACAGCTTTTTTTGGCACCCCAACCGCACCATCTGATCAGCTTGTGCCAGCCGGCGTGCAGGTTATTGCCGATCACGGCGGTAAGACAATGTTAGATTTAGTTAAATTTAGAACAAATCTGAAATTTCACAAACAAACTTATTATGCAGTATCCGGTGCGAAATATATAAACAGCAGCTTTAACAACACTAATTGAGGAAAAAATGTCAGACACACCACCAGTCGAAACAGTTGAATCAGGAACAGATGATTCTAGAAATAACAATGCAGATCCAAACGTAAATCCAATACCAGAAAGTATTGGCACAACGGTTGATCATGGCGACTCATATAATGTCGAATCGGCATGGGAAGGTGCTACTCATTTTGTTAGATTTTCTCACGTTTCGGAAGAAAAGAGTGATGATGTAGTAGTGCCTTTGTACGATACTTTATCTAGGCAAAGAGAGGCGATCAAAAATATTCCCGGTGACGGAAGTATACAAGTTAAGGTTATTGATTCGAATGTTGGGCAAAGCTGGGCAGAAAGTAAAGTTCTTTTGGAGAGCGATGAAAAAGAATATTATGTCAATTCTGTTTATCTGTTTCCAGTCAACGGGATATCAAATTTAGCTTTTTATTCTCCCGAAGATGCAGATTTGTTTGTAGATAGCAGTAGAGAAACAAAGATTAAAGATGCAAAAGAAGCCGAGCCATATGATGAAAAAAATCATTATAATATAGTGTTAGATGCTGGTACTTTAAGTAAAGAAGAATATGGGGCAAATTTAGCAGATCTAAAGAGAAAGGCAATATGCCAATTAATAGAACATTATGGTAAAAAGAAATTATCAAGTGCTGATATAGACTCACTTATTGAAAATCCATTTGGACTAATTCAGAGTTCTGAACCATATTTTCCACTCCGCCCGGGACAAAACATAAAGACTAAAATTACAATTGCCAAAAAATATTTAAATCAATTAGAAAACAAAACATTTGATGATTTTGCAATAGAAAATATACATAAAGATTTTATAGCCGTATCCATAAAAGCATCAGATATTACTAAAGATATCAATAAGCTTATCAAGATATTAGAAAAATATGACAAACAAATATCCGGATTTGCAGGACATATTGAAGGGCTAGATATGAAGGTTATCATATCGAAACTAAGATCTTTCATTTCAGAATTTAATAAATTTTTAAAACTGAATGGAACTACATTAGATAGCTCTGGGGATACTAAGTTTGAGCTTGGGTTTGACAAGTCAACATATAAATTAAATTATGTTATGCAATTTACTCCATATGGCACTTTCTTGCCAATTGGTATTGGTTTGTTGGCTTGTAAATTTGATGCCAAGGTGGGAAAGCTATTAGTAAGATTGAAAGACGTTTTCTCTGCATCCGCCGGCGGGACAGCATGGATGGGATTCTGCACTGATTTCTTCGCAGGTGACATCAAAATTAATTTCAAGATGCCTTCTGAAATTTTCGACACTGCCAAGATACCGTTCTCAAAATTAGAAATGAATATGGATAATCTTAAAGCAGACTTTGGTGAACTAAAGTTTATGACACCGGATGATGCAGCAAGTTTAGTTTCTATGACTAATAGTTCGCAATTTAGAGTGACTGCCTCTGAATTGTTACTTAGATCAAGAGACTTTATCGGAGATCAGTTTCTAGTTGACTTGCCAAATATTCTCACTAACGTAGATGATTTACCTTCATTATATGGCTTAGTTTTTGATAAAGTTTCGGTTAAAGATTTGCTTGATTTGGTTATGGAGCAAGCAGCCACTGAACTTAACCTGCCAGATATTAATGAAATTAAATTAAGAGGAATATTACAGGCTTTGGATTTTGAAATTGTTTTAGATATATTATTCGATAGACTGCCTACTGTGGATCTAGAATTAATTTTGGCTTCAATTTGTGATTCCACTACAATGACAGCTCAAATGTTCGATCAACTGACTAGCTCTCTTACATCGATCCCAATGGTTGATCTTTATATGATCCACTTCAAAGACGATGGTACGCTGGGTGGTTTGTTAGCAGATCACTACGATGGTGATTTATTATCTGCCCTGTCAGAAAGAAATTTAAATTCTTGTGAGACTCTTGGCGTTGCAATTGCTACTGGAACGTTTGATATCAAAGATTATTATCAAGAATCTACGTATAGAAAAATGCTTTGTCAACTATTGACAGATGGACTACCCGAATACCAAAACCCATGTCCAGAATTGACAGAAGTAATCGAAAACGTATTAGGCATAGGAGCCAGTCCTTTGATTACTATTCCGGGCGGATTAAAACTTCCTTCAGTGTCTTTTAGTGGTATAAAGATTAATATCTTAAATTTTCTTAAAGGGCTTGACAAGTCCATGGTAATGCCATCGATCGATCTTCATATGAAAGATTTATTTAAAACAGGGGCTAACGCAATGTCTTTGGAATTGAGCGGAGAGCTTCCCCCTGCTGGAGTACTAACTCCAGATGAATTGTTTGCCAAATTTTCAGAAATACCAGAAATAAAATTACAACTTGATAAAATTTCTTTAACAAAAGGTAAATTAACTGGTAAGATACCCGGCTTACCTTTGGATTTTGAAATGAAAAAGATAGATGCAGACTTCACACTTCCATCAATAAAAGACTGTAATCCTAGTTTTGATTTTGGTAAATTTCAATTTTCCGGAATGCAAGACATATTTTCCGGAGCTATTGGGGGAATAGAGTCTGCGCTCATTCAAGGTATTGAAGCTGGATTGGTTGGTGCATTCAAAGTTATATTAGAAGGCGTCCTCGATTCAGTAAACATGAACCCACCAAATATAGATGCTCCAGATTTTGGAGGATTAAGTCTGCCTGATTTGATGGATGCCTCTGATGGATTTTCTGCCGAAGCATTTGAAATGATCGTAACCGACGTATTATGTTCAGCAGTTGGCAAATTTGATATTAAATTTTTTGAAGAATGTAATGTGTGTGAAGAATTGCAAGATCTGGCTGGATATTGCCCAGAAGAAGAAGATACAAAAAAAGCATTAGAAGATATGTCATCTGCTGTTAAGCCTTTAGAGTTAACAAGAATGCTGAAGGGACAAAGAAACAAAAAAGATTTTGAAAATATGCGAGCAGCCATAACTGATCCCAAAATAAAGCAAGTTTTGACTGAAGATGTTTTTGGTGAAATTATGGACATTGCAAACGACTTTGTAGATATTGCAATGTTAGAAGAATTAGAGGATGCGTATGATAACAAAGCCGTTATGATAAATGTTTGTAATGACAGGGGTATTCCGTATGGCGTTAGAGATATTCGTCAAAATCTTATTGACAAATATGATGATTTGACACAAGAAGAAATTAGTGATTTAATTGATAACATAGTGGATGAAACAAAAGATTCGTTAGTGGATGCAATCGCCAACGGCGCCAAAGGCGCCTTGGGAGGAAACTTTGAAGATAACTTACCTTTCAATGAAGATCCATGTTCGTTTATGCCAAAACAGTCTGATATTCCAGCATTAAACTTTGTCAATAATATGGTTTTTGATGCCATATTCGATCCAATCGAAATAGAATATAAAGCCGAAGCAACTGCATTTCCAGATACATTAATGTCACCAGAAACAGAAGAAGAGTATGTAAAGCTTTACTATGATAGATTTGATTACATTCTAGATGAAGAGCAGCCATACATACAAGACGCCGCCACAGGCGAATACCAATTGAATCTTAAGCAAGTCGGTGAAGACGATAAGTATAATCAAGATTTTGGAAATCACTACAAAGGCGAGCAAACTCCAATATATATTGAAGATGGATATGGTGGGTATAAAGAAATTTCCAAACCGTTTGATGATTATGGGTTGGCAAAAGATGATACTGATAGTTGGGGAGCAGACAGCCAATTATATGTAAAATCAACCGATCAAAAAATGAAACCAATTAAAGGACTTAAAGATTTTTACAACTTTCCATTAGCAACGTTGCGTAATGAAAGTGATGGCAATGTTGTCGATGGCGAAGTGGTTCAGGAAGAAGAATATCATATAAAATTCCAGATAAATAGATCAGATCCCGCCGCCCCGCCAGAGTTTGGTGGAGATCCGGAAGTTAAAATTATATTTGGAGATTCATATAATAAATTAAAATTTAGTGCAATGGGTAACAGCGCTCAGGCGACGTGTTTGAATGATGAAAATCTGCAAGCTAGTCTTCCGCAAAACCCGGGCACATTTGTTAATCGTTTAAAGAAAAGTGTTGAAAATACTACAAAAAGAATAGTGGACGAAGACGAATATATTTCGTCAAATATTGAAAGAAATATAACTAGTAATTTGGTTGGTATATCATACTATACTAATAGCAGCGCACCTGTTGGGTTTCCCCACACAGGAGTGATTGCCAAAAGCATGGCGTCCTATATTATGCATGGATTTCTGGACGTACTTTATGATAGATTGGCGGAAACTAGTTTATTTGAAACTTCATACTTACAAACGTTTTTGTTTGAAACCGAAGACATAAAATTGTTTAGAGTGCAAGAAGCTAAAAATGATGCAAAAGAAGAATTTAATGAAAACTGTTCTTTCAAGGAAGATGGTTCAGAAAATCCAATTTCGTCATCATCTATTAAAAAGTTAATTTATCTAACTTTTAGAATATATTTGATTGAAATTATGGCACGTAGTTGCTTTGTATTTGATAGTATATATCAAAAAAGTATGAATCAATTTCTGTGTTCAATGCTGCACAGGACTATGACGAATGAGTTATCAACCTACTCTAAGGGATATTTTCAAGTATTTAAAGAGAAGTATAACGAAGCCTATGGCGCCCCATTTCCGGAAACACCTCCAGAGAGCGAGAATGATACTTTTTATAAATTAGCTAGTGAGATATGGGATGACATGTCACAAACTTTCCCAGCTTTGTTTCAAAATGCGCAAGTTAACGATGGATTAATTGGGCTTTTCATGGAAGAAGTGCCAATATATAAAGGCACATATGCTAATTTTCCACATTATTGTGCAACAGCTTTTGTTAATAATAAACCATTTGTTATACAAAAAATAGAAAGAGTGCTGTACAATACAGGCGACGATCAATCAGATGGCTCTTTTGGAATTACAAATAAGAAAGAGTTTATCTATGGCAGAGAGAAATATAAAAAAGATGGCGGCATAAGATCACATTCGGCTATAGAAGGATCTGAGTCTGAGTATTTATACAGACTATGTTATATAAAAAGAAAAGATGGAGAATATAAAGATGTAGCTAAGTTAAAAAGTGGCGAAAATGACACTGTAGGTAATTTTTGTGATGAAATTGCTGATATACATGACTCAAGAATTCCCACCCATGTATCATCTTGGATCAGCGAAAGAATTGACACTGATAATTTATCTGAGTACAGCGTGGATGTTTCAGAAGCCACGAGAACTGGTTATGTTTTGGAAGGTACTGGATCTGATATTGTTAAAGATCAAAGGCAGTTGGGTTTTTATAGATATAAGCTCATAAGACAGGCGCCTATTTTACAAACAAAAGTTGAATATTCTTGGAAAAGAACAGGCAGTTCAGCCTCGGAGCAAACAGAAGCTGAATTTTTCATTGTCCCGCTAGCTGAGACAGAAATTCCAGTCGATGCCGATGGCGAACTTGACTTGGGCGGATTATCAGAAATTGACTTTTTGCTACAGCCAGCCCCAGATGGCTCCAGTTCTCTTAGTATACATTCTTTTTTGAAATACACGATTCAACTTGAATCACTTATGAATGGGATATTAGCAGCTAATAATTTAAAAATACTAAAAGAAAAGCCATCATCACGAAATGCTTTCACCAACACCAAATTAACAATTAAAAGAGCAATCGAAAGCTTGTCTCAAGATGATGACAATTTTACATTCGAAGATCAAGAAACAAAAAATATCGCCCTAGAACAATCGCAGGGGCAATCAACAGAGCCAGAGTTTTCAGCAAAGGCTGCAAAAATGGCTTTAATGACAATACCTATGATCATCAAAGGTGCGGCAGAGATGTTTGATCCAAATATCAAAATATCAAAAGGAATTAGGTTGGGCGCCGACTTGGCAGGTTTCAATATTCCACCACCGGTGGCATCACTCATGGGCTTGCCTCTTAACTTAATACCATTTGCCCCCGGCCCACCAATCACTCCGTTGGGATTGGCTTATTTAGCCACATCTTTCCTCGAACCAAAAGAAAGAAAAAAGCTTTCAGATTTAAGGCGCGGTAAAAACCTGAATCCCGGCGCAGATCCCGGTGGTGGGTTCATTGAAGGTACCATGGAAGAGCAAGCCGAAGCGGCAAGAGAATTGGCTTTAGACGATATTAGGGGAACCATAGTCAAGCACTATACTATCAAAAGAACTATATATGAATTCTATGAGCAGATGAATGACTTGATTGACTCGACACTACAGGCAATCCAACAAGAAGAGTTTTATGACGATTATTTCCGTTCAGTAAATGGAGATATGCATGGAAATAATATCACGCAACATCACAAATTAAGTCACGCAACCGCTCTACCGTGTTTGAGGCAAAGTTATGACAATGGTGGAGCTTTCCCGGTTTTCAATACATTTGGTAGTGGATATAGTATATTCGAGGCTAGCCCATCTAACTCATCAGTTCTCATCAGTGATGGGCATGCTACCACCGAAGTGTTCTCTGTTAACAGCGCCGGCTTTGGCGTAACCCTAATTCCAGCCTATAGATTTTATTTAGAAGGTGCTCGCATACGGAACTTCCGAATATACGGGCGAGACTACGACATCAACGCGGAGTCTTGGGAAAAAGTACCTATTTATAAAAGCACTAACGATGAGCAAGAATCATTGTTTGCATATCTTAAGCATGTATGTAAACTCCTTTTTCCCAAGACTGGATTTGGCTTTAACCGCCTAGACGAAGGAAGCCATTCTGTGCCCAACGCCGATAATTTATATTATGGAAAAACTGGGCCGTCTAACGGCTGGAAACATGTCAATGGACTCAGTAACGTCGCCACTGAAAACAACATGTGGGGCAACCATGTCGCCCGAGATTATGATTTTGGTGAACATTTCTCTCAACAAGGGTTCTTTGTCGGCGCCGACAATCGCCGCTTCATATTTCATGGCGAAAGAGTTGGATACAAAATTCAAGAACGTACATATATCGAGCAAGCAGGCGAAGATGGCGTGTATACTATTTTAGATTATACAGGTAATCCGCACTGCGCAGATAACACGCTATATGACTTTCATAGTGCTTATCTAAATTATCTTTCTAAATTAAGTGACAATCATGAGGATATTCATCCAAATCGATTTTTGTCGTCAGAAAAGTTTCATGGCGCCCGCAATGTATTGTTTCACATGGAAGTATTTGAAGCTGCGGCAACAGCAATGGTTGGAACTGTACTAGAGCAAATTAATCATACAATGTTTGGATCTATGAAAGACGAAGACACGCAAGCCCTGCAAGATAAATTTCAAACCGCTAGAACGACACACACAAAATCAGGAACAGTTATAGTTCCCGGCACAAATCCATTTGAAGTTGTTTCATATGAATATCCAGATCTGGCACAAGTCAAGGCAGACGCAATGAGTAGCTGGATATACGAGTATGGACTCGCCATTAACCCAGCAGCTTCAGATTCTGGTTATGAAACTTTTATTCGAAGATATTCTGCTCAAAATAGTACTGTTAAGCCACCTCCACCCGGCGAAGCCGGGGAGCGACAACAAATGTTGGCAGTTGGCGCCCCCGCCGCCCTTGGCACCCTAACAATGGATCCACCCGCAGCATCTTCTTCACCTACCACCGTCACCGCCTCGCGCGCCCTCTCTCACCCCGGCAGCGTGTGGAATGATAGAAAGGAGATAGAAAATGCTCTTAAACAAGGTTTTGACATATTATACGGCTCCGTGTTCAAAGAATTAGTAAAAGAATTATCTGAAGCAGCAGAATCTTTAGATTAAATATAAGCGAACGCTACTATTTAATGTTAAAAAGAGGTATTGTGAATGTCGAATTATGCTCCATTATTGCCATTAACCAGTGATCCAGCAAATCAATTTGCAAACAATCATACGATCGAAAAGGTAGCACTACAAAACTTAAAAATGCTAGTTTTAACTGCTCCGGGTGAAAGAATCATGGATCCAAACTTTGGAGTGGGAATTAGGAATTTTTTGTTTGAACAAAATGTTGCTTCTACGTATTCAAATATAAAAACTAGAATTATAAGACAAGTTCAAGAATATTTATCATTTTTAGAAATAATTAGTGTCGATTTTGACTCGGATACCAACAATCCACAATTCTTGGCTAATGGACTTCTTATAACTATTGAATTTGTTATTACACCACTTGGCAGAGCGAGTGTTTTGAGCTTATCAGTATAGATAAAGAAAAGAGGAAATTAAATGGCTAAATACGATGATAAAAATAAAAAAGTACCCATCAGGTACACAAGTAGAGATTTTACCAGTATAAAAAATGATTTAGTAAGTTATGCCAAAAGGTACTATCCAGACACTTATAAAGATTTCAACAAAGCTTCCTTTGGTTCTTTAATGTTCGACACTGTGGCATATACAGGTGACATCCTATCTTTTTACTTAGATTATCAAGCAAATGAGTCTTTTCTGGACACGGCGAATGAATATAACAATGTAGTTAAACTGACTAGACAAATGGGCTATAAATATAGAGGACGTCCATCTTCTTATGGCTTTTTATCTTTCTATATCTTAGTGCCAGCCAACGATACTGGACTCGGCCCTGATACCGCATATGTTCCTATACTTAAAAGAAGGACAGAGGTAGCTTCCAAGTCAGGAGAAAATTTTATTTTGACAGAAGATGTAGATTTTAGAAAAGCTAATAATGAAATTGTTGTAGGTAGGACAAATTCAACTACCGGACTTCCAACTCATTACATTATCAAAGCAACTGGAAGGGTAGTGTCTGGAAGACTAGTACAAAAGAATATAGAAATTGGAGCGTTCAAAAAATTCAATAAAATACTTTTGGGAGATTCAAATGTTTCGGAAATATTAGAGTGCATAGATATAGAAGGGCATGAGTATTTTGAAGTAGAGCATTTGGCTCAAGACGTAATCTATCGCGATATAGATAATTCAGATACCCTGACATCAGATGATACTCCAAAAATATTAAAACCAATGTCAGTGGCAAGAAGATTTGTTGTTGAAAGAGATCGTAGCGAAACATTTATGCAGTTTGGGTACGGCTCCGAAGAGGATATAAAGATAGATAAAGTCATTGATCCCACAAATGTCATACTCGATCAATTTGCTAGAGATTATGTAACAAATACAGATTTCGATCCTTCTAATTTGCTGGGTAGTGATAAGTTTGGTGTCTCTCCAGTTAATACAACATTGAGGATAGTATACAGGGTTAATTCCAGTAACAATCCAAACGCCGCCGTAGGTGCAGTTGACTCAGTTGTTAATTCAATATTTAGTTTTGAGAACCCAACGGTGCTCAACAGCGGTAAGTTATCATCAGTAAGAAACTCATTAGAATGTTCAAATGAAGATACAATCGTCGGACATGCGAATATACCTTCAACAGAAGAGTTAAAAATAAGATCAAAATCATTTTTTGCCACTCAAAATAGGGCTGTCACAAGAGAAGATTACAAATCTTTAATCTATAACATGCCTCCAAAGTTTGGTGCTGTAAAGCGTTGCGCAATCTTACAAGATCGCGACTCTTTCAAAAGAAATTTGAACATATACGTCATATCAGAAAATTCAGCAGGAAATCTGACTCCTTCAAATGATGTGTTAAAGGCAAATATTAAAACATGGCTAAATCAATATCGCATGGTTAATGACACTCTGGACATAATGGATGCAAAGATAATTAACATAAAAATTAATTTTACCGTGGTAACCAAAGCCGGCTACGACAAGTTTAGAGTTTTAGATCAGTGCTTGCGAGTTATGAGAGATAGATTCTCACGTCATTATGATATAGCAGAGCCATTTAGCTTCACAGAAGTATACTCCACACTAAACAGAATAGAGGGTGTTGCCGATACTGTAGACGTCACAATTACAAATGAAAACGGCGGTGCCTATTCTACAGCCGGCTTAAACATCAAAAAGTCAATTACTCCTGACGGCAGATGGATTGTCTGCCCTCTGAATTGCTTGTTTGAAGTTAAATTTCCGACAATTGATATCAAGGGAGGCGTCAAATAATGGGAATCAAAAGATACGTAGCAATTGCTGATAATACAATTACAAACCAATTTAACGAAGCCTTGCAATCTAGAAACACCAAAGGTAACACCGGTTTGGCAGATTCTCTGGAAATGTTCAAGATTTATGGGCAAGTTACAAGCGCCTCTGTAGAGCAGACTAGAATTTTAATAAAATTTCCTGTAAACGAAACTGATCTTAGATCAGAAATTAGAACTATAAAACAAGATAGAGATGCTGGAATTCTGCCAGAATCAGGTTCTGTAAGTTTCTTCATGAAGATGTACGATGTAAAACACCCAGATACCGTTCCTAATAATTTTAAATTAGTGGCACACCCTTTGACAAAAAATTGGACAGAAGGCAATGGAATTGATCTAGATGAATATTCAGACATAGGGCAATCAAACTGGCTATCAGCTTCTACTGGCGTTGGATGGGCAACAGAGGGTGGAGATTTCTCTACAGCATCAGTTTTTCAGCAACAATTTGATACAGGCTTTGAGGATTTTGTTGTAGATATTAGCTCGTATGTTGAGCAAACAATAGCTGGAACACTAAATAGCGGAAACAATTATGGATTAATTGTTTTGTTTTCATCTAGTATTTTATCTGATTCAAATTCATATTACACGAAAAAGTTTTCAGCAAGATCCTCAGAATACTTTTTTAGTCGCCCTATAATCGAAGCACGTTGGGATTCTTCCATAAAAGACGATAGAAGAAACTTTTATTATAGTTCTTCTTTATGCCCCGCAGCAGACAACTTAAACACTCTTTATCTGTATAACAATATTGGAGGAAGACTCAAAAACATTCCTTCAGTTGGAACTGGAAGTATTTATGTAAACCTCTACCAGTCATCTGCATCTGCCCCTTCCGGCTCCGCTTTGACACTAGTGCAAGATGGGACTCACGTCCTTTCTGGCTCTCCAACAGTTGTTACAGGCGGGTATGTATCGACTGGTATTTACAGCTGCTCAGTAGCCGTAACAGGCACTGCTGATACACTACATGACGTTTGGTACAGCGGTTCCACACAATACCATACGGGTACATTATTCCCCGAAACTTTGTCTCTTGCAGAGACAACAAAAACTAACGATTATTATGTCTCTTTGACGAATCTCAAAACTACTTATAGTAACACAGAAACTGCAAGAATTAGAATTTACTCTAGATTAAAAGGTTGGAGTCCAACTATTTATACTAGAGCGGTTTCTGAGCCTCAACTCTACATTCCAACTTCGGGATCTTATGAAATTATTCGAATCATTGATAATTACAAGGTGGTGGAACATGCTACCGGCAGTGTCAAATTTACAGAACTATCATTTGATGGTTCAGGAAGCTACTTCGATCTTGATATGTCTATTCTTGAGCCGGGATATTCATATGGTATAAAATTAGCTTTTTATGATGATTATATTTCTGATTATAAACCAATTGACGAAGTATTTAGATTTAGAGTAGAGAAACATGAAACTTAAAGATTTATTTAAATCAACGAAAATTATACAATCTTCTAGCCTTGAGGATATGGCTCGCGAAATTGAATCGCAAGAGTACATTGAATCATTCACGAAAGATAAGCAAAGATTTTTACCCAATGTAGACTATAGCAAGCCAGCCAATTTTGCATATTTTGGCTCTGCCGAAAAGTACTACACAGATTCTTTTGTGAGGATTCGTAATACATACCCTTACGATGGCTCAGAAAGAGAAAAGTTTGATTGGCTTAATGAGTCAACTTTTATTGATCTGTATATATTTGATAACCGATACCCAAGATTCAACGGATTTGTAAACTTGGGATATCCATCGTGGGGTACGTTAAGTGGATCTTTGATCGATGGATACGGCAAATCAGATTCTGACGTATATATTAAAACGTTTGGCGGCCCACATAAGTCAGACTTAAAAACATTAAAAAAGCAGCATGAAGATGCAAACAAATACGACACTTCAAAAACAAGAGAATCAAACCTCAAATTTAAATTAGAAGACGGTGTAACAATTGAAATGTGGCTAAAAAAGCCAGCCTTCAATACCGCAAAAACAGAGAAAGAGGTTTTATTTGATTTGTGGAATGGCGAAGCCTCTAGCTCGGCGCAATACGGAAGACTCAGATTAGAACTCACCGGCGCCTCTAGTGGCTCTCCATTCCTATTAACAGCGCTTAGTGGAACAACAGGTAAGCAAAATCAAATAATTGGGCAGAACATCACTACAGCCTCTATAACTGATTGGACTCATGTGGCTCTTACTATGAAAAATAGTACAACCGTAGCAACAGCAGTTGACACAAATTTATATATTAATGGCGCTCTAAACAGAACTCAGACTATTTCTGGAATGGCTTTGAAAGAAGTTACCGGTTCGATGATATCTTACCTTGGAGCATTGCAAACTGCACCCTCTGGCTCTCCTACAATCCAATCTGGCGCCGGAAAATTCTCAGGATCTATCGATGAGTTTAGATATTGGAAAACAGAAAGAACTTCAAAAGAAATCGGTAGACACTATTGGACTAATATTGGTGGTGGAACCAATACTGATCAAGCAAATACTAACTTGGGCGTATATTACAAGTTTAACGAAGGTATCACGGGCACTTCATCATTTGATTCGGTTGTGTTAGATTACTCTGGGCGCGTCTCAAATGGTACTTGGACGGGATACCAAGCAGGCGCAAGAAGTACAGACTCGGCAATAGTTTTGTCAAAAGCTAGTAAAACAGAATTTAAAGATCCCACAATTTATTCTAGTCACCCAACATACAAGCTTGTGTTGGATGAATTGGAAAAGAGCGGTTCTGTACACGATACTCGAAACAACTCGGCTCTATTCCATACAATGCCTGCATGGATAACTGAAGAAGATGACACCAAGCACGGAAATCTTAAAAACTTAACGCAGATCATGGGTAGTTACTTCGACAATCTTTATTTGCACATCCAAGAAATAAATTCTCTAAAAGATGTATATTCACATTTTCAAGCTAATGTAATTGATCAGCAAGATCTATATGCTTCCACTAGTATCACTGGTACTGTCAAGCCTCTTCCTTTTGCGGATCGCCTGCTAACCAATGCCGGCTTTGTAGCTCCGGAATTATTTGCAGACGCTACAGTTTTAGAGGCTTTGGCTACCAGAAGTGAAGATGAAAATTATGAAATGAAACTTCACAATGTGAAAAACCAAATTTATCAAAATGTGTACTCATGTATTTCTAACATATACAAACAGAAGGGCACTAATAAAAGTTTTAGGAACGTGTTGCACTCATTTGGAGTGGACGAGGACGTCGTAAAAATTAACTTTTATGGCGACAATGTAGATTTTGAAATAGAAGACAGACATAAAATTAGATCCAGCAAAGAAAAGTTTGTTAGCTTTAGTCATCCAGATCGCTTTCACGGCACAGTCTATCAATATGCTTCTGGCTCTAGTTCATCTGGATTTATATCTGGCTCTGGAAAAGACTTTGAAAAATACATACCAGTAACTTTTGAGGTTCAAACTGTATTGCCAGATAAAATGCCGTTCAATGAGCCAAATGGATTTGCTACTCCTTTTGTAACATCTTCAATTGTTGGTATCCACGAAGCCAACGCCTCCACTCCTAGTAGCTATACAATCCCCGGTACTGATAGCTGCGGGCTTGATATATACACTGTAAGAGACGAACAGGAGTCAAAACGAGTTAGATTCCATCTTTCTTCGTCAGCCCTTGGCGTACACCTTTCCTCGTCTTTGTATGACGAACAATATAAAAATAATCAGTGGCTATTGGCATTTAAGATCAGAAACGACAAAGCACCATCAGCAGACTTGGTACTTAGTTCGTCTTTAAATTCATCATATCTACTTGAGTTCGTAGGATACAACACCGTTGATAAGAGTCAAATACACACTTTTAGTTTAACAGCTAGCGTAGCCTCCGCATCAGCACACAGCTTTTTAAATTCTTCTAAAAGAATATACGCCGGCGCCCAACGTCAAAACTTTACAGGCTCCACTATGCAACAATTCTCTGATCATAATATAGGATTTGTAAGATACTGGATGAGTTATCTGGAAGATGAAACGCTTCAAGCACACGCTTATGACAGTAAGAATTACGGCGCCGGCTCCCCATTTAGAAGTTCTTACTTGATGGAAGACTCGATTAATGATATTAAAATCCCAGAAATAGAAACTCTTTTACTCTCTTGGGATTTTGAAACGCTTTCAACTACCGATAGTTCTGGGCAATTTATAGTATTGGATACCACTAGTGGCTCTGCCGAAGCAAGATACTCTCCAACATTCCAGTCACTAAAGAGCAAATTTTATCATGGACGTGGTGACAAATTCCTGCCAAACGACGAAAAAGTGATCGACGCTAACCACATTTCTATCGCCCGAGTAACATATCCAGAAATCTTGCAAGGCGATGATATGATAGAAATTAGATTGCAAGATGATGTTAAGTTTACAAAAAATACTTTACCACAAGACTATTATATCGCATTTGAAAAATCGATGGCACAAACTGTATCTGAAGAGATGATTCGATACATGGCGTCTGTTAAAGACTTCAACAATCTTATTGGACGCCCAGTCAATCGCTATAGAATGGAATATAAAGACTTGTCTAAGTTAAGACAATTGTTTTTTGAGAAGATTAGAAACGAGCCAGATCTTGACAAGTATATTGATTACTATAAGTGGCTCGATGACGCACTAGGTGAGATGCTTGTTGCTCTTGTTCCTGCGTCTCTTAAACATTCTGATGGAATCAATAATGTAATTGAAAACTATATTTTTGCAAGAGATAAATACTTTAATAAATTCCCAACAATTGAGTTTAAGGCACCTACTCCAGAAGGCGGTATGAATACAATCAATCGCCACCTTTATCCATGGAAAACGGGACATGCCCCAGTCGGTGGCTCACCAGAAAATGAAAATTGTTTTTGGTGGCTGAACCGCGCCGAACGCGATCGCCCCATCTTGTCTGGCTCTAATTCTGGCTCTAACCACTCCAGAGTAAAAGTTTTTCAAAATAGAAAATCTGTATTAGATCGTTCATTCACCACCGCGCAACATTTCGCAGTAGATAGAGGAAGAAGTCTGCATGGTGGGGTGAACTATGAAGATAACAAAAAGAGAGATTATGTCTGGAGTGCCACCAAAGAAGTGGCTGAATACCCGCTACAGTACAATTTGTTTGGCGGATTCCCATTAAGATACATCTATACAAATAATGAAATGCTCATGGCGCTAAAAGATTGCACTGATGAGCGCCCTGCTCATGAAAAAATCAAAAGAGCATTCTTTGCAATAGACGGAATGGAGTCGTTTAGACATGCATATCTTAGTAGCTCTCGCGACGGCGTATTCAAGGGTGGCATGGTGATGCCATTCAACATAATGTCGTCATCAGTCACCACTGGATATGCTGCTCAGTTAAGTGGCTCTGGTAATATAGGCGGTATCGACTTAGCAAACGTCCACTCTGACACAACGGACAATACCAATGCAATCCCCTTACAAGGCCCATTTACTGAAAGGTGGGTTGGAGGACACCAATCTCGTCATGCACCAGTTAACAGGGGAAGTGATGGCGAAGCAAGCAGAGGTGAGGGATACAAGATCCTTGTTAGTGATTTGTTAAATGAGAGTGGTGCCCTTGGTGTTGTTGGAGCAGATTATCCAGCGCCGTATTCAAACATGGTAGATGCACCACACTTTAGAGTCGATCAGGCAAAAGCTAGATATTATCGCGATGGCAGAGCAAAACGTCCATTAAATATTAAAAACATTAAAACTTCTGGATCTCAAGTAGGAAACTACCAGAAAAACTATCAATTTGTACATACGTTTGGCAGAGCACAACAACGATTGTGGATGAGAGAACAATCAGTTACTATCCAAAGACATAATGCAATCAATAAAACAATGCCTACCACAACTCAAGAGACTGGTTTGTTCGCCCGCGGTACCGGCTCGGCGGGCAATACAATGTCCAACTTTCATTCTTCTAGCTTGTATTTAGGCGGTATAAATACTAGCACAAATGAGACAGTCAACACTGCTACAGATTCAGTCTTAGCTACAAAATTCTCAGCCCCGGGCTCTTATGAAACAATGTCTGATATCTTCTTGGACTTATATGGACGAGAAAAATCTGTTTACAATGCGCTACCTTTCCGTAATTTGACAGTCAGAGGCTCAGGCTCTGGCGAGTCAGGAACATTCCGACTTATAGACATCCATGGCAACAGATATGGACTCAGAACACACCTAACACGCCACTCTGCTAGATTTGGTATTGATAGTGTGGTTGGCTCTGGAAAGCCATCATTCCATAAAGTAAACAGAAATGCCAAATGGGATGCATCAGAAGAGTCGTATGATTATGATAACTATTGGCATCAACATCACATACCACAATCAGACTTTCAATACAAGTGGGTAAAGTTGTCTCACACTGCAACGCTAGCCACATCATCTATGGCTGGGCATTTATTGTCTGATTTTTCAGAGCCATCTGGAACTACCGCGAGATATCCACATGAGCATATAAGCTATGCTGTTCCAAGTCAAAGTGTTGTTAACAGAAGAAGAGACACGATGACTGCATATGGATATCCTAGTTGGGAACAAGTAAGAAATAACGATACCCCAGAAAACAACAAATTAAAAAAATCTTATGGATATAATATCTTCAACAGAATTACGCTACCTGCCAATGCAGCGCACCCACACCCATCAGGAAATTTCCTTGACATAACAGGCTCTAGAGAAGAGTCTAGAGTTACGGCAAACATTCCCAATAAAGTCGATTTGGCTTACAAAAAGAGTAGATTTGAATTTATATATCCATATGTGAACATGAGATATCATTTTAGTAATCAATATTTTCATTACTTGAACGTGAATCCAAATGCTAATGAAACAATGTATGAAACTTTTTATTCTTACTACTCGAATAACGCAAACCGTACAGAAGATAACACAGGATTTTCTGTGATTAGACACAAAATTAGGCAAAACGTTTTCCCACAATACATCAAACATACGAAGTTCAATGTAAGACACAGGCACTTTTACACTTCACACTTTTGGGCAGATGGTGAAAATAAACTATACAATACGGACACTAGCGAAACTGGATCCTATCATAGACTTGATGAGATCGGACGTAGGCAAACCAACGTTACTGCCTCTCTGTTTAAGACTGAAAACTTAAATACAATAACAAAGTTAAATATTTCAGCCGCACCTCCAGTTATGACTAACATAATCCCATCTCAGTCAATTTGGAGTATGGATTCTAGAACAAACTTTACATCTTCAAGTCCTCAGATCGGTGCATCCAACTCTGCCGGCGCCCCCGGAGTCTTGCAAAATCAAGATCACCATTTCCATAACAACACAAGCAAAGCAGTATTATTACAATCTGGATCCGCCGCATCAGGCTCTTTCCAAATGTCAGGTGCTACAGTGCCCGGCACGAAAGCAACCGGCTCGTTTACTGTTAGAGGAATTATACCAGTTGGAAATAAAGCAACCGGTAGTTTCCAAGTAACTAGTTCAAATGTTCAAGGTACATCTGGACAAGTAATATTCCAAGCGCAGCCTGCAAACGTAGCTGCTGTAAGCGCCTCGTATCAGTTCAGAGTAAAGGGCAGGGAAATACCGGGACAATTTGCTAAAGCTAGATTTGAGGTTTCTGGAGCATTTTTCACTGGTTCTGCGAGTAGTGGTAGTTTTGTGTTTGACAAAGATATTCCCCTAGGTGGAAGGCGATCATATGTAATCGCCAGAATTTCAACCAACACATCTAGACAGGGTGATTTACTAAAGCTAAACCGCCGATTCGAATCTGATCATTCGTTTTTGTTTAATCCACAAGGGTTTACCGACTTTCCAGCCAACACTTCCTCGCTTATGCCTACCAATCCTCGTCGATCGATATGCTTAAGCGGTTCTGAATTTATTGGTGTCACGTTGCCAACCACCGGCCCGGGCTCAGGACTTTCCGGCGTAGGTACGAACAAGATACAGCCTAGAATTTTTTCAATGTATACTAAGATTACAAACAGTTCGTTATTACATGCTACTAATAAGAAATACTTAGTATACCTATACGATGCCGTTAACGGTAATCCTGTTTTAGAGTTATATTATAATAGTGGATCCGGCGGCGGAAATCCAACATCATATGATCTTGTTATGAGAGAGTATAGACTCTCAGGATCATCTTTAGGCTTTACACAATTAACATGGGCTGGAGTGGGAGGCTCAACTTCATGGAGAAACTTTACAATTTTCACTGATCCTTCTTCGATCACCGGCGGCGGACAAATTGGACATACAGCTTTGTATATTGATGGAACTAAGTTTGGTACCGCACCTACCCTCGACACCAGCGGCATGGCGGGAATGGGCAGCGCAACCAGTATGGTATACAACGAGCCTACAACAATGTACATTGCTGGCGCACCAAATTCACTCATATCCGGCGATCATCGATGGACTGCCGAAATTTGTATTGATTCGTTCGTACAGTGGGGAAGCTCGTCATATCACCCAGATATTGTTGCCACCCAAGGAACGAAACAACTCAACTTTGTGACAGCAATATATAACGGCGGAACATTAGAGCCGCATTATAGTAACACTGGTAGCGCACATATTACTCAATATTATGACTTTGGACAAGGAAGAAAAGGCACAAGTACTAGTCTTGCTTTTTGTGACGATATCAAGTGGCCCGGAAGATTCTTCAATCTGGATCCGTCATCATCTCCAATAGGCTTAAACAATGCAAAGATATCTACTGGTTCTCTTTTTAATCATATTGTAGTCGGTGATGGCTTAGATCCGCAGCACTCCACAGCCGCTTGGGTAGGAACTTCTGGAAGTAACATTCACAACAAAAAAGCTAGATTTCGTACTGGAAAATTTGTGGATCCAAAAACGGAGCAAGATTGGAGAGATCACATCGTAGCAACAATTTCATCGGTGCAGTCCAACGATACGTTTTTTGATATAGAAGCTCGCGTCCAAGAAGAAACAGCATCTTCTAACATGTCTACGACATGGTATAAAAGGACATCCGGTTCTTTTGCCGCAGATCCTTTAGCTACATACACCTCCGGTAACGGAGGCATTTCCACCGGCGATACCATTGGATCTGTATTACTTTATGTGGTTTCGAAACAACAAAGTATCGGCAATGATTATCAGTTAGATACGTGTTTCGGCGTCAATGCACAATCAGGACAACTTAGAAGTGTACTTGCTTTATCATCCAGTACCACTTCCAATGCTCCCGTTCAAGACGGCACCGTAATACATGACACTGGAATTAGCATCGGTGGAACTAGTATATTCTTGGATCACCACAGTAGTTCTCAAACGCCGGCAAACTGTGTACGTACTTGGACAACTCTTAATAAATCTTTCGCTATGTCATCCACCAGTGGATTTAGATTAAAAAACGATTATCCCGTCAACGGGCTATTGAACAACATGCAAGACAGCACCATGTCATGGTGGTACGCTAAAGATGGTGACAATACAGGCTCCGGACATATGGCATTCGCAATTCAATTTGATGCTGCATGTAATCCATCGGCAGGACAAGGCGGCTATCATTTCTTCTACGGCGGATCCGCAATAAACATTAAAGTATTCGCATCTAACACAGTACACAGAAGAGTACAAGTTACATATGCCAATATTGCCGCTCAGGGTGGACAATTGGCGAACTTCAATGTAGATGATTTTAACCACTATGCTATTCTGTTTGATGCTAGTACTTTCGATGATAATAATGGTACTGCCGGCTTCAAACTTTATGTTAATGGGGTAGAATATACTGGAACCTATTCATACAGTAGCACCGGCACTTCTTTTGGCGGAAGAGGGCAAAATTTGCTTTCACTAGCCTTAATGAATGGTATAACACATAACAACTATAGAATGTATGGCAGGTTTACTCAATTTGCTGCTCACAGAACTCTTCTCACCGCCGCCCAAGTTAGGGAATTGTACTCCGGTGGTAGGCATGATGAGGTACAGCCTGTAGATCCCAAAAATCTGGCTCATTACTACCCCCTTAACAATATTCAAGATGGTGTTAATGCAGCTTCTGTTAATGACACTTTGACTACTGCTGGCATCGCCCACGTACTGGACAAAACCCTGAATAGCGCCCGAAGCGCCTGTAATCTTACTGTAAATGGTGCTAATGGCATTAGACTTCGAAATGGCATACCGAGCAACAATAGAAGCACAACCGTAATAAAAAATGCGCTCGAAGAAACAATATCAAATGTAGTTACCAATTTTACAGCTAGTCGAAGTGGAGATAGGTTCACGATTATTTCAACAACCGCCAACTCATCATTTGATGGTACTGCCATAAATAACACCGCTGACAATTTTTATACCGGCGCCTCTGAAACTTCTGGTGGACTTGACTCTAGTGGATCTGTCCAAGGGCATAACTTAGCAATTGGCTCTAAGACGTTCATAGCAGACGGACTCGGAACATCAAATACAGCAACTAATTTTTACATTGCCAACAATAGTACCGATTCGGATTTTTGGGACGATCTTTCGCAATCTATCAAAGATAACACTGTCTTTGACACAATCAATATTACAGGAACAGGCAATAAAAGATTCTTTAACCTGACGGCATCCACTACAGGTACTGCAAATAATGGAGGATTTTCTGTTGATACTGGAAATAGCTTCAGAGTTCTTCAGGATGCCCAAGGCGGAACTAACCATGCAGGAATTTTAGATGATGATCGTATCCAACTTAAGCCATCCACCAATAGTTCTTTATATAGAACTTTTAGGGCTGATTTCGGCGGAAGTGATAGTGATACTGCGACAATTAAATTTGTCCACTCATCACAGTCTTCAGATGTTAATTTCTGGAACGCCCTAAAAACCAAGATCGAAGCAGAAGGGTTTGGGGTAGCTTATAATGCTAACAGCCCGTCAGGCGGCGTAGCTACCTTTACGATAACAAATCACATAGGAGGCGCCGCAGGTAACTCTCCCAATAATAACATTATAGATACACCGTCTTTCGATCATCACACGGCAACTACAAAATTTGCAGGAGGATCTGACACTGATGGCGCCCAGCCGGGTGACACAATTACAATCAATGGAGTCACTATTACTCTAGTAAATTCAGCCCCCGGCAACAATCAAGAAGTTAAAGTTACAGGAGTATCTGATACTACATTCTGGAACTCTTTGAGTTCAAGTTTAAGTCACTCTATTGCTCCCACGTATAATGTTGTAAAAGCCGGCTCAGGCTCTCCAAGGACGTTTACAGTTACTTCAGTTGCAACTGGCACCGCGCAAAATCCAAACGCATCGGAGGGCGGATCTTCCTTTACAATCGATTCACAAAATGTTGGTACCGCCGAATCTGGAGCAGAGAATGGCGATGAGATCATCATTGGCGGTTCAACTTTCGCAATTAATTTAGGCTCTGGGCTTGGCACCGGCTCAACATCAGATTTCCATAATGCCCTTAAGGATCAAATTATAGCAGCAACAAATTTTGACACAATCACTATTACAGCGCTCGGTACAGGGTATTCTGCTTTCCGCCTTACTTCTTCTGTAACTGGAACCGCTGAGAATGTTGACTTTGAGACAAATTCCGCAGGATCTAGAAATACATTTAATAACACCCAAGGAGCAGGCGGCGGAACGAATGCATTTGGTATTGGACACCGAGATCACATCATATTCAAAGACACAGAAGACTCCCAAGCTGGCACCGCCAATGTAAGATTCTTAGCAGATACAACTGGTACTGGATCATTTGCCGGTAATTATACTAAAGCAATTAACATAAATACCGGTGGTGTAGGCTCTGGTGATGATCCAAATCCATTAACTGGCTCTACTGACGAAGAAAAGAGTAACGAGTGGTGGAACAAGCTTTCAGCATCTATTAAGGCAAATACAGGATTTGACGAGATTACTATTACTAAGGCTGATAACGTAGCAGTGTTTCACTTAACTGCATCTTTAACAGGCTCTAACTTCAATAACGATATCGTTTCTATTCACTTGGCACCCACAACGCCCCCTGCTGGGCACGGGTTCGAAGCCTTTAGCCAAACTAAGGGAGGCACAAACGAAACTGGCGCCAAAGTAGGAAATACTATTACCCTTGGCGACGGCACGCAAGGTGGGTTTGTAAACTTTTCAATAGTATCCAGCAGCAGCCCCGGCCCAAGAGAAATTAATGCTGCCGACACTACAGACTCTGCAATGTTTGACGCACTGTCAGCTAGCATCAAAGCGAACACTCCATATGGAAGTATAATTATTAATTCATCTAGCATCCCGGCTACATTTCATCTAACTTCATCCCGTACATCCGGAGTAGATCCATATACTGGATTACCAGATATTACTGGCTCTAATAACAATTTTGCTGTCGGCATCGGTGGCAGCAACAGAACATTTAGAAACGCTGTGGGTGTACAAGGTGGTACTGATGGCTTGTTTAAGTTCGTTAAGTTTACAGAAGTCATCCCACAACCTAGATATGCATACCCGCATATTCTTACTTCACCCGGCTCCGTCCGTGCTCCATCTGCTAAGTCTAATTTGGGATTAATCACTCCAGATTACAAGCTCAGATCTAACCACTTTAACTTAACCAGATCTCTAGGAAAAAGCACAGATGGGCTCTATGACAATACTTCCAGATGGATAACTCCAGATCTCACTGGACTGACTCCATTCGATTCAGACTATAATACATGGTATGAAGATATCAAAGCACACAACAAGCATTTTGCTCTGGTTCCGGAGTTTAGAATTAGTAGCCATGTGCCATCTATCGTGGCATCTGGTACAGATTTGTTTGATTATTTCTCTAGAAATTATTGGATGGAATTGACTGGTACCAGTTTCGACGATGGAAAATCAGTTGCAACAAACCGGCGCCCTAATCAAAACAAGTTTGTTGGAGAATATGCTATAACAACAAACATCAAAAATGTTGACACAATCGTGGAAGACAATAATTCAAATAATGTATTCCCGTATAAAATTACTCTAACCTGCGAAGCATTGAAAAAATTCTTGCCATATGAAGGATTTTATCCACAAACCAGAACAGTACAAATGTGTGAAGCGTTCGCAAACTCTTATGGTAAGCACTTCCGCGCCCAAGAGGCAGATCCCTCTAATACTAATTTAGAGTTCCCAATCAATAATGTGCCCGCACAATCGCGCCCTATTTATGATGCAATTATGTCTCCCGGTATTTTGTACAATACAATTAAATCTGGTATGGCTGTTGACTATCCTGTGTTACTGAACAGGCTAATAACCGGCTCTTATCTGGATCCATATGGCGGAACGAACTACATGATTCGAAACGAGTATTTCAACGAAAGACTTCCTTTTGAAACTTTGATCTCCCCGGAAGCGCATCTTTATAAAAAATCAATTGTTGATGCTAACCCACACCCAAGTTCATCTTTCAACTTGAAAACCAGATGGACTGGACAAGGAGATATAAATTATAAATTAATGGCTAATAACTTCTTTGCAGAGACTATTGAGTTCTTCTTGCAAGGCGGTAAGACGTCAAGGATTATTTCAAAGCCAGATACTGATCCTAGTTTTGGAATCGTTCTACAAGATCACGCTGGCAGACTGCCAGTATATCGTGCAATGTTTAGGGTTTACAAGTCGAAGAAGGCTCACCCGTACTTAGAATTAAGCGGAACTACAGATATTATTTCCGGCTCAGATAGTGCATTTGATAAATTTCATAACCGTCCTCCAAGTGGCACAAATTATTTCTTGAAAGAGTACGGACAAAGAACTGGTAGTGCTTTAGAATATGACATTCAAAAAGTTAATTTCCCACGTCCGCAATTTAACCCATATGTTGAAGTTGAAACAATGACAATGTATTCGCAACCAAATGCATTCGGCCCACCATGTGCTGGCGGAGTTGCTGTTCAACTTAAAGACTTCGGTGGTGGTGGAGGTGCTGCCCGCGGCGGTACGAACAACAACACGACATATATGATGTATGATTCTACAAATGGGTACAACTCTCCGTTTACACCACCATACTACGATGGCGAAGCATGGGCTATATACACGTTTGCCCCTATCAGATCCGGTAAGCATACTTTGGATGAAATCATAGAAAACACAACTGTTAAATACCTCAGATACGAATTGAATCATGAAAGTGGTTCTTTTGGAGATCGCGGTACCGCCGGCCCACAAGGATTTGCAATTAATGACAATGCTATGCAAGCTAATGCATCGTTTGATCTTTTCAAGCAAATCTCCATCGCCCCTGCTGTCTTCGATATTGCCGGTGAAACACAGGCTGTCGATAAAGATCCTAGAAAAGAAGGAAAAGCTTGGGTTATTCAATCGAAATTTGAAACTCCGATTCTGGATTTCTCTAAGTATCTCAACAGAGAATACAACGCTGAATTCGAGTCTGATGTAACCTCTGCCGATATTTATACCGCCAGCCTAAGCCTTAGTGGTGCCAGCCAAGAAAAAGATAACCTAAGCTCCGTACACGCTTCTCTGGCATCTGTTAGTAAGTTGTCAGGAGCGTTGAATCCAATCGGAATGTGGCACCAATATGGTGAATTCCCAGAAAATGAAGATAAAGGCATCTTTATGCAATTGGTTGATGTGCCCCCAAGCTATGTCGAGTTGGGTACTGAGATGACAATCGCGAATCCAAAATATACATTAATACAACCAAATGATCCGTCATGTGATGCTTCGGGAATGGGACAAGTATATGCAACAGCTTCGATAGTATCTGAAGTTCTGCCTTATTTTAAGAAAACTGAAATTAGAAGAAGACTGGAAGGTGTTGATGAGTTCTCGGCAGTCGGCGGAGCAATTCAGGTTCTAAACGCTGATACAGGAATTATTTTAGACACAGAACTAAGAGAAGCAGATCTACAAGCAGCATTTGGAACATTGCCTACCGCAAACTCAGGAAATATGATTGGAAACTTCAGTGTATTCAATGTATTCCGAGATTCGACAAACTATACTATGAATATATTGACTGGCTCCACTTTCAGTTCTGGTAAGTTTAAGGTATTCTCCGCTGGTTCTGATGTTTCCAATGATTACTCCAGAGCTACTACTGGAGATTTCCCGGGACACTTTGCTGCTTCGTATTATCACTTTGATCGTCCTACGACTTATGCACCGTTGCTAATCGCTACCAAGAATCTCAATAGTCTTAAGTATGACTTTGGAGAATTCAGAAATGGCTTCTTTGAAGATTTCCTCAAAGATTTCTCAATTGGTATACACTATTCAGATCAGTCTCCAACTTTCGGAGACAGTGAGCCAATGAAATGTGCATCTGGTTCGCAAGGGCTTGTATTCGTGCCTAAGCTCCTTATTCACACTTTAGAATTGAAGAATAACAATTTGACTTTAGGTACCCTTTCTGAATTGAAAGCGGATGACACAATAACAAAAGAATTGTTGGGCGTCAACACAATCATAACAAACAATAATAAAACTAAAAAGAGCTTCAAGTCATTAAAGAAAGTTATTTCAATGCCTCCTGCTGGCTTGAAAAAGCCTAAATCTGTCGGAGACTTCCAAGTTGGCGGATTCACGGGAGTCACAAAGAAATTTGATCTTATTCCACCGCGCCCCGCTGTACAAACTCAGCCTAGCACCGCTTCATATACTCAGTTTGAACCAATGTTCGTCCGCGCAGCAATCAGATTTAACCAAGGTGCCCCAACACAATCTGCTAATCAACTCTATAATACTGATAACTTTGCCAGTATGAGCCAATACGCTCCACAAAATGAAAACAATATTGCAGGTAATGCATCAACTGTTAGATGGGGACAATACATGCATACTGAAGGGGTTCACCAGTTAACTAAGTCTTTAGCTGATCTAGTTGGGTTCAGTCAGCAAAAAGTTAAAATGGGCGTTACCGCCGAAGCAAGAATTATCAGAGAAGCTGTAGTTGCAATTCCATACGTACAAGAAGGCGGAGTGAGAAATTATCTTAATTTGAATAAGCCGGCGGTAGATAAATATCTTTTCGCCAAGGGCTACACGCGCTTTGACAGAACAACAGAGCGAGGGCAAAAGATGGATCCACCAGTAGGAGCCGATGTTATTGATGATATCGAAACAGCTTTGGGTGGTGATACATCTCCAGATTCCTTTAGTGATCCAAGAGACTTGGTGCATTCATCTGTGAAAAGACAGATTTCCAAAATGAGACAATATAGTTTACCGCCACATTTGGATTTCGTCAAATTTAATATTAACCCAGTCGCAATGTATTTCTTTGAATTTAAGAAAGAACTAAACAGGCAAGAACTAAATGACTTGTGGCAAGGCGTGAGATCAAAATCTCTAACGTCTGTAAAATTTGATACTAAGAGTGTCACCCACATTCTACGTCCAGAAGCGCTTCTGGGTTCTTTGAATGGGCAAGGAGTCGGCAGAAATGTATATGCAGACGCTGATAAACTTAAAAACTTAAAATGGTTGGTGTTCAAAGTCAAAGAAAAGGCAAATACCAGCTACACCAAAAAGATGGAATCCGATCTTGGTGATCCTAGATTCAAGTTTGATTTACAAAACAGTGAACAGGAAGAAGTCAACTATGGATATAACTGGCCGTATGATTACTTCTCGTTGGTAGAAAATGCGAAACTATCTGTCGAGATTGATATGAGATACATACCAGATACCACACCCGGTAAAGAGTTTACTCCACCAAACCCGGATGATTATGATGATGATATTGAACAACAATATGATGGAATTATCGAAGATCCAGTTGCGCCACTGGAAGATTCAGAGACTCCCTATAAAGGCTATCAGGTTGAAAGCGTAGAGGACGATACGCCAACAGGCACCCTGCTAGCCAGCGGCATGGAGTATGGTACCGTAAATGATCTCTATGGTGATCCTGAAGATGACACCGGTGGCGGAGGTGGCACCGGAGGTGGCACAACTGTAGGATTCCGTAGTTTAGTTGACATTGAGATCGATGATCCGGCGAGTATTACGCCATCAGTGCAGGGCTCTGGCGGAGGCGCTGGTTACGGTGGCTCTGGTGGTGGTGGCGTAGGACAAGGCTCAGATGGCGTTGATGATGATTACTAGGAGGGGTTACAATGACATTTTTTGATAAAAAAGAAGAAGTATTAGAGATTAAACTTAGTTCCCATGGGAAACAAAAATTAGCAGCCGGCACTTTTAAGCCAGTTTATTATGCTTTTTTCGATGATGATGTGCTATATGATGGCGCCCGAGGTGGCATCACAGAAGATAATAATAATATTGAGCCAAGGATCCAAGAAAATACACCCTCCACAAGAGTACAAACGAGCTTTGTAGATTTAGAGGAATTAGTCATGAGACAAACCCATGACTTAACAGCGGCTGGAGTGTATCACGAATCGAATGTTTCCGACTTAAAATTGGATCCAACGGTGTTTAAGGATTACGATGGATTAAGAAATGTTTTGCCGTTAGGAAATTCTCAACTAGGAAATAGAAATGTAGCCTCTTGGAGAGTTGAGTTTTTAGAAGGAAATTTTCATACTTCCAAGGCTTTGATAAATGACGACTTGGAAAAGAAACCAATCGTCAATATACCACAAATTGAATCTAATCTTACCGTACAGCCTTTTTTGGTAGAAAAAGATTTTACAGGAGTCGTCGATCCGGAAACAGGTAGATATGTTGTGTTAAACAGCGAGAACAATCATTTTATAAGATTGGAAAATGATTATATATTACTAGACGTCTCAGAAGCAAATGTAGATTTGTTAAATGATTCTTTTACGTTAGAAATTTATGAAGTAAAAACAGAAGATGGTAAAGAGGTTTTATCTCCAAAATTATTTAAAAAAGAGGTACAACAAGTTGTAAATGACTTGCTGATCGATCCCGATGAACTTATGCAACAAATAAACTCTTTCAATGTTCCGATAGATTCAAATTTTGCAGAATATTATTTTTCTATAGCAAAAGATGATGAAATCGATGGTAAAACTAAATTTGACAAAATAGTATCCAGAGAATCCAAGGGCAACTTGTACGATAACACTGTTGGATATGAAGAGTTCACACAAAAGCCCGGCGGAGAGCTATATACTTCTGATAATGATGGAGATAATTGTTAATGGCTAGATGTACGTTAGATGATTTGGTACCTTCCGTTAGGTGTAACAGGGTTTTTCTTGAGCCAATTTCTTCAATTAGTGAATCAGAAACACAATCTTTTGTTTCTGGGGTTTACAGTGTTTCGTTTGATCTGTCGGTTTATGATATTGTAGATGATGAAAACGGAATAGCAAACTACTTGTTGACGGATAAGTTCAAAAACCAAATTAAATATAAGTTAATATATTGTAGAGATGACTCTTTTAAAGAATTATGTGATTTGTTTAAGTCAAATAGAGCTATACCTCCATCCATTCAATCGTATTTATTGTCACAACTAGCTTTTAACGAAGCAGTCGAAGCTGTAAAGTCTAAAGAAGCAGACACACGAACAATGCTTAATTATATAATGGATAACTTGACTCTGCCCGGAAAAGATTATCTCAAAGAAACTTCATTTTATAATAAAGTGGTAGAAAAATTAACAGCATTTTATAATTCTGATTGTGACATTAAGCCGGGATTTACGGACATTCCTTCGGAATCACATGGTGCAAGATTTTTCAACGACAAAGGACAGATTGAATATGATCTTAAAATACCTTTAGGATCCGTCGTATACGAAAATAGCACTAGTGTTAAAGATTGTTACTTGTATATAATTCCTTCATATGATCTAGTGGAGGCATATTCTGAATTAGGCTTTGAACAAGCGATTTTCGAAAACATGATCGACGAAGAAGCAATGAAATTTTTCTTCAAAGAAGTCCATCGCTGCCCCGTACTGATAAATAAAAAGCCAGCAAACGACACCGTACAAGATTTCAGACTCGTGGAGAGAATAGCAGAAATAATGGACATTGACAGAATTACTGATTACGATGCTACCGTTGATAAAATTTCTTCTGTGTCTGATTCTTATAAGACTAATCAAATTAATATAACAAGTCAGTTGTTCAATTCTTTTGTTGGTAGCTCCAAGGAATTATATATCATAAGTTCATTTTATTTGAATACAAAAATGTTGTTAATACAAAATTCAAAATTTCCTTTTATATACAAAAATTTATATGAGCCAAAAGAAGGATCCGCATTGTCAGGACAATCGGAAGAATCTCAAACCATTCGAGCGCTTATGGCAGAGTTGGTGTCCAAATATTTTAATATTGATAAAATGTCGATATTTAGAGAAAGAGTTGACGAACCCGGCGAGTCTGTAAGGATTGCATTCGACTCACAGATTTCTGCAATGGAGATAATGGATGACAATGTTGGATATTCATTTGTAGACAACGATTTTAAAAACATTGATTCTGGTGAATACAAATACAGAATGGAATTAGAACTTCATGATCCAATGGAAAATGTAGTCGAAGAGTTGGTTTTAGATGTTAAGAAATTTTCTAATCGCTTCAAAAAAGCATTAAAGTATATCAATAATTCAAATAGTACAAATAACCAAGGAATTAAAGCTTCTTACAATGAAATGAGAGATGAACTGAGCCAACATACTATAAACGAAATACTATCTCAAAACCCACCAACCAGTGCAGAATTGAAAAAAGAATTTCTTTCTTTCCAGACATTGTTTGCATTTTTTACAGGAGAATTGTTTAGTACGGTGTCAACTGCAATGATTGATTTACAAAAAGTTTTTAGAAGCAGAAAGCTTATGGTAAACATTCATAGGGTGGTTGAAGACATGCTTTTTGAGGTTCAGAAATATTATGAAACAAAAGATGTCACAAATGCTTCATTAAGTTCAAATAAGCCATCATCGTATATTTTCGTCAATAAAGTGTGGAGTAACACAGTAAAAGCTAAACAACAAACTAAAATGATTCTGGATTTAATTGGAAAAGATCAATATGTTTTAAACGAAAGTGCATATGCTGAACAAAACCATCGCGAGGCATCGGCACACTACGGAGATCAAGTTGGTAATGAATTTGGTAGAACCAAAAATATTGGATGCTTTACGCCTAAAATGTTAGATGATCAACCAATTTATCAAGGAACAACGCAAAATGCATTTTTAGCTAAATTGTCATTAGATCTTTTGGAGATGCCAATTACAAGCCCTAGGCACAAAAAAGTAATTGAAGATTTCTTTGGCGGCACAAAGCCAGAGTATTCCGAAGAAGAAATGAAAAATAATTATGGAGCCTTCGAGACAATGTTGACAAATTTGGGAGTAACAATTACAAATACAACATTGAAAAAATTTGAGTTTCAAAGTAAAATGCGAGGCGAAACAGCCCAAAATCCAGCATCTTATGGTATTGAAGATGGCTCAAATGTTGATACATCGTTAGAGATCGGAGGCATTGCTGAGTTTGAGCCAACTATTATACCAGCCGATGAAGAGCTTCTGGCTGAACAAGATACTGGCAATACCGCAGTTTCTCATGCATTCTACAGTGAGTTTTTGAAAAAAGAAGACTTAGCGTCTAAAATTGTATGTAGGGGAAGTGGCTATAACGCGTTTGATAGATTAGAGTTTACTCAGGGCGCCATTAGAAAATCTTTTCAGCCTTCGTATATTTCTTTCTATACTCACTTTCATGAGGCACCCAGAAGAGCCCAGCCACTACATTTTGAAGGAGAAAGAATAGTCAACTTGATGCTTCAATCTCACGCAAACGAAACAGAACCTATTGTGTCAAAAGTAAAAAGTAGATTATTATTGGATAATACCTTTTTGGTGTATTACTTACATAGCTTTGATAAGAATATGCAACCTCAATGGCGCCATCTTGTAGACTACTCCATGTTTGAAAATCAGTTTGAGAAAGGGAGAGAAAGAGTACTTTGCAAATTAAAGAGGTATCAATCTTCTATGGCAAACATTGGACAAGGCGCTTTATCTGATCGAGACATATTTTTAGAATATTTTTATTTGCGAAGATAGCCTATTTACTGAAAAGGACAATATAATGAAAACAGCTACTTTCAATGACATTGATACCATTAATTTTGTAGACAACAAATTAGTGGAATATAAAATTAGAAATCACCGGTATCCTTTGCCCACACCCAGATCTGAATTGTACAGTAAACTTTTGGTAGAGCGTGATGCTAGAAATCCCGAATCATTGTTGGAGCCAGAGCAAGGTAGTATTTTGTCGGCAGATGTAGATTACGAGTATAATTATTACGTTCCAAGATATGAACAATTGGGTGCAATACCCGGTGTTTCTAGGGCAACTCAAATACTACCAGATTTGAATATGTTTCTTGCCTATGAAGAAGATTATCTAGATATAGATCAGAGAAAAGACTTTAATACATTGTTTACTGCGTTTAATACATTGCCCGATGATTTCACGGGACGCCATCTTTTGAGTAGAGACTATTTTGTAGATTTTGGTTTCGCCGTTTCTAAACTGTCTGACGATGAACGAATTATCCAATCAACTCGAAATACTACGTTTGTTAATAAAAAGATGAGAGATTTGTATCTAGATAACGAAAATAAAAGAGAGATGTTTCCATATTTTGGCAAAATTTCCATTGAAGGATTTGCAGATTCTGAGGTAGCTAGCATATTACAAACTCACAAGCTTGATAAAAGGTTTTGCGAGTATCTTGCGATGCACAGAGAAGATCACTCTAAAGACGCTACATATGTAATAGTGCCTTCTGACAAGCCAACCCCGATTGTTAGAAATGTAAAATATTACTCTCTGCTAGATTTATATACTCATCTAGATGATAATCATGGCGGCGGACAAACTTATGAAGTAGCGCAAACCACAGATAGTACCTGTGCATACTTTGAAAATTTTCTATTGGGTACCATGGCAAGAAATAGATTTGAAAAATACATTGAATCTAGCGAAGTTGGAACATCTACCCCGGTTGCTTTTAGGTTGGAAAAGTATGACAAAAGTACTTTTATTTCATCTCACTATTTCTTCAATTATGAAGAAATGTCAAATTTTAAATTCTTTGATACACAGGTTCACTACGATCATGTATATGAATATAGAGTAAATATAATAAACTCAGTGGTAGCCGAAGAAGCGTCTACGGGCAAAAAGCATTTGATATTTTTAGAAGAATTTTTCTACAAAGATGATTTTTACATTCTTGATTCTCCGCCAATTCCGCCGGATATAGAATTAATAACTTATCGCGGCGTAAGTGATAAGCTGCTGATACTATTTAATCAAATGATAGACAAGCGGGCAATGGTACCAATCTATATAAACGAATCAGATCTCCTAACATTTGAGCGACAGTACCAAGCTCAAAAGATAGATAAGCCAGATCCGATTGTGTTTGAGAGTGATGATCCAACTAACTTTGAACTTTTCAAATGCATGAAGCACCCATCAAGCTATTCAGAGTTTGCAAATCCGTTTTACAAAATTATATATTCTGATGAAATGACTGCTGCATCCTATACAGATACGATTATTCCTAACCAAACGTACTATTACATGTTTAGGGCTTTGGATATGCACGGATTTTGCTCAAATCCTTCTCCTATTTATGAGTTTACTCTAATTAAAGAGGGAGAGACAATGTATCCAAGAATTAGAACAGTTGAACTTGCAAAGCCAGATCCTCCAGTACAGAAATCTAAAGATTTTAAAAAATATATTAAGATCGGCTTTGCACCAGAGCAAATGCAATTAGATCCAGATAGCATTAGTCTGACAGCGGCTACAAATATAGTTGGCAAACATATAGCCATCGGCACTAGAGAAGAAAGAATAGTTGGTTCTAATAGAAAGTTTAAATTTAGAATCAGAAGTAAAAATACTGGTAAATTGATTGACATTAATGTAACTTTTAAAAAGAATAAGGTAATTAAAGCATAAATGGTGACAATTCACTATTTATGATAAAACACGATAAACTTGAGAGGAACGAAATATGGGTTTTTTAGATAATTCTGGCGACATAATTTTAGATGCCGTCTTGACAGATACAGGCAGAAAGAGATTAGCCAGAGGTGATGGAAGCTTTAAGGTTTCTAAATTCGCTTTGGGCGATGAAGAAATTAACTATGGGCTTTACAACAAGGCTCATGCAAGTGGTTCTGCGTTTTATGATTTAGAGATTTTGCAAACTCCTGTGCTCGAAGCGTTTACAAACAACACCAGTACTATGAAATCAAAATTGATTACCATTTCTAGAACAAACATTTTATACTTACCAGTGGTTAAGCTGAACGAATCCCTCGCAGGAGCTACTAGAAATACCACTCACGGCAGTTATTTTTTAATCGCCGTCGATGAACTTTCCAGAAATCAATTGATTAATACGGATAGCGTCGGCGGAGTAATCGATGGATTTGAACCAAATCAAGACTCTTCTCATGTTGTGTTTGATCAGGGACTAGACACTACAGAAATCAGTAAGGACAGAGCAATTGATCCAGACTTAGTTGAAACGCAATATATTATTCAGATGGATCACCGCTTAGGGAGATTGACTTCAAAAGATGGTACTCAGATGGCTCACTCATTTATTGACGATGATAACATAGCAACATATTATGTTACAACTACCGCAGATCTCGTCACCACTATGAACGAAGGACAATCTGATTCTAGCCTTGGCGGCCCGAGAGGCACCAGACTGTCATTAAAAATTAGAGCCTCACAAGAGTTAGAAACAAGCGTCTTTTTGTTCAATCAGATTGGACTATCAAGTAATATAAACTACGGCGCATCAGCGACTCCCTATCGGGTAATCGACACAAACATTAGAATTATGGGAGGAACAACAGGCTATTCGTTGGATCTTCCAGTTAGATATCTCAAGAAAGCATAAAGGGTAAAATAAACTATGGCTACAACTTATAAATCACTATCAACAAATGATATTGTCACCACAAAAACTTTGCTTCACGAAGCAATTCCAATTACTGGAACAATAGTTACTGGAACTTACGGCGCCGCAGGTGCCGAAAAGAATATTAAAAACTATACTCATGGCATGTTTCAGTCCGTATATGATTATCCGTTCCTAAGTTCTTCAGCGAATCATATTTTTGATATGACTGTGGGAATGCATGCAACATCAGGGCTTAGTTCTTCAACGAATACCCAGCAGGCAAAGAAGCAAAACATTTATAACCAGATGGCTCAAGTACTTATGGGCTATGATGAAAATGGAAACATTAGGCTCTTTGATGAAGATGGAGATTTGTCTGGCGGCACAAAAATGAGATCTGTGTTTTTCATGAATTTCGCCAGATTGCTGACTAAAGATGAGATTAAAAAAGGCTCTTTTGCTATAGAAATAGGTGTTAACAGAGAACATACAGCATCTAACTCGCCAAATAAATTTAGAGTTCAGTTGGCTGATACAAATGCCCAAAACGACTATAGAGTAAATTCTCCAGCAGGAGATTACGGTATTTTGTATGCAACCGAAGCTTCCGGAACGCAGGTTCTGAAAGTAGATGATGGAACTCAAAAAGCTGGACTTATCTTTTATCAAGCTGGGATTGTTGTTATAACCGGATCACTTTTTAGTTCTGGATCGTTCACCGGCGGACTCTTGGGGAATGACTGCGATCACCCTAGGATGGATTTGGACTTCGGCCTTCGTACCACAATGGCTTCCTCATCGATATCCGCATCATGTGACGCTTTTAGACGCAGAATATATAATGTACAATTCAACAACACGACTGAATTAAATTCTACAGTATATTTTTGCCGCGCCCACCACAATGAATTCAATTATTCAACGAACCCAACATATCTTTCAAGCTCCAAGATGGTTGTTAAGAATGTAGCATCAGATTCGCCTGTTAGCTATATTTCTACAGTTGGTTTATATTCATCCGACAATGAATTGCTCGCTGTTGCAAAGCTGTCCGAGCCCCTAAAGAAAGATCCATCTAACGAATTAACACTTAGGGTACGTCTAGACTACTAATTCCATACTATTTAAAGCATGGGGTTAAAGTTACGAGTAAATAAATATATCAAAAAGCTATCTTTTGTTAGGGCAGATTTAGAGTGGCACAGAGAAGAGCATCAAAAAAGACTACAAACATTCTTGGATGCTAGTGTGGAATATCTTTCTGGCTCAGAATTAGAGTACAGCCATGATAAGGCTAGCAAAAACATGATTGATGTTTATAAGAAAAAGCCAGTTGTGCAAACTCCAGACATTCAAGCGCAAACAAAAAAATTATTAAAAAAAATCTCTAGAGAAACCCACCCAGATGTAACTAAAGATGCAGAAAAGCACGCTATCTTTAGAAAAGCATTTGATGCACAGAAGCAAGGAGACTGGTTTACGATTTATGAGATATCGTCAGACTTAGGACTAGAGCCGGTAGATTTCTCAGAAGAGCACATCGAGTGGATTAAGTTTGAAATTGACAAAGTTGTTTCTATAATTAAAGGAATTAAAACAACTCTAGAATGGCTATATGGAGAGCCAAATGCAAACAAAGAACAATTGTTGACTACTTACTGTATGGCGACGTGCGTTTCCAATAAAAAAGATGAATAATTAATGTATATTATTCGTATTATTAAAGAAAATTATGAGTATTTATAAATTTAAAGAAGAAGAGGTGTTTGTTAATAGCTTGCGTATGTACCCTAAATACGAGTTTACATTCTATTCGGGCACTGTGTTTATTAACAACGAACAGCCGGATTCTGGTTCCTTAACGGCTAATAGCCTTAGTATTCCATCCGGCTACATATCTTTGAATGAAATTAATATTGATCGTGACGGTACTAATAGTCCATACATTTATCCGTTTATTACCAAGAATGGCTCATTAGCTTCTTTCGCTACGGTAAGCACATCTCAGTTTGCGCAATCATTTGCATACGGCGATGAGATCACTGGCTCATATCCAATGTCATCGTCTTTATACAGAAACTATTATTCTGCATCTTCTAACCGCAAGCACCTAAACGCAATCAAGAACACATTGAACCATTATACCACACTATCGCCACGTTATCAGTTTAGCGCATCGTTTGGAGATAAATCGACGATGGAAGCAAACCTCATCAGCGTGCCTTCAATATTTTATGGAACTAGGATAAAGAAAGGTACTGTGGATCTTAAATTTTATATAACTGGTACTTTGGTTGGACAGTTGCAAGATTCTAAAAGGAATGGAGAGTTAATACAAGTCGGCCCTGCCGGCTCAACAGGTTCTGGTTCTTGCGCCGGCGTTGTGTTGTATCAGGAAGGTTTTGTGCTATTAACAGGTAGTTGGGATCTACATGGAACACAACTGAACTACATAAACGATATATCCCTAAAGAAAAGAACACAATGGGTATATTGGGGCTCTGGGATCGCAGGGTTTGCTAACGATCCTATGACTGGCTCACATGGAAGTATTTCGTTTAAAGGTGAGACAAACGTCCCAACAATTACGATGTATGCCCACGCACCCAAAGCGCAACTTAATCACTCTAATAATCCAACATTTATAGAGTCTGGGCAATCTTTGTATACATCTTCGCTTGTACAAACTGGTACCTTGTTTTTAGAAAACAGGGAGGCAAAGATTAAGAATACAGTTTTTAGTCCATACGACAACAACACAGAAACTTTTCAAAAGCACACATACATAACCAAGATCGCCATATACGACGAAGATATGAATATACTTGGCGTTGCAAAAGTAGCTAAACCCGTAAAGAAGACTGAAGAAAGAGAGTTTAGCTTTAAATTAAAATTAGACATTTAAATTATGACATCAAATATATTAGGAATAGACATTAGTACTTCCGTGATCGGATTGGCTGTGATGAACACAGATTACAAACTTGTGACTTATGACAAGATCAAGTTCAAGTCTGATATGCCACTTGAGCAACGCGCAGATTATTTTGCAAATAAAGTAAAGCATCTAGATGATTACTATTATATTTCTGAGGTTTACATTGAGCAGCCTGCTATGATGTTTGGTAGAGGAAAGACAACAGCAAATACAATGTCTAAACTTCAGAGATTCAATGGAATGTGTTGTTACGCAGTATATTCCGAATTAGAATTGGTACCCAGTTTGGTTCACGCAAATACAGCTAGAAAAAAAATGAATATTTCTGTGCCCCGAAACGTATTAAAGAAGAAGCACTTTATTATTGAGCGAGTAAAGGAGAGATACCCAAACTTCAATTACAATATCACAAGGCATGGCAATCCGCAACCCGGTACGGATGACATAGCAGACGCAATTGTAGTTGCATACGCAGGGGTAACTCTAATCAAAGAGGGGGAAAATGAGGGGCGAGAAACTTAATCTGATAACTAACATCTTGGGATACTACAGGAAGCAAGGTTCTGAATGTCTTTTTACTTGCCCATTTTGCAAGCATCACAAGAAAAAGTTTTCTGTCAATGTGGATTTGAACGTATACAAGTGTTGGATATGTGATACACGCGGCAGAGATATCCGCCGTCTTGTACGTCGTTTTGGAGGCTTTACTCAGCTAAAAGAATGGGATCGACTCTCTGGAACTATTGATTTTTCGTCTCAAGAGTTTACTTTGTTTGAAACAGAAGAGGTTGAAACACAGCAGAGGTTGTCTTTGCCGCCAGAATTCAAAACATTGACTGGCAAAATAACCCCCGCCGATCTCCGTGCTTTCTCATATTTGCAGAATAGAGGACTTACAAAGCACGACATATTGAGAAACAAAATAGGATATTGTAGTGAGGGCGAATACGAAGGTAGGATCATTATTCCATCATTTGACTTGGATGGTTATGTAAACTATTTTATCGCCCGAACTTATAATGATCACTGGATGCGGTATAAGAATCCCAACGCATCTAGAGATATCATATTCAATGAATTGAATATTGATTGGGATTCAGATGTAGTATTAGTAGAAGGAGTATTTGATGCTATTTTCGCAGGAAACGCTGTTGCTTTATTGGGTTCAACTTTACGGGAAGAATCGCGATTATTTCAGCACATAATTAAAAATGATTCTAGTGTTTTCATTGCCCTTGATCCGGACGCCGAAGAGAAGGCTATGAAGATTACTAGAACGCTTTTAAAGTACGACGTTGAGGTTTGGAAGGTTGACATGCCTGAAGACTCAGACGTAGCTTCACTGGGCTCTGAAGCCTTTCGGGGGCTAAAGCAAAATGCAATCTTGATGAAGGATAATCATGATTACATATTGCAGAGAAAAATAATGTCCATTTGATCAATAGGGAGGATTAATGATTAAAATAGCACACATTGCAGACACGCACATTAGAAACTTGAAGTACCATTACGAATACAAAATTGTATTTGCTCAGATGTACGAAACACTTAAAAACGAAAAGGTTGACTACATTGTACACTGTGGGGATATAGCACACACCAAGACGCAAATCTCGCCAGAGTTTGTGGAAATGGCAAGTGATTTCTTTGCTGGCTTGGCAGAGATTGCTCCAACCTATATTATATTGGGAAATCATGATGGTAATCTCAAAAACAGTTCACGGCAAGATGCTATTTCGCCAATCATTCAAGCCCTAAATCACCCCAACTTACATTTGTTAAAAAATTCTGGAGAAACAGATATTGGTGATAATGTTTGTTTAAATGTTCTATCTGTGTTTGACGAAGACAATTGGGTGGCTCCATCTGACGATTCTAAGATTAACATTGCATTGTATCATGGCGCAATCTGGGCATCAAAAACTGACACTGGCTTCAGTCTGATGACTGGAGATCATGATATAAACATATTCAATGATTTTGATTATGCTATGTTGGGTGACATTCATCAACGACAAGCACTGGATCCAGACGAAACTATTTGGTATGCCGGCTCAACTGTGCAACAGAACTTTGGAGAAACAGACGATAAAGGAATTTTAATCTGGGAAATTAAAAACAAAACCGAAAAGAAAATCATCCCAGTTGTATTCAAGAATCCACGCCCATTTATTTCTTGGAATATTCAACTGGATGCATCAGGAAATATTGACACAACAGGGTTTGCACCACCCGAAGGCGCCCGCCTCCGATTAATTGCTGATAGTTCTTTATCAATCGATATAGTTCGTAAGGCAACAGAAGTTGTAAAGCACAAATTTAAGCCCGAGTCGGTTACGTTTTTAAATCGTGTTATAGAGAGGAATTCAGTTGATGTTGAAAATTCCGATGTAGAAAAGCTGGATCTCCGTAACATCGATGTTCAGCAAGATTTGATTGAAGAATTTCTTGAGCCATTTAATTTGTCACAAGATGAGTTAGACAATGTTTTGCGACTTAATAAAAAGTATCATGACATAATTACGCAAACGGAAGATGTATCTAGAAACGTTAATTGGAGACTAGACAGAATCCGTTGGAGTAATCTTTTTAATTATGGCGAAGATAACGAAATCAATTTTAACAACTTAAATGGCATTGTAGGAATTTTCGGTAAAAACTTCTCTGGAAAATCTTCAATTATTGATTCTATTTTGTATGGAATGTTTAATTCTACATCAAAAAATGAGAAAAAGAATTTGAATATTATTAATCAAAATAGAGACAAAGCAATTGCAAAGCTTGATGTTAGCGTTGGAGAGCACACGTATACCATCGAAAGAGAATCAGAAAAGTATCAAAAAAAGCTTAAAGGTGTGCAGACAACGGAGGCGAAGACGAATGTATCATTTTTTAGACAAAATGCAGTTAGTGGCGAAATAGAGCCCCTTAATGGATTGACTAGAAACGACACTGATAAGGCTATCCGAAATCACTTTGGTTCTCTTGATGATTTCCTTCTCACATCTATGTCTTCTCAGAATGGAGCCCTTAATTTTATTTCGGAAGGAGCTACTAAGAGAAAAGAAATTTTTGCTAAATTTTTGGACTTAAACCAGTTTGAATCTAAGTTCAAGCTAGCCAAAGAAGACTCTGCCGAAGTCCGCGCTATCTTGAGGAATTTAGAAGCCAGAGATTTTGCACAAGAAAAGAAAGAGCAGATAATTGAACTGGCTAAAATTACTAAAAAACTCAATGGACATGAAGAGGATTGTGTAAATCTCTCAGAACAAACTGAAGAGATCACTTCTCAGCTTCAAGAATTAGATAATAAGATTAGCTCTATCCCGGCAGAAATAATAGATATAGCAAAAGTTAGAAACAATATTGTTACAAAAAATTCACAATTAGCACAAATTGTAGAGCATTTAGAGGAACTTAAGTCTGAGCGAGAGAAAAATAATGTGATATATGAGAAATTAACTGCTTTCGTAAACTCGTTTAAAATCGATGACTTAAGAGACAAAAAGGCTAAAATTGATGAAACTCAACATAGCATTGACGAATTGGCAAATTCTTTAAAGGCAAAGCAAAAGGAATATAATAATTATGCCAGCAAGGTAGAATTACTGCATGATCACGAGTATGATCCTAATTGCAAGTATTGTTCTGAGAACAAGTTTGTTAAAGATGCTGAGACTGCAAAGACAAAAATCCCTAGCATACGCTCTAAGATTACAGAGATTGAAAACGGCTTAAGAATCTTAGAAGGGATTCAAATAGATCTAAACCCAGAAAAGGTGAACGATCACTTAGAAAAGTACCAACAAGTATTGAATAAGAAAGTCAATACTTCTAGTCGCTGTACAGAGATTGGGCTTCTGATCGAGAGGGACGAAAGCACGATCAAGTTGTTACTGAAAGAGATAGAAGAGCTTGAAGCCAAAGAGGCGATATATGAAGAAAATAAGGAAGCTATCGAAAATCTTGAAACACTTGTAGCCGAGAAAAACAAGCTTAACAAAAATCTTAAAAGTGTCAAGCGCTCTCTGTCTAAGTGCGAAAAGGCAAAGTTAGAATTTTACAAGCAGACAGGCTCAATCGAAGAAAAGATTAAGGTACTAGAAGAACAGCAAGAGCAGCTAGAGCTATATAGAAGTGAATATTCTGCTACCGATTTATATATGCAATGTATGCATGCTAATGGAATCGCATTCGATATTATTAAAAAGAAACTACCAGTAATCAATGATGAAATAGCTAAAACTATTTCGAATATTGTAGATTTTGAAATATTTTTTGAAGTTGACGGATCTAAGTTTGAAATATATATCAAGCATCCAAAGCACGATCCACGTCCATTAGAAATGGGCTCAGGCGCCGAAAAAACAATTGCTGCCATGGCAATCCGAATGGCGCTACTAACAGTATCTTCTATGCCGAAGGGAGACATTTTTATTCTTGATGAGCCGGGCACTGCTTTAGATGAAGAAAATATGGAAGGGTTTATTCGTATGTTGGAACTAATTAAAGTGAACTTTAAAACAGTTCTGCTCATTTCCCATCTAGATTCATTAAAGGATTGTGTTGACATGCAAGTCGTTATTGACAAGATTGATGGATATGCGCAAGTTAAACAATAAATGTAGGAGTTAACATGACAATGGAAGAATTAAAAGCAAAACAAGAAGCACTGGTTGACAGTTGGTTACAAAAAATCACCAGTAGAAAACTCATGGTTTGGACAGCCGCAACAGTTCTTATGGGCTGTAGTGTCATCGAATCAGCAGACTGGGTAATGATTTCGGCTTTATATATTGGTGGGCAGTCTGTCATTGACGCCATCGCAAAGATGAAAGGTGCCTAGTGGGTAAAGCAAAAGAAATAATTTTAAAATTTGTTATTAAGCATTGGAAAGAGATATTGTTGGTAATCCTTTCTGCCGGTATTTTTATCAAAGGCAAAATGGATTACTCAGCATTATACAAGTTACACATAGAGTCAGTAGAGCAATACAAGACTCGAATTGACGAATTAAATTTAGCACACAAGGAGCAGTTGAGAAGAAAAGATGAAGCTATCGAACAGTACATTCAACGAGTGGAAGATCTTAGGATTCAATACGATTCGGCAAGGGAAGAAGTTGAAACAACCACAGAAACCCGCCGAGAAGAATACCGGAGAACCCTCGAAGAAAAACCAGAAGAATTAATTGAAGAAATAGAAAATCAATTTGGATTTAAATATGTTGAATAAAATACTAACATTAATCGTATTATTAGTAATGCCATCTGTCGCCATGGCGCAAGATGGTAGATTTACATATTTGGAGCCGGGTATGCAAGCACCCTTTAGGGGTACATTATTTGACAGTGCAGCGACAGCGCATTTGCTATCTCTGCCAGAATACTATCAAATGCAATGTGATTTGGAGCTTGAGTATCAATTGGGCTTGCAAGAAGAGAAATTTAGTTTCGAAAGAAAAGACTTGCAAGCTCAAATAATATTCTTGCAAGATGATAGGCAGAGCATCATAACACAGACAGATGCCAGAATTGCACTACTAGAAGAGCAAGTTAAGAAAAACACCCGCAATGATCGTCCATGGTATATTGCAGCAGGAGTTGCTATCGGAATCGGACTAACTATAGGCATGATGAAAGCAACGGAGAGCAGTAGGTGAAGATAAAAAATCCAGACAAGATTGCACAATTTGAAAAAGCAATAAAGAAAAAGTATGGATATGATGCTATAAAAAATCCAAACGCAGGATGGGATGACGAAAAAGAACAAGAGTATCTTGAGTCTACCAAGAAATTTCAAACTAAAGTCTCCAAGTATCATGAAGACAATGATTTAGTAGAAGTTGATGGATTTTTAATGCCAAAAAGACTACTTAATAGTGAAAGTAATAGAACTTGCCCAGTATGCTCAACATACTCATTCGACAAAGGAGACGACTTTTATATGAACAAATTTGATTGTTGTCAAAATTGTTTTATTAAATACGTTGATGGAAGAGAAGAAAGGTGGCAAGCAGGCTGGCGCCCCAACAAGGAGAAATAAAATGGCTACAACATTAGAAATAGTAAGAGGAATTCATCAAGCAGCAGCTAATGCTTATGATGGTTCACACGATGAAAGGTTTGCAGGTGAAGACTTGGCAGCAAAAGCTGGGCTTCGTAGGGAAGAGGGTTGTGCAATTAAGGACTCTCGCGTTATTGACGGCTTTAATGTAAAGATTTCTGGAAATGAGTTGCACATTATTTACCACACAGAGTGTACATCAAAGAATGCTCACCGCACCTCTTTGGTTTCTGATATTGAGCAAAACATTGCCGATATTGTAAAGTATCTTAAATCAGAATATAAGAAAGTAGCAGAAGGAACTTTGTCCTTGTCAAACGCTTCAGAAGTTGATATTGATATGCAATATATCTCCAGACAAAGAGTTTCAATTATCGCAAGGCAATCATTTGAGTTGGGCGGAACTGATGCAGAACCTAACACACCAGAGTCTTCTGAGGATAGGTTGGATAAATCCATTAAAGACTTTTTATCTATGGGCAGAGAAGACGCCAAGAAGCCGTCAAATTATACAGCAAAAAATGAGAGCTAATGTTAACAAAGGATCAAGCACTAAAGGAAATTCTCAGATCTGGGAAGGATCAAGAATATTTTGTAAATAACTATTGCCGAATACCTCACTCGGTTCATGGCTTGGTTCGGTTCGACACATATACATTCCAAGATCAACTACTCATTGATCTTGAAAGGCACCGCTTCAACGTGGTTTTGAAAGCTAGGCAGATGGGTATTTCGACAATTGTCGCCGCCCACATCGCTTGGCTTATGATGTTTCATAAACATAAGAACGTTCTTATTCTGTGTACCAAGCTGCAAACTGCAACCAACTTGGTAAAGAAGGTTAAAGAGATGGTTAAGAACCTTCCAGAATGGATGCAAATAGCCAAGATCATCGTAGACAATAGAACTAGCTTTGAGCTTTCTAACGGCTCTCAGATCAAAGCCTCGTCCACTTCTGGAGATGCTGGACGTTCTGAAGCATTGTCGCTTTTGGTTCTAGATGAGGCTGCTTTTATTCCAGATATGAATGATCTGTGGACAGGTATTTATCCTACGATCTCAACTGGTGGACGCTGCATCGCTCTATCGACGCCAAATGGCGTCGGTAATTGGTTTCACACAACGTATGTTGATTCCGAAGCAGGTGTCAATATGTTCTTTCCAACAAAGTTACATTGGAGTCTCCACCCAGACAGAGATCAGGATTGGTTTGAAGTTGAGACTAAAAACATGTCACAACGACAAATTGCACAAGAGTATGAGTGCAACTTCAACGCATCGGGAGAAACTGTAATAGCCCCAGATGATATTGACAGGATTGAAAACATGGTATGCGAACCTAAGCATAAAGTGGGATATGATAGAAATTATTGGATATGGGAGGAATGCCAAGATGGAAAAAAATATATATTGGTTGCCGACGTGGCTCGTGGCGATGGAGCAGATTATTCTGTTTTCCATATACTTGATGTTGACGACATGAACATTGTTGCTGAGTATAAAGGAAAGCCTAACATCGATGACTTTGCAAATATACTTTTTTCAGCAGGTAGAGAATATGAAAATTGTTTGCTAGTTGTTGAGAATAACAATATCGGATACTCAGTTTTAGAAAAGTTAATAGATTTAGAGTACCCAAATTTGTATTACAGTGTAAAGGGAACAAACGAACATATAGATCAAATTGCAGCAATTGGTAACAACAGTGCAATCGCCGGCTTTACAACATCTATGAAAACTCGCCCTCTTATTATTGCAAAAATGGAAGAGTTCATAAGAAATAAACTAATTAATGTTAAATCTATTAGATTAATGAATGAATTAAAGACTTTTATATGGTACCATGGCAAGCCACAAGCTATGAAAGGTTACAATGATGACTTGGTTATGGCACTTGCTATCGCATGCTGGGTAAGAGATACTGCAATTATTTCAGCAAAAAGAGGCGAAGAATTACAAAAAGCAATGTTAAACTCAATGGTTTACACTAACACCAAACTAAATACTAATATTAGAGGACAAACAGGCTTTGATAAAAATATGTCTGTCTTTTCAAAACCTCGCGATGGCGATTTGGAAAAGCAAAAACAAAATATGGATAAATTTGGTTGGATATTTAAAGGATAAGATATGGCTGATAACAAGAAAAACCCAAGAAACCCGCAAAGCAATCTCTATAAGAGATTGACTAGATTACTATCAACACCGATTGTTAATAGGCGCACTCAACTACAAAGACGCTATCGTCGTGCAGACATGGATAAGTATAACTTCAATTCTGCTCAAGGGTTGGACTTTAAGAAAACATCATACAACCCATACGACAACATGACTGCAAATATTATGCAGCAGCAAAATCGTTATGAAAGGTATATTGATTTTGATCAGATGGAATATACTCCAGAGATTGCCTCTGCGCTAGACATATATGCAGACGAAATGACGACATCAACCAATCTTTCACCTATGTTGAAAATCAAATGCTCAAACGATGAGATAAAATTAGTTTTAGATAATCTATACAACAACATCTTGAACATCGATGCCAATTTGTTTGGCTGGAGTCGTTCACTTTGTAAGTTTGGTGATTTCATGCTTTACTTGGATATTGATGAGACGACAGGGATCAAAAACGTGATCTCATTGCCAATTGATGAAGTTGAGAGACTGGAAGGTGAGGACAAAACAAACCCAAACTACATTCAATATCAATGGAACTCAGGCGGTTTGACTTTTGAAAACTGGCAGGTTGCTCATTTTCGAGTGCTTGGCAATGACAAATATGCTCCATACGGCACATCAATTCTTGAGCCCGCCCGACGAATCTGGCGCCAACTGACTTTGCTTGAAGATGCAATGATGGCATATCGCATTGTGAGATCCCCAGAACGCCGAGTGTTTTATATTGATGTGGGTAACATCGCACCTCAAGATGTTGAGCAGTTTATGCAGAGAGTTACCACACAAATGAAAAGAAATCAACTAATTGATTCTTCTACCGGACGCGTCGATTTGAGATACAATCCGCTTTCGATTGATGAAGACTATTTCATTCCTGTTCGCGGCGGAAACTCATCAAGAGTCGAGTCCCTTCCCGGTGGTTCATATACCGGTGACATTGACGATGTAAAATATTTGCGTGATAAATTATTTTCTGCACTCAAGATACCAATGTCTTACCTGTCAAGAGGTGATGGACAGACGGAAGATAAAGCCACGTTAGCGCAGAAAGATATTCGCTTTGCAAGGACTATTCAAAGACTTCAGCGCTCTGTAGTTTCAGAACTCGAAAAGATAGGTTTGGTACATCTTTATACTCTAGGTTATCGAGGCGATGATCTGATATCTTATAAATTAGTTCTAAACAATCCCTCAAAGATATCTGAACTTCAAGAGCTTGAACATTGGAAACAAAAATTTGATATTGCTGGTGCAGCCACAGAAGGCTTCTTCTCTAAACGTTGGATCGCAGAGCATGTTCTTGGCATGTCTGATGAAGAGTTCTTGCGTAATCAAAGAGAAATGTTTTATGATAAGAAGTTTACTTCCATGCTTGAAAAAGCCGCAGAAGAGGTACCCGCTTCTTCGCCTGATACTGGCGCCGCCGGCGGACTTGGCGGCGGAGGCGGCTTAGATCTTGGTGGGGGTGATGATGCTGGTGGGGGCTTAGATCTCGGCGGCGCCGATGACAAGGGCGGAGGCTTAGATCTTGGTGGCGATACCGCTGCCGGTGGCGATGACAAGCCTGCTGATGCTGGTGCCGACGACAAGCCCGATACGGCTCTCTTGGCAGCACCCGGTAATCGTCCCGAAAATCCCAAAATGGATAAGTACGGCGACATAAAGAAAAAACGTGGTGACGGCAAAGGACGCAGAAAAGTTAAAAGAACTAAAGATTCTGAAGCTGGACGCGCCGCCAGAACAAATAGTACAAGAGCGGTGACGGATCCAATTAAAAGAATGTTTCAAGATCCAGCCGGCTCAATTATGAGAACGGTATACGAAGGCGAAACAAATGATATGTACCATAAAGAAGAAAAGCAACTATTTAATGTTAGCCATGATTTAAAAATACTATTAGAAAGTATGGAGCCTAATAAAGATGAAGTATAATAAAAAAAGAAACACAGCATTTTTGTATGAATCGTTGGTGCTGGAAATGACAAAAGCAATTGTTAACAATGACAACAAAAGAAGAGACATTGCTTTGGATATATTGAAAGAAAATTTTCACTCAAACTCTCTTTTGCACAAAGAGCTAGATGCATATAAAGCAGTCCTAGAAACTAAAAATGTAGACGTTACTACTGCAAATGTAACTCTCCGCGAAGCTACAAGAACTTATCTTTCTCTTCACCCGGGACATGTGTTTCGAGATCAAACTCATGTAATAAACAGAGTGAACAAGGAATTGGGAAAAGATACATTTAATATTTTTACGCCAAACTATAAATCTTTGGCAACCATATCTCAATTGTTCAGCGTGAAGACACCAGTAAAGCGCCGCGTCATTTTGGAAAAAAACTTAATTGACGAAATGACTAGTACCGATTCTGGCATGGACATGCAGCCGATCGACAATGTGGTTTACAATGTGTTTGTGAAAAAATTCAATGAAAAATATGATGCTCTCTTGGAAGAACAAAGAGACTTGTTATATAAATATATCTTTTCTTTCGCAGATGATGGGTATGGATTGAAAATAGCGATGAACGAAGAAATTTCTAGAATGAAAAAAGTCATCACTACCAACAAACAAGAAGTACCAGAACTTAAAGAAAAGTTTGAATCATTAGAAGGGTTACTTAGTTCTTTTTCTAAGAAAAGTATAGATGACGACATGGTACTGAAAGTGTTGCAAACACAAGAATTTTGCAAGGAATTAGAATAAATGTCTATTAATGTTTTAGTTGGCGATAAGGCGATCAAGAGAGATGCTAATCAACTTAGAGATTACACTTTCTCTCTAGATATTCGTCAAACTTTGGGTGGTGATTACGTTATATACGATCACCCAGACATTGATATTGTTGTTATGCCTAAAATGAAAAAAGTTGTTGCTTTCCCGAAAGACAAAATATCAGAAGTAACTTATGACACAGAGTCTAGACTTTTTGACTTTCTGACTAAAAAGGGAGTTATTGCAAGAGATTCAGTACAATCTGGAAATGTATACGCATCTTTGCAGGGACTTTTCGAAGAGCCGAAAAAGCCGCAAGAAGGTGAGCCAGTAGATCCGATTCAACCTGTTATATTCACTATTGCTAAATTTATAGAAAACGAGCGCCCCCGCTACGAATATGTGAAAAAGATGGAAGAAGAGGAAGAGGAATATTACACTCAAGCAACTGATGATAACTCAACTGAGTTGGGGGAAGTTCCGCATGCCAGAGAAAAGGGCAGCATTCGCCCCGGTATTTACTATCAAAATTATATGCACCACGGCTATTACAACAGATAGGAGTAAAAATGCAGTTATTATGGTTTGTCCTAGCATCCTATGGACTAACTCAGATTCTAGTTTATGGATCTATTTTTAAGTGGCTTAGAAATCGTACTGGTAAAATTGGAGAATTATTTAGCTGTCCAATGTGTACAGGATTTTGGGTTGGCGTTCTTTTATTCTTCCTAAACGGTTTTACAGAACTATTTACTTTTGATTATAATCTAGCAAATTTATTAATTTGTGGCTGGCTGTCATCTGGCACATCATATATATTCTGTACTGTATTCGATGACAACGGAATCAAAATCGAGAGGAAGAAAAATGAATATTAAAATTTCTAAAAAGAGAGCTAGAAAGATATTCCAAGAAGAGATCGAAAAGTTTTTACTGGAAAACAAAAACGTTGATCCTAAAATTCTGAGAGAATATGTAGAGAACCACATCAAGGAGAGTAAGTGATATGTTTAAAAGATGGATGATACAGCCTGTTAGGCGATGCAAGAATGGATGTTGACTATGAGTAAAGTTTTATTAAGAGAATATTATGAATTGTGTGAAGGTGGGCAATGCCAAGATCTTCTGACAGAATCCGAAAAGAAATATGTTGCTAATGGTGGCATGATTCTTGTTGGCAAGCTTCAAGAAGCAGAAGTACAAAATGGAAATGGTAGAGTATATCCTAGAAAAATTCTAGAGAGAGAAATGAAAAATTATCAAATGCTTGTGAAAGATAGAAGAGCATTAGGCGAACTCGATCACCCGGATGACTCGATCATTAATCTCAAAAATGCTTCACATATGGTTACGGAGGCATGGTGGGATGGTAATAATGTTATGGGTAAAGTTAAAGTACTTAATACTCCGAGTGGTAAAATCCTTAAACAACTTGTCGATGATGGTGTCAAGCTCGGTATTTCTAGTCGCGCTCTTGGTTCCGTCAATGAATCTGAAGGGCAAACCGTTGTCCAAGAAGATTTACAGCTTATTTGTTTTGATTTTGTTAGCGAGCCTTCTACTCCTAATGCTTTTATGGCACTTCAAGAAGCCAAAAACATACGAATCGAAACAGACATATTCGATAAAAAATACAAGCTAAACAGAATGTTGAATGAGATTTTAGAGGATTAAATGAATAAAAAAGAACTAAAAAAGCTTATGAAGCCAATTGTAGAAGAGTGCATCCGCGAAGTATTACTTGAAGAGGGTGTGCTTTCTACTATTATATCAGAAGTTGTAAGGGGTACTTCTGGGCTGGTTGTGGAACAAAAAGCGCCCCCACAAAACACAAGGCAGTTGCAATCTGAGGATGAGACAATGCTTAGGTTACAAGAAAGAAAAGCCCAAACAAATCAACGAAGAAAGAATTTGATGGACGCAATCGGAAAAGATGCCTACGGCGGTGTTGATTTGTTCGAAGGAACTCAGCCCCTAACACGTCATCAGGCTGAATCTTCTGGTGCCGAGTCTGGACAAGGTGCTCTTTCGGGTTATGCACCAGATGACGCGGGCGTTAATATTGACGGATTGTTAAATATTGCGGGCGGCGCATGGAAAAAAATTAAATAATTGATAATTATAAAGGAATAGAGGAATTAAATAATGTCTTTAACAACATCACAGCATATCTATTCTTCCAGAGGAAGAACGAGACAACCAAAAAATTTATACAAGCCATACCACGAATCGGTAGCAATCGCAAAAGCTAGTGGATCAGTTACCATAGTTTCAGCAGCCAATAAACTAAGTGACACTTTAGATACTGGCTCGGCTGGCGGAAATGGGTACGACACTCAAAACCAAGATAATTTACATTTATGTATCCGCACAACTGGCTCATCAACCGGCTCATTTCAAGTATATGCATATAATAGAAGTTTCGGAACTTGGGGATTATTAAAAGTGCCCGTAGCAATCGGAGCATCAGCAAAAACAGAAGCCGCATATGTACCAGTTGAATTTACAGGTTCAGCCTCAACTACGGAGTATGTGGTGGTTCCAATTCATGGTATTGACAGGGTAGCCTTTGTTGGCACACCAGAAGACACTATTCTCTATGCCGCCGGCAGCACACTATAATAGGATTTTAAATGGCAAAAGGAAGTAACATCAAAGTGACTCCAAGAAGGAGAGAGTCACAAGACAGAATGATCAGAAGGTTCATTAAGAAATGTAAGAAATCAGGCATTATTGATGAAGCAAAGGAGCGCCGCTTCTATAAGAAGCCGTCTGAAAAACGCAACGAAAGAAACATTAAAAGACGCAGAGCTTTATCAAAAGCAAAAGAAAAAGGCAAAAGATGAACTATTTATTTCTGAAAAGTATAAATGAGGAAATAGTTCATGTCAAATACTAAAAATTATGGTTGGGCATATGTCCACCCAACTGCTTCTCAGGCACAAGCCAGAGGCGTAGACAAATCAATTCAATTTTTAACTGGTGCAGTTGACTCAAATGGTATTGGACTCGGCTCTGGTTCAGCCAAACTAACATTTGATTACGCACCCGCAACCCCAGTGCTAAGGCTAAGTGGAAACATGACAGCCAGTGGACACGTTTCAGCATCTGCGTTTTTTGGAGATGGCACTGGTTTGGAAGGGGTATCTTCTTTTCCATTTAATGGGAATGCCGTGATCAATGGAAACTTAAATGTAACTGGCTCTATCACGGCTTCTAACTATATTATACAAAACACTCTAGAGTTGAACAATGCTGGCTCATCACAGTTTGGTAATACTGCTGGCGATACTCATGTATTTTCCGGATCCGTTTCGGTACATTCTGGCACATTCACTATACTGAGTGGAAACGTACCAAGTGTTAGGTACAACAACTTAACAGAGCAACTTAAGATTGTTTCATTACGCGTAGGTTACAAGCCAGTAGCTGCCACAACTTACACAGCCAGTGTGAGTGATTATATCATAGGCGTTCAGAACACTAATGCTGTTACGATTAGACTTCCGAATGCCGCAACGGCTGGATCGGGCTCTATTTTGGTTATCAAAGACGAGGTAGGAAACCCTAGAGCCAACCCAGATGAAATAACCGTTTCTGCAAGTGCTGGACAAACTGTTGATGGTGCTGCCCATAATACACTTGGTGTTGGTACATTGGTGTCTGCAAAATTGTTCTCAAATGGTAATACGAAATGGTTTATAATTTAAGGTGGTTTTATGTCTTACAACACTCTCAGCGGTACAATTCAAGGCCCAAACAAGATAATAGCAAAAAAAGATGGCACTTTCACACAAATAACAGGATCGGTATCCGGTTCATTTGTTAATGCAAGTGGCACATTAGTTTCTTTTGCTTCAATTGGTACTGTTGGGGGATCCGGCGGAGCAATCGGAGAATCCGAAGATGGCTCATATGCAGATGGACTTTTCACAGATTTTACAACTGGCACCATGGTTGGCGTTGTGCTGGACAGATACAACGAAATATTTAAATCTCTAGTCCCACCACCAGCGCCAAATCTTAGCAGAGCATTTACTGCACAAGACGGAACTGATGTGCGCTTATCTTTCGGTGCATCTAATGATATGGAGTCTGATGGCACTCCATATTATTCTGTAACCACATCAGCAGGCGGTACCGCCGTGGACAAAGGTGAATTATATGGAACCCAGACTTTTGGAAACAATTTTAGAATAGCAGCATTCCAAGGTACCACTGCGATCACCGGCGTCATCAATGATCAAGTCACTGCTTCAGTCTTGGGTTCGTACACAAATTATGTTGCTAATGCTTTCGGCAACGCCAACACCGGCACATTAGCTCTTTACATTAATAGCACTTCATCCGCAGCACATACTTTAAATTTAGCCACAGCAACAGGGACAGGGAACCCGGGCTCTGGTAATAGCTCATCGCTGAATGCAGACGGGAGCGGCTTTATAAAGGTGTCAATAGCTAAAAATGCAACCGATGCCAACAATAATAGTTTTGATATCTTTAAACACAGGACTGCAAACTTTGTTGTAAATCCTGCATCGCAGAGAATGGGATGGAATTATGCATATGTTAAACACACTGTTGGATCCGCAAATTATACATCCAACTTTATTGAATGGGTTAATGATGCAAACGCCGTTACCCCAACCATAACCAGCCAAGCAATTACGGGAATTACTTTAAATGGCTCAAGGTATTTATCAGGAGTGCAGTACAATTTAAGCGCGTCAGCAGATTATTCTTTTTTGATATCGCATTTTTATAAAAATGTCTATCTCAATGCAAGTGTCATTTGCGTCGATCTCAATGGTAGAGCTACTATTACCGACACAACTATGCCGCACATAGGAGCCGACGATGAAAATAAAACAGTTGCCCTTACACAATCATTGGAAACCAATGTGCCTACAATTTTAAATGCCACTGTTGGCGCCCAAGCATCTGTAAGTCATATTTTCAAAGGAACGGCGAATGCAAATACGAGCGTATCCGGGTTTTTAATTTATACGCCCACGAGTAATAATCCTACTAACACTGTAGAATACTTTAGAAACGAAAAATACAGATTACCTTCCGGCTCACACGACGCTCAGGGAACAATCGCAACGAGTAGCTGGACAAGCGCAACCCATATGACTGGCTCCGGTACACACGCAGACGGGCTAATTATTTACAACGAAGCTCTCAGATCACCAAAACAGGGAGCAAACGGAGGAAACTTTGCAGCAATTGCAAACACAGAATCTGGTAATCCGGATTACTCTTCTGTGACTGGTGTGAGAACATTTTACAGAGCATTTAAAAATACTGGCGCCGCCAAGCAAGATGTTTCCATAACAATCAACGGCACCGGAACAATTGTTTCAAACGGCGCTGAATTAGGAGCCAATAATAAGATTAGAGTTCTGGTTAAAACACCCGGCAAAACTGGATGGATGAATTTGGCAGACGCATATAGTCATCCTAACTTATCTGACGGTGCTGGCGCCAGAGAGACTAATTTTGATTCTTCCTTAAACGCTACAAATATTGTTACTTTGGGCGCAAAAGCGGTTGCAACTAATGAATGGTTTTTGGTTAAAATTGAAGCGCATGCAAACTGGACAGGAAATATATCCCAAATCTCTGTAACTTTTGGCGCTGGTACTGGAGGAATTACCAATCCCTCAAATTTGAGCCAGCTAGATGAAACAATGGCAAACAATGGCTCCAATGCTGATTTATCTTTTGGAGCCAGCAAGCCAATCGCTGGTTATACATCTGCTACAGGCACTCCTAGCATCAATGGTGCTGTAGATCTCAACGGATTATGGGAGCCAAACACTGGATTTGATAACCAGAGGTTGGGCGTTTATGATAAAACATTTAATATAACTGGAAAGTTAAATTCTGTCATCACATCTGCTAGACTTTCCGATGCGCATACTGGTTCATTGGAATTATACATCAATGGCGCTTTACGACACACAGTAAACTTAAACTCTTATGGCGACGGTAACACACTAAACTCTTCTGGTTCAGGCTTCCAAAGCTTATCTGCTGTCAAGTATCCGAAATTCGGAAATCAAGTTAGCGATTATACTAAGCCATACAGAACAGGATCTGTGATAGTAGATGCTGATGATCAGCGAGACGGCTGGAATTTTGCCAGAGTGAAACATAGCGGTACTTTTGGGGAAAGAACTTCAACATACATTGAGTGGATGAACGATAGTAATGCCTCTACCATTTCTGTCGCCGGCGGTAACATTTCCAATTTTAATAATTCTAATGTCTTTTATAGTTCTGGCATCAAAAGTTTCAGAAATCCACCGACTGCATCTTTTACTTTAACTTCTTCTAATAATTATCTAAACACTTATGACGGAGATCCCGCTAATGCAATAGACTTCAATGATAGTTTGACAAATGTGACAATATCTGCAATGACTGCCTCCGGCGCCGGTATCAATGATTTGACAGATTCGAATGGAGTATCAGGATATCCCACTCTAAACACTACAACTAATTCACAAACTGCTAGTGTAAATTACAATTTAACTTTATCTTTTACTCCTAGCTTTTCTTTGGTAGGCGCCTTCGTAGGTGGCGCAGCAATTCACACTGCCAGTATTGGCTCCGCTAAGTTCCTACAGCCACCGGTGAATGGCAACAACAATACTTATTCTACATTCACAACTTCTGATTTTACTAGTTTTTCTAAAGCCGGCTTCTTGGTTTTTAGTGGCTCTGGGCTAACTACCAATTCTTCATCCATTGAAGCGTTTACTAGTGAAGAGTTTAGATTACAAAACAAAGGTAAAACATACGACGCACAAACAGATACAACAGCCTCAGAAAATAAGTGGAATGCTCAATACTCAGTAAATGATGGCACCTATCCATCACACCAAGATGGCTTGGTGGTTTTTGGAGAAAAGCTACTTGCACCCCCAAAAGCAGGAGTTAGTGGTGATTGTAGAAACATAGCAGACGGCGGCACACTTCAGGCACCATCTGGAAACCCAAATTATGCTTTATCCGGCTTGACGGACGCTACGAGAACATATGTTAGATTCTTCAAAAACACCACAGGCGGAGACAAAACTAATATTCAAATACAAATTTACGGTTCTGGTACTTTAGATGATCTCGGCGCATCGTATGCCAATGGTAACTTTAAATTAGAATACAAATTCCCAAGCTCAGATGCCAGCGTAAATACTGCATGGCTTGATGCTGGAAAGAATTCTCAAAGCGGAAACAAAAATGTTGACGGTGAAGGTGGAGTTACGGGCGTTGGCTCAGGTTATTTTCCATTAACTATTAGCGCAGAAGGAACAACTATTGGCGCATCACCTAATTATGTTACCTTGTTGGGTGGCGCATGGGAAAATAATAAGTACTTATTAATTAGAGTAAGAGCCAGTGCCAGTTGGAATGGGTGGATAAGTAGAATAGAGGTAACATAACATGGCAAACACCAATCAAGCGCAAACTATATCCGCTTTCAAAAGATTGGCTGGTAGAGCTAATACCTCCGCCGCCAAAGCCTACTATGAAGAGAACATACCATCTGCACTACAAACCACAACCACTACTGTATTTGCTGATACCGTGCCACAATCTGCCGCTGGCATATCTTCTTCGGCAGACTTTGCTTCTAGATATGCAATCTTTACAGGAAGTTCTGGCAACAATGTAATGGAGTTGGTTCCTTTTGTTGTGGAGACTATCGGCGGTACCCTGTATGACGACGATCAGTTATCAGATCGCGGTGGTGAAGGATCTCAAAACTCAGGATATCATGGCTATCAATTAAAATTACCATCGGACTATGAATCAAAATCTAATAACCCTGCTGCTGGCACTGGAGTTTTTGTAAATAATCAAGTAGTTCATGCATCGAATGGGTTGTTACAGCTTGTCGGGCCGACACTCGCCCCAAATACACGCCCAAAGTTAAACATGTCTATATGGACAAATACTGGTACTTTTTCGTCCTCAACTGCGGCAAGCTATACAGGAGTCCCAGCTACAGATCCTATTGATTGGGTTCCGGACTACTTTAATGGAACTATCTTTATGCAAGATTTTGATTCCACTAAAGTGCCCACAATTGCAATGGGGTACGTTTACATTGGCAAAATGGCTGGAACTGCAATTTCAGACGCAGCTAATTCTGGCTCTGGGCAGCAGATCACAATTAAAGATGAAGGCACGAACAGGACTACAAATTTATCTTCTATAGACTTTGTTGGTGCCGGAATTACTGCCACAACTGTTGGAGACAACGTAACTGTCACAGTTCCCGGTGTAGCCGGAATGGGAGGTGTCACATACGGAAGAACAGTCGCCGCCGCTAACATGACTTCTTCAGCATCTGATAAAATAATAGGCGTAACCGCTACTGCCTCTATTGAAATTAGACTCGCCGCTGCAAGTACATTGTCTGTAGGGCAATATGTTACGATCAAAAAAGAAGTGAGTTCTTCTAATATTATTACGATTTCTGCGTCTGGATCAAACAAAATTGATGGAGTTGGGAATATAAAACTTGAGTCTCCCTTCGCTGCTGTAAATCTATACTCAGATGGTACTGGCAGCTACTTTGTTTATTAGTGCTTTTTCGTCTTACACATACTATATAGGTGTAGAGAGAGGGTACGCCTTTTCTCTTGCTTTATTAACAATTAATGGAGGGTTTAATAATGGCTTATAAATTTCAATTAGGGACTGCTCGTCTGAGTGGCTCTATTATACTTGAAGATGAAATGTTTGCATCTTCTTCGAACGGCGTCTCTGTATCAGGCGACGGCGCAAAAGCTAAAGTCGTCAAAATCGATGTTGTCAACAGCAACAAAGATGGACGCATTCAAGTTTACGGATCCGGTGCAGTAGGTACTGCTTCTGTCCAAATCGGAATCGGTGGCTCACAAGAGGGTGAGGTTTTCATTCGTAACAATGCTGGTGCTGATCAGATCTTGCTTCAGGGCAACAAAGCGACTATCATGGGTTCAATCGAACTTGGACACGCATCTGATAACACTCTTACCGCTGCTAGTGGTGATTTGAGTATTGAAGGTAATCGCCTTTTCCGTGCTGGTGGTGCTGATATTCCAGTTGCTGACGGCGGAACTGGTGCTTCAAATGCATCTGGTGCTCGTACAAACTTAGGTGTTGCAATCGGCTCTGACGTTCAAGCACATGACGATATCTTGGATGATATCGCTGGTGTAACTCAGGCTGCAAATAAAGGTGTATATTTTGATTCAAACACCAGTGCTGCAACTTTTGACTTGACTGCTGCTGGTAGAGCACTTCTTGATGATGCTGATGCTGCCGCCCAAAGAACAACTCTTGGTTTGGGATCTGCTGCCCTTGCGGCTTCTGCTGATTTCCAGCCGGCTGATGCAGAATTAACTGAACTTGCCACAATGGCGACTGCGACTGCTGAAGCTTTGGCTGACTTGTCAGACGCTGAAGTCGCCGTTCTTGATGGCGCTACTGCTGGTACCGCTGTTGCTTCTAAGGCTCTAGTTGTTGACTCTGATAAAGATCTTACTGGTGTTAGAAACCTTACTCTTGCTGGTAACTTGACTGTTAATGGTACTCAAACTATCATGAACGTTGCTACAATGTCTGTACAAGATGCTAACATTGAAATTGCAAACAATGCTAACAAGGCAGATGGAATGGGTTTAACAATTGGTTCTGGTTCTGCTGCACAAACGGTTCGTTTCCAATTATCTGACAGTGCTGCTAACTTGTCTTCTTCTGCTCCTTTGAAAGCTCCGGGTTTCTTGGGTAACGCAACTACTGCTACTAGTTTAGCAACTGGTAGAGAAATCGGTGGTGTTTCGTTTAATGGTACAGCCGATATCGATCCAAAAGACTTGGATCTTACGGCTCTGACTGCCAACTCATCACATCATGTTCTTATGGCTGCTGGTGCCACTGGTGTCCAGACTATCGGTACTGATAACTTGTTGACTTACAACCCAACCACAAACGTTCTTTCTGCTGGTAAGTTCGATGGTGACGGTTCGTTGTTAACTGGTGTTGCTGCTTCTGGTATCAGCATCAACTCACCGCTCAACGTTGGCGCGACTGTCCAGAATCTCTCTGGCGCTTCGGGTGTTCACTTGTTCTCCGCTGCTTCTTTGACGGCTGGAACTAACGTAACACTTCACTTGTCTGGTACCACTGCTGGTGCCACCGGATGGGCGAATGGTGCGGAAGTTCGCGTTAAAGCTCCCGGTGAGCTTAGTGGAAGTCACATCGTCATCCGCGCTTCTGGCTCTCAGACGATCGATGGTGTTTCTAGCATTATCTTGGAATCTCCTAACGCTGCTGTTTCGTTAGTTTATTCACAGGTTGCTGGCGAGTGGATGATTTTCTAATCATTGCTTCAAGTATACAAGATTTTTTCTTGGAGGGTTGGACGAAAGTCCAACCCTTTTTCTATTTAATCTATAATGGAGGAATAACATGTCTTATAAATTTTCAAAAGGGTTTACAGTCCAAGGAGATATCAAAGCAGAGGACGACACTGAACGCAATACTTTGATTGATTTTGGAGAAGATAAAATTGATTTACAAACCAGCGGCACAGTTAGAATTACTATCGACAACGATGGCGTTTATATACCACAGCATATTTCAAATACAACTGTTTTAAAAGTTTCTGGCAATGTTGAGATTGGAAATGGCTCCGATTTGTGTTTTCAAAAAGGAGCAGATGATATCGCTTTTATTAAATTCAGAGAAGGTACCGATGGAACTTCTTACAACGGGTACCTTGGCTACAGTGCCGCAGAAGACATTTACATTTCCCCCGGTAGAGGTGCGGACTTTTTTGTCCAATCTAGAACGAACCCCGGTGGCGATCACGGCGGTGATCAAACTTTTCCTTTTATCATTATGGATGATGGAACAGTTAAATTCACAAAAGGGCTGACAGATACAGCAGTTAGATCTGCTGATCTGTCATCAGATGTTGCCTTCTATGTCTCCGGAACAACAGACGGACAAAACAATGCTGTATTTCAAGGAAATGTTGTGATGTCTGGCGCTGTAACAGCCGAAGACAATCTTATAGTAGATGGCAGGATAGGCATTGGAGTTGATAGTCCCAGCTATAAGTTAGAGATTGGCGGTAATATGTCAGTTGGGCAATACATCTACCACAGAAATGATACTGACACATTCATCAATTTTACTGATAATAGGATAAGACTTAAAGCTGGCGATGTGGGTATGATTGGGTGCCATAAGAAAAGTTCCGCTCCCCACCAAGTCACGATCAACAATGGGAACAACAATGTTGATTTTCATATCAACAGCAACAACAATACCAATGATCCAATATTAATGTCTGATGCCGATACTGCTAGAATAGGAATTGGAACAGACGCTCCTGATGAAAAACTTACCATCAACACACCAAACGATAGCGATCAAGTTTTTATACAATTTCAAGAAGCAGGGGCTGACAGAGCAAAGATTGGAATTAATGATTCAAATAATTTAGTGTTCCATCAGCAGTTCACAAACAAGCATATCGTTTTCAAAGTTAATGATCAAGGTGTTACACGAGAAGGATTAAGAATTGATGGTGCTGTTCCGGAAGTGGTTGTCAACGAAGGATCATCTTCCTTGGTAGATTTTAGAGTTGAGTCATCTGACAGTACTCATATGCTATTTGTAGACGGCGGAAATAATAAAGTTGGAATCGGTACATCAGTCCCAGAGACAACACTGCATATACATTCAGATACAATTAACAATGGCGCCGTCACCATAAGCCAAGCAGATAATTCAGGTGATGCGTCTCAACTTGATCTGTCAAAAGCAAGAGGTACTGGGCAATCACCGGCTGCTGTACAAAATAATGATTTCTTGGGGCAAGTTAGGTTTGTGGCGTATGACGGAAATAGCTATGATAATTTTTCTGATATATTTGTCCAAGCCGCAGGCACTATTAGTACCACTTCTCATCCAACAAAAATGGTTTTCAGAACAACTAGGCTAAATGCCACCTCTCCGGTTACTGCTATAACAATTGATGAGAATCAGAATTTGATAGCAGAAGGTAATTTAGAGGCGTTTGATACTATAACAATCAGAAATCAAAATGCCCCCGCCAGCGCCACCTCCAATGGGTTTAGAGGTGAGATCAGATATGATAGCAATTATATCTATGTATGTGTTGCGGACAATACATGGAAAAGAGTTCTGTTGAGCACTTGGTAGTGATGTTGCCTTAAGAATCACAATAATTTTCCTTTTCTTGTCAAGAACACTATTTATTAACGATAAACGTTTATTTAGGAGTTTTACATAATGTCATTACTGAAACAAGCTATTGTTGATGCTGCCAACTTGAAAGAAGCAGCACTCAAGAACGCAGAGCAATTAATTCTTGAGAAGTATTCAAATGAAGTAAAAACTGCCATTGATTCTCTTTTGGAGCAAGAAGAAGCTCCCGCAGCCGGCGCAGAAGCCGCTGCTGGTGAAGAAACAGAAGCAGAGCCAACTACATTTGAAGAAGAAAACACAATTACACCGTCTTATATGGAAGGTGAAGCCATTACATCTAAAGATGGTAATTTAGAATTAGAGACTCCTGATGAGGGAGATACGATCGATATTAACATCAGCCCCGAAGAGTTGGCACAGTTCTTGCGTGATGCAGAGCAAAACGATGTTGGACAATATGTTGATACAAATTTAGATGATCTTCGTGTCGATGACGACGATGAAGTTGAAGTTGATCTCACTGCTCTCGCAGATTTAGACGACGAAGATGATTATGGAATTGAGGATACCGATCAAGATATCGAACTCCCCGATGACTTAGAAGGATTAGAAAGAATGGTTGCAGAAGCCTTAAGTGTGGACTATGAGCCACAACCGCACGGTGACGTCGGTGGCGGAAAAGATATTGATTATGAAGCTGCAATCGATATGGCATTGGCTAAAGCAATGTCTGATGAGATGGAAGAAGAAAACGAAGAACTTCAAGCTTCTTTGGAAGAATTAGAAGAAGAAGTTAAAAATCTCAAAGAAGAAAATCAAAAATTTAAGAGCGTGACTCTTCAGTTAAAAGATAAATTGGAAGAATCAATTATCACTAACGCGAAGTTGTTGTACTCTAACCGTGTACTAATCAGTGCCTCCCTGAATGAGCGACAAAAGAATAAAATTGTCGAAGCGTTGACAAATGCACAAACCGTAGAAGAAGCAAAGACTATCTATGAAACACTTCAAAGCACAGTGAACGGCAACAAGCGTAGCCCTCAAACACTGAGCGAAGCAGTTAATAGACAAGCTGGGCGTTCATCTACACTTCCGAGACGAACTCCCGAAAGGGAAACTCTCAATGAAGGTGCCTTAACAAGAATGCAAAGACTTGCAGGCATCAAATAAGACAATTAATTTTTGGAGGATATAAAAATGTCTATCGTTGAAAAACTTACAGAAGGTATTGTCAGAAGAGATCTCGCTAAGGAAGGTGCTGCACTATTAAACAAGTGGGAACGCACTGGACTTCTCGAAGGGCTTGATTCTGATTATGCCAAAAACAACATGGCTTCTCTCTTAGAGAACCAAGCCAAGGAACTTCTCCGCGAAGCTTCCTTGATGAGTGCTGGAGACGTCGAAGGTTTCGCCGCTGTAGCATTCCCAATCGTGCGCCGTGTATTCGGTTCACTTATCGCTAACGATCTTGTTAGTGTTCAGCCCATGAGCTTGCCTTCTGGACTGATTTTCTTCCTTGACTTCCGTTTTGGATCTGAAGGCTCTAATATGCCACGCGCTGGTTTTAAAGCAGATGAATCGATCTACGGACAAGGGGTAATTGGTTCGGAGCTTACCGGTGGTGTTGACATGAACAACCTTACTGAAGACAAGCAGCCGTTTGGACTTCAAGCAGGTTACACGCATGCTTCTGGTAATATTGGCGCTAATACTGCTAACTTGACTAACGTAGCTAATGGTACTATTGGTAACGGTACTGCTGGTGCAACCGGTGGTGCGGATATCGACAAGCTGGTTCGTTACGATCCTGATCTTGCTAGCGGAACTATCGTTTCTGTTCTCAAGGTTCAGCTTTCGGATCTTGATCAAGCAGATGTCACTGAAGAAGGATTGAGACACATTACGATTCAATCTGGTTCAGCACGTCCCGGTTTACTTAGCGCATCGCTGATCACCAACTCGGCTGTGAATCAATCGCAAGTTCGTCGTCTTACTAGATTCTCTGGATCTACCAAGACTCACGCACTGCTTTTCTTCACAGGTTCGTCTGCAATTAGTGGTACCGCAGGTTCTGCTTCTGAAGTAACCAGCGCTAACGCTAAGATTCAATACCGCGCAATGGATGATTTTGTTAGCGGAAGCGGACTTGGTTCGGTTGTCGGACGTTCCTTCTGGGAGCTTGAAGCGCAAACCGATATCCCTGAGATCGAGATCCAAGTTGACTCGGTAAGCGTCACGGCGCAAACCAAGAAGCTGAAGGCTAAGTGGAGCCCTGAGTTGGGACAAGATCTTAACGCATACCACAACCTTGACGCTGAAGTTGAGTTGACTTCGATTCTTTCTGAGCAAATTGCTCTTGAAATCGATCGCGAGATCCTTGCTGATCTTATGGGTGGAGCAACTGCTGCTACCTACTACTGGAGTAGATCTCCCGGCTTGTTCGTGAACAAGGAAACTGGTGCTGAACTTGGTGCTGCTTCTGCTGCCCCTGACTTCACCGGTACTGTTAGCGAATGGTACGAGACTTTGATCGAAACGATCAATGACGTATCTGCTCAAATCCACAGAAAGACTCTTCGTGGCGGCGCCAACTTTGTTGTCTGCGGCCCAGAAGTTGCCAACATCCTTGAGTTCACCTCTGGATTCCGTGCAAATGTCTCTCATGCGGATGAGAAGGGCACGATCGGTGCTGTTAACGTTGGATCTCTTTCTAAGAAGTTCGATGTTATGGTTGATCCATACTTCCCAAGAAACGTAATCTTGGTTGGACGTAAGGGTAACTCTTTCCTCGAAAGTGGATATGTGTACGCTCCTTATGTACCTCTTCAGGTTACTCCTACGATCTTCGGCACCGAAGACTTCGTACCACGTAAGGGCGTCATGACTCGCTATGCGAAGAAGATGGTTCGTCCTGACATGTACGGACTCGTTGTCTGTAGAGGACTTCTTGGCGAGGAAGGTTCTAGCTAATCATTAGTTAGCAATCGCTAAAGATAATAGGCTCCAATCTCTTTGAGATTGGGGCTTTTCTTTTTTCTAGAAACTACTTATTATAACTTGAGTTTATTCTCCTTGGGTGAGGCCACTACCCTAGAAAGAGAGTGTTCCGAAGTGGCTGGAATACGATCATTGACTAAAATCAGGTTATTGCAATAACATAATTTTAAGGAGGAAATTAATTATGGGAAATCGAAGAATTGGACGTAAAAGACTTTACGGCGTAGAAAAGGCTGGACAAAGAATTAATCTTGATTCCGGCGCAGGAATGAAAGATAATATTAAAAGTGCTAGTCAGCACAGACAAGGACAGGAGCTTATCACTGAAATCGCTGTTGACTTGCAAGGGTTGACATGTGCGGCTTCCGATAAGGGTATTATTGGACACGCTTCAAAGCCATCTTATATTACTCAACTCACTGAAGCTAACTATGGTATCGTTACTGAAATCAGAGTTGTGGTTGCTGAAACAATTACTAACACTGCTGATGATATTGGTGCAGAGGGAGTAGATGTTGAGGTTGGTGACGGCGCAGCCGGTATTGCCAACAACACCGGCGGATCCGCTAACGGTGGTGGAACCCGTGTCGCCCTTACCCACGATGTACGTGTCAAAGGGGCAGATGCCAGCGCAACCAAGGATGCAAATGAATTAGCTGACGGCTATCTTTATGTAGTAAATGCCGAGTCTGCAACCAGTGACACAATGACTGCTGGTAAGCTTCTCATCTACATTCACGGATTTGTAGCACCTGCTGACATCTAATCAATTAATATTATCATATAAGGAGGAAAATAAAATGGGAATTAGAAGATTAGGAAGAAAAAGATTAGCTGCTATTGAAAGCCATGGTATCAGAAAAGATATCAGCCCAAGCGCAGCAATGAAGAATGCAATCGTGTCTGCCGATCAACATCGCGAAGGGCATAAGGTTGTCACTGATATTGTTTTAGATCTCGGTGCCGCCAATGGTGGACTTAAAACTTTGGCTCTTGCAGATAAAGATCCAATTGGAACAACTGCCGCGGCAACTGCGCCATCATATGTTTGTCAGGTTACTGATGCTGTATTTGGTACTGTTACATCTGTCGAAGTAATTTGCTTAGAGGCTATCACTGATGGCACTTTAACAGATTATGATGTTATGTTTGGTGATGACGATGGATTTCTGGGAAGTGACGCTAGCAATGATACTGCAATCAAGACTGGCGTTGGAGCCAAAGGATATCACGAAATCGCTGAGTATGATGCTGAGAACCTTAAAAATAAGTATATCTACATCACGGCTGGAGCAGCAACAACACAAGTTGCAACTGCGACAATTTCAACTGCTGATGCCACTATCACAAACATGGTTAGTGGAAGCACCACAATTAGGCTGAAAGACTCATCCGGCGGCGCCGTCAACTTTGTTGCTGGCGCAGGTAATCATGATCAAGCTGGTGCAGATGGCATTATCAAGATTGGAGGCATGGTTTCTAAGGCAGATTTAGCCCAAGCTATTTCCAGAGGTATCAATGCTAATGCAGCTTTTAGTACCGATAGTGATAGCCAAGCCGGCTCATCTGAGACAGTAACTGTTTCACATGCTGCTGTTACGGCAACTAACAACCAGACTAACTTTCTCGTCAATGACGATCCAGAAGCATCTACCGGAATTTCCGTTGGTGCGTTCACTGGTGGGATTGATGATGGTGTAGCAATTTCTGGCGGTAAACTGCTTTTGAGATTCACAGGCTTTATGGAGCCAGACGATATCTAGATTAATATTTGGATATATCACAATCAAAGTCACTACGGAAGTAGTGGCTTTTTTTGTTTTTGTTGACTATTTACTAAGAACATTTATTAAATAAAGGAGACTATTTTTATGTCCGGAAGAAGAAGAATGTTGGCTCTCAAAAGAAAACTGCAAGCCGCTGAATCGGCACAAAGTGCTGCTGAATCTAGAGCAGCCGCCGCTGAAAAGGCACAAAAAGAGGCAGAAGCCCGCGCAGCAGCAGCCGAAAAGGCACAAGCCGAAGCTGAAGCTGCCAAAGCCAAGCCGGCTCCAAAAAAGAGAGCACCATCCAGAACTAAAAAGGCATCACGCAAAGATTAAACTTTTCTCTTTTGTCTAACTATTTATAGTATCGGAGGGATGATGCATGTCGAAGCCTACACTTACACCCAAACAGCAGACGTCAGCTATAGTGCTACCAGCAACGGGCACTGCAACTGACGTCAGTTCTGTATTGCCACTTGGAATTTATGCAGCAGAGACAGACTTTTTATCTGGCGCCGCAGATCAAGTTGCCTATACTTATAAAAAATTAGGTGGAGATGTACTAGACATTGAAATAAAAGCTGAAACCATTTACGCCAACTATGAAGAAGCGGTTTTAGAATATTCTTATATTGTTAACACACACCAAGCAAAGAATGTGCTTTCTGACTTGCTTGGAACTTCAACTGGTTCTTTTGATTCCGATGGGCAGCTTAAAGCCGGCACCCTGTCGTCTTCTTTATCAGGTACAGGTGTTCAACAAAGATTCCCTCGCTTCGAATTCGCATATGCCCGCCGTATTGCAGATGGTGTTGGCGTTGATGCTGGTGTTGGTGGTAACGTGACAGTCTATTCTGCATCTTTTACCACAACAGAAGGCGTACAAGATTACGATTTACAATCGATCATCGAAGCTGCATCTACAGCAGGAACAGATAACGGAACAGGAAATGCAGTAGATTGGGCTGGCTTGGTTGGTAACAAGAAGATTGAAGTAAGAAAGGTGTATTACAGAACGCCAAACTCAATGTGGCGTTTTTATGGATACTATGGCGGACTTAATACCGTTGGTAACTTGTCTAATTATGGGCAATGGAGTGATGATTCAACATTTGAGGTTATTCCAACTTGGCAAAACAAGATGCAAGCTACAATGTTTGAAGATGCCATCTATACCAGAAACTCACACTTTTCATATGAGCTAAGGAACAATCAGATAAGATTATTCCCGGCACCAAATAGCGTGACGGCACCGAAGTACTGGATTGAGTTTACAATCCCAACCGCGCCTTACTTAGATAATGATCCAGATATTGGCATCTTGGGCGTGAACAACATGAATACACTTCCATTTGAAAACATACCATACAAGAACATCAATGCTATAGGTAAGCAGTGGATTAGAAGATACTCACTTGCACTGTCAAAAGAAACTCTTGGACAAGTACGTTCTAAGTTTGGTAACTCAATTCCAATCCCCGGTGAATCTGTTAGCCTAAATGGTGACGCTTTGCTATCTCAGGGTAAGGAAGAACAACAGGCTCTAAGAGAAGAGTTGATCAAAGTGTTGGATGAACTTACTTACTCCAAGTTGGCAGAGGATGATAAGAACTTTGTTGAAAATGCTGGCGCATTACAAAAAGCAATTCCGTTGACAATTTTTGTGGGGTAAATAAATGTCGAAAAAAGATAACAAATGGACTCAACCAAATACTCCCCCGCCACCACTCTTTACTGGCAAGAAAGAAAGAGATCTTGTTAAGCAAGTAAATGATGAACTTATAGAAAGAGTGATTGGGCAAACGGTGGCTTATTACCCAGTTGATTATGATACTACAAAGTTTCACCCTATTTATGGCGAAGCGCTTGAAAAGAATTTTCTGCCGCCAATTAGAGTTCAAGCTTTAATCGAGTGGCATGGTATTGAGTCGGCATACACAGATAAAATTGGAATCGACAAACAATCCACTATAACAATTCATTTTCACAAAAGGCGATTAACAGAGGATCAAAACTTGTTTGTTAGAGAAGGTGATTTTGTTTTGTATGGAGATTTATTTTATCAAGTAGTTAGTTTAATGGAGCCAAAAAGACTTTTTGGACAAATAGAGCACAGAATGGAAGTTAGTGCCAAGTGCGTTAGAGCAAGAGATGGAGTATTCAATGCCGAGTAAAGGAGAAATTGGGGTAAACTTTAAGCCCTCTACTATAGAAACGATCGATTCAGCAATTTTTAAGTTCCTGCAAGACATGAATTTGCACGCCAGAACGAATAAAGGCTTCATCCCGGTGCCAATTATTTGGGTTGGCGCAGAAAGAACATACCAAATCAAGAATGATTTAACTTTAAGAGATTCTGAAGGGCTTTTGAAGTTGCCACTTTTAACAATTGAAAGAAAAGATATTACAAAAGATCCTACCAAATCTCCAATTCCGGCAAATGTGCCTGATTTTGGGGATGGGGGCTTCATTCCGGTACGCAGAAGAATAAATCAAGAGAAAACTACCGCTTTCAAAGCAGCACAGAATGCTAAAAAATCAGGCGTTGACTTAGATGTTGGCAACACACAAGAAGAGTACCCCAGAAATCGTAAGTTTCCTAGTAAATTTACTCCTATGTTTGATGTACGCCCACCAAATTTAAGAGAAAAGGTGGTTTATGAGACAACTTACATACCAATTCCTGTCTATGTGACTGTAAAATACGAAATCCACATCAGAACAGAGTACCAACAGCAGATGAATCAGTTATTGACTCCGTTTATAGCATCTCATTCAAGAATGGGTAGAAATCATAAGTATTTTACAATGAAATATGAAAATCACAGCTTTGAGGGGTTCATAGATCCTAGTTTTTCTAATGATAACAACGCTGCAAAGCTTGAAGAAGAAGAAAGAATTTTCAATACTGTAGTCAATGTCGATGTGTTAGGCTACTTAGTTGGTGGCGATGCCAATGAAAATTCTAATATAGAGAAAGTTTATGAAAACATTGTAGAAGTTAAAATTTCTCGCGAAAGGGTTGTACTGGCTGACGAATTTGATCGCTCAAATCCTTCAGGCTCAAACCCTTTCTACAAAGAATAACTTCTTTTAGTTCTTTTGGAGAAAGGAATAACTATTTATTATGAATGTTTTATGGATAAACCATCGACTGTTTATAAAGGAGAATTAAAGACATGTCAATTGATAAATTTAGATTTGTATCTCCGGGTGTACAGGTGGCTGAAATTGATCAGTCACGCCGCGCACGAGACGCTGCGGATCCCGGCCCAGTAATTATTGGACGTTTCGAACGAGGGCCTACAATGCAGCCCACCAAGGTAGATTCTCTCAACGAGTTAGAGGAAATTTTTGGTAGAACTATTACTGGTAGAGAGTCAGGCGATATCTCTCGTAATGGTAACTTTTCTGCTCCTTCGTATGCAGCTTTTGCAGTTAATGCATGGCTAGCAAACAATGGCGGCGCAACTATTATGAGGCTTGTAGGTAAGCAATCCAGTAATGCCGAAGTTGGCTCTGGAGAGGCTGGATGGACTAGAAGCACCACTGGATCCGCAGGATCTGGTAGAGGTGGTGCATGGGGGCTCTGGGTTATTCCTTCGGCTTCAACCTTTCAAGGATTGACTGGTACACTCGGTGCTGTTTTCTATTGCGCTGCTGACACAGGAATTGTTCTATCTGGCACTCATTTAGTAACAGGCGGCTCCACTAAGAATGGACAAGCTGCCGCATCACTCATGAGATTCGATGACGGAAACATTAGAGCTAAGGTTATAAAGGGCATTTCCGATCAGACTTCTTCTGTTGGCGGTTCTGAGGACGAAGATGTACTTTTCAACTTCAACCCTGCTTCTAGACAGTTCATTAGAAAGGTTTTCAATACCACGCCTCACAACACTAATAGTGATGTCGTCGCATCTTCGCACGCAAATTATAAAACTTACTGGCTTGGTGAAAGTTTCGAAGATAGAGTTGCACAGTTGGATTCACAAACTGACGGCACCTCCGCACTATTATGTTTCACAGCGCCTCTGGTTTCTGGAACTGTTAACTATGCAGATCACGCCTATGATGCGCAGCCAAGTAAGACTGGTTGGGTTATCTCTCAGGACGTTTCACTGGATTCTGGTTCATACTCTCCAGCAAACATGCAGAAACTTTTCCGCTTTGTTTCTCTGGAAGAAGGTGAATGGACTCAAAGAAACTTGAAGATCTCTATCAGAAATATCAGACTTCCGAATGCAGCATCTGATGCTGATGCATACGGCTCTTTCGATGTTCAACTTAGGGCAATTCAAGATACCGACGCTGCACCAGAAGCTGTTGAAACATACACTAATGTCAACTTGAACCCAGCATCTCCAAACTACATTGGAGTTAGAATTGGTGATCAAAGAGCAGTATGGAACGATGCCGAGAAAAGATATCGCTACTTTGGAGCTTATCCAAACATGTCGAAATATATTCGCGTAGAAATTGCATCAGAAGTCGATGAAGGCGCTATCACACAAGAACTGGTGCCATTTGGATTCTATGGTATTCCACGCCCACCAATAGTCACGCTTGAGGGCTCTGGTTCCGCCGGCACCGGCGATCAGGCTTTCATTCAAGATGCCATCTCAAGTGCCTTCACGGTTGATGGCGTAAACGTCGAATCTGTTAATTGTTTCGTCAATGTTTCTGGAACCGCTGGTTCCGGTGCCAAAGCTATCACTGCTTCTCTTGAGTGGCCGACTCACAAGCTTGTTGGCTCTGCCTCTCTGGCTTCATTAGCAGATCCAACAGATCGTTACTTCGGTGTTGACTTTACTAGATACAACAGCGATACTTTGTTCGATCCCTCGGTATATGATCTTTCTAGAGCCAGAGTTTCTAACTTATCTTCAGATTCTTGGGATAAATCAGGAAACATGGTAGATTCATTCATCTTCTCGTTGGATGATGTATCTGGCTCTGCAAACAACGCTGCAAACGGATTCGTATACGTATCAGGCTCTAGAGCCGCCACTGATGGATCAAGCTCTTGGACTGCTGTTAGCGGTACCGAAGCTATCCTTGACGCTGGTTACGATAAGTTTACTATGCCACTTTATGGTGGATTCGACGGACTCGATGCTACACAAATGGAGCCTCTGATCAACAATGGACTAATCAATGGGAAAACCACTACTAACTGCTATGAGAAGTACACTCTTATAAGAGCCATCGACACAGTTGCAGATGCTGAGTTGGTTGATATGAACTTGCTGGCACTCCCCGGTATCACCGATCATGGTGTCACCGATCACATGATCAATACATGTGAACGCAGAAGAGATGCCATGGCACTTGTCGATATCAAGTTTGCATACACTCCGCGCCACGAAAGCAACGAGCCTTCCGAAGCTGTGAGAAACGCTGCAACTGGTAACAACAAGGTTTCTACCGCTGTCACCACTGTCAAGCAGAAGGGTTACAACTCTTCTTACGCGGCATGCTACTACCCATGGGTTCAGGTTAGCGCTCCAGTAACTGGATTGCCTACTTGGGTTCCACCTTCGGTTGTAGCCCTAGGCGCAATGTCTTACAGTGAAGCAACTCAGGCAGTTTGGTTTGCTCCTGCTGGATTCACCCGCGGTGGATTAAGTGAAGGACGTGGTGGACTTCCAGTATTGGCAGTGTCTCAGAGACTTTCTTCGAAAGAGAGAGACAGCCTTTATGAAGTCAACATTAACCCAATTGCTCAGTTCCCAGCAGAAGGTATTGTAATCTTTGGACAAAAGACACTTCAAGCCACGCCATCAGCGTTGGATAGAATTAACGTAAGAAGACTTCTTATCTTCATCAAGAAGAGAATTTCTAGAATTGCTTCTACCCTGTTGTTCGATCCAAACGTTTCGCAAACTTGGAACAGATTTATATCAGAAGTTGCACCGTTCCTTGATGGAGTTAAGTCGGGATTTGGACTGGACGATTTCAAGATTGTCTTGGACAGTTCAACAACGACTGCCGATCTAATCGATAGAAACACAATGTACGCTAAGATCTTTGTCAAGCCTACAAAAGCTATCGAATTCATCGCAATTGACTTCATCATTACGAACTCTGGAGCATCGTTTGATGATTAATAGTAAATTTGTGAGAGTATTGGGCTGAATACTGATGCTCTCACTATTTACTTTGAATAAACATTTATTTGGAGGATTTATAAATGGCTCAATTTTGGAATAATAGCATACTCGAACCGAAAAGAAAGTTTAGATGGCTTTTGCAGGTTAACGGGATACCATACTGGACAATTAAGAAAGTACAACGTCCGCAGTATACTGTCGGTGAAGCAGAGCACAAATACATCAACCACACTTTCTACTTTCCCGGTAGAGTTACTTACAATGAGATTGACTTTACCATTGTAGATAGTGCTGATCCTGATGCCGCTGAAACCTTAAGACAAATCTTGGGAGCGTCTGGTTACAGACTGCCTAAGAGCGAAGATATTGCAACCCAATCAATCACTAAACACGCCGCAGTCCGTGCCCTTGGTACAGTGCAGTTAGTTATGATGACTGGTGGTGGTAACGCATCTTCTACTGGTGGCGATGGTACCGTTGCAAACAATCAGAAGGCTGGTACTTTAGTTGAACAGTGGAACTTGCATAACGCTTGGGTTAAAGACATTTCATTTTCGGAATTAGATTATGATGGTGATGATCTCACTGAGATTACTGTCAAGCTTCGCTACGACTACGCTGAACTTAATAACAGTTCTAACTTCCCATCCGGCTTCGGTAGCCTTGATGTTGAAAACCCAGATCTGTCTTACGGCGTATCCGCAGGTTCTGATCCTGACAGACAAGACTAAAAAAATATTCTCTATACTTTGGAGGTTAAATGAGAAACAATGATGAGAGAACGGGCGCTGTCCAACAACCGGACAGCCCCGCCCCTGCTCAAGCACAAAAGGGGCTAAACTTAAACTTTGTTGCACCAACAGAGTTTGTCGAAATTCCCTCAAGAGGCAAATTTTATCCACAGGGGCATCCCCTGCATAATAAGCACACTGTAGAGATCAAGCATATGACTGCTAGAGAAGAGGATATTCTTACTAGCCAGACTTTGCTTAAACAGGGTGTCGCACTGGATAGATTCTTGCAATCTGTATTGTTGGATAAGGCAATCGACATTAATACTTTGTTAGTTGGCGACAAAAACGCTTTGATTGTTGCAGCTAGATGCACAGGCTACGGCGATGATTATGAAACTACTCTAACTTGCCCATCATGCATGGCGCAAGTAAAAGAGACTCTAGACTTATCAGAGTGTAGAGAGATGGTTCATGGGTATAACGAACAGGATGCAGAAGAGCCACTGCCTAATGTTGTCGGCCCATCAGCCGCTGGGACATATATGATCACATTGCCTACGACAAACGCTGTTTTCGAAGTCAAGCTAATGAATGGGCGAGATGAAAAAGCATTCGCCAAAAGAATGGAAACCAGAAAGAAGAAGAAACAAGGCGAAGCTCTTATGACTGATCAGTTTAAGACTTTCACAGTTTCTATTAACGGTGTAGACATTCCGCGGCAAATGTATTCTTTTATCGATAATTTGCCCGTAAAGGACTCTAGATTCCTTCGAACGGCTTATAACGCCCTCACGCCTGCTGTAAATCTTAAGCACGATTTTGCGTGTACTGAGTGTGCTTATGAGCAGGAGGTAGAAGTGCCTATTACGGCGCAGTTTTTTTGGCCTGACGCATGAGTATATGGAGGGAGTTTATGAACAATTCTTCCTCCTTAAATATCATGGCGGTTGGAGTTTCATGGAAGCATACAACCTGCCAGTTGGACTGAGAACATGGTTCCTAAGACGACTATCAAAACAGCTAAACGATGAAGCAGAAGCAAATCGTAAAGCAATGAATAAAGCTAAAAGAAGGTAAAGCAGTTGGAAACAACTGCTTTCTTTCTATTTACACTAATTATATTTGTATTCTGGTGACTTTAAATGAAAACAATTGAAATTGACTTCTCTAAGCTAAGGGCTTTGGACGAGAACATACGAAAAGGCTTCATAGGCACTTTCGGTATTACGCTGAAAGATCTTCTGCAAAAGATGTTTGGTGGGCAAAAAATACCTCTTATTGTGAAAGGCACTCCCAAAGAAGTGCGCGCATTCGCCAAAGCACTAGTTAAAGAGAAGGATTACTACAGGTTTTATAAGCAATATGGCTTGAATGATCCTAGAACATATAGATCAAAGTTTGCACTGAAGGCTGCAATTAGAGAGTTTGAGAGAAAAACTGGAGTCAAGTGGCCGTTACAGTTTCGTAGGTAAATAATTTATGGCAAAGTCGTTTAAAGAACTATTAATAGAATTTAGAAAAAACGCTGCGTTGAGCCCAGATGATGCAACGTCATTAGATAATATTATCAAAGAAGTTGGCGATAAGTCAATGGCTGGCGCAGCCAAGGTACGAACTGCCTCGCAAGAACTGACAGCAATGTTGGGCGATGTAGCTAAAACGACTGAAGAGCATGCAGCCACCTATCTGAGTAGTACTGATGAGATGATCTTGAAAGCCATCGAGATGGCTGAAGCTACTCTTGCCAACAAAGATGCAACTGAAAGTCAAATAACCTCTGCACAAGCAGTGGTTAGCATGTATAAAGAACAGGCTAATGCAATCAACATTGCAACCAAATCAGCCTCCAAGATGACTACTGAGATTGATAGGTTCGCCCGGGCAAAAGGGCTTGCAAAATCAGCTTCAGATTCATTCTTTGGAAACTTAATGAACTCCGGCCCACTGGGCTTTGCAATGCTGAAAGATCAAATGAAGCAATACGCTTCAATACAGAATATTGCGAATGTTTCAATGTTCCAGTTTCAGAAACAGACACTTGAGTTAGCACAAGCATTTGACGGCTCACAGGCTGAATTGTCAAAGGCTACGGGTACCACGGGCGAATATAATGACTTGTTATATGACGCACAAGAACAAAATAAAGCATTTGGCGTCGGAATAGAAGAAGTTCAAAAAGCTATTTCTAACTTACATAATGAATTAGCAGTATTCAATCAGATGAGTTCTGAAAGCCAAATGATGCTTACGGAGACTACGGCTAGAATGGAGCGCTTAGGTGTTGAAGCCGGCGTTGGTGCAGAGCAATTTGATAACCTTATAATGGGTATGGGAATGGGCGCCGTACAAGCCAATAATGCCTCTTTAGAGCTTGTTGCTCTAGGTGACGCAGTAGGTATGGCAGCAGGTGTCATATCGAAGGAATTTAACGCCGCAGCAAGCGAATTAGCCAAGTACGGCCCACAAGCAACACAGGTGTTTAAGGGCATGGCAGCAGCCGCCAAGGCAACTGGTATAGAAATTGGAAACTTGATGAGTATCACAAAACAATTTGATACTTTTGAAGGTGCCGCAGTAGCTGCTGGAAAGTTAAATGCTATTTTAGGTGGCGGAGTGATGAACTCCATGGAACTTTTAAATGCCACCGAAGAAGAACGAATCAGATTGATGATCCAAGGAATGCAAGCATCTGGCAAAAACTTCGCTTCTTTGAACCGGTTTGAAAAGCAAGCCATCGCTAGCGCCGCTGGTATTCAAGATATGACTGAAGCTAATAAGATTTTCGGCATGTCCTTGAGTGCTTATGATCAGATGCAAAATAAGGCAAGTGCAGCCGCAGCCGCAAATGCAAAAATGGAAGAGCGAGCAGCAGCCGCAACGAAAATGTCAGAAAAATTTAAGTTAATCATGCAAGGCTTCGCCGTTGCATTCATGCCAGTATTAGATGTTCTACATGCAGGTGCAAATCTTATATTGCAATTAAACGATGCAACCGGCGGATTCTTGATTCCAGTTCTCGGTGCAGCTTCTATAGCATTCATGATGTATGCAAAATCAGTTGGAGCAGGCAATGCAGCCACAGGGGCTAGTATAGCCTTGAAACAAGCCGCCTTCGCCATAGGAAATACAGAATTTATGCTAAAAATCCGCTTGGCTATGATGGACAAGCAGGAAGTGGCAATGAAGGGAATAAAAAATGCCCTGTCCAGCAAAGAAAACTTCCTCGGAGCGATGAGGAACGTTCAGGATGCGGCATCAGTGAAATTACAAGCAGCCAAGAATGCCGTGATGGCACCCGGTGTCACATTGAAAAAAATCGGATTCGCTATATCGAATAGTGAACTGGGAATCAGGGTTCAATTATTTGCAATTGATGCAAAAGATTTTGTACTTCAAAAAGCTAAAATTGCACAACAAGGTATTAGCAATTCCATGATGGCTGTAAGAACTACTCTTGGAAAGTCAGATCTTCTAGTGAGATCAAAGGGTGTAATTGTTAGTGGTTATCAGTTGGCGATGTCTAAAATGAAAAACCTCTCTATGAAAGAAGGGGTTCTGCTTCAGATGAAAGAAAATATTGCGACAAAAGGTGGATTAGTGTTCACTAAAATCAAAACACTTTTAACTGGTGGACTGGCATTGGCAACTAAATCAAAAGCAGCGGCAGATGCAGCCTCTGTCGGCCCTCAAGCCGCCGCAACAGGCGGTTTAGCCGGCTTTATCTCCGTAGGTATGTCAGGGTTACCAGTCTTACTGGCAGTAGCACAAGCAGCCCTAGGCATCGGTATGGCATTCTTAGGAATAGGATTGGCGATCGCCGCACCATTTATTGCAATTGCCATGATTGTCACAGCATTCAAAGATCTGTTTATCGCAATGATGCAAATGTCTTCGAAGATTGCAGAGGCTGCTGGAGGACTAATCTTATTTGGAGCCGCAGCAGCAACAGCCATGGTAATGATAGGAATTGCACTAATTCCGTTTTCGATTGCTCTTGCAATTGCCACGCCGTTCTTGGTTGTAGGCGCAATTGGTATTGCAGCGATCGGAGTAGCGATGTTGCTAGCAGCACCCGGCTTCTTGATCTTTGGAAAAGCTATGGAAGCAATGAGTTCAGGACTTGGAAAATTCCTAAAACTTAAATTTTCTAAGCTGGTTGCGGCACTGGGTAACTTTGCCCTCTTTATTACAGGCTTGGTACTTATGTCGCCACTTGTTCTTGCGGCAGGTATCTTAACAGGAATTCCTTTATTGATTATTGGAATGGGGCTTGGCAAATTCTCTAAATCTTTGAAATTGTTTATGAAAACTGGAAGAAAAAGTATGGTAGGAGCCGTAGCTAATCTATTGATCTTTAGTTTGGGACTTCTTGCTGCATCTCCATTTATTCTAGCTGCTGGTATTTTGGCTGGTATTCCATTATTGATTATCGGACTTGGATTACTGAACTTTGCCAAAGGAATACTTAAATTCCAAAAAATTGGAAAACAAGGAATGTTTGGAGCGATCGCAAATCTTATGTTCTTCTCTGTTGCTATGCTTGCCATGTCGCCACTGCTTTTGGCTATAGCGATCTTAGCAGGAATTCCAATGTTAATCATTGCAACTGGATTGCTTAAGTTCTCTAAAGCCTTGAGAAAATTTTCTAGATTAGGTAAAAAAGATATCGACGGTGCCATCGGTAATTTAGCGTACTTCACGCTAAGTATGATTTTTCTTTCTGTCCCGCTCGCTGCTATCGGTGTTCTTGTAGGAATCCCACTGATGTTGTTGGGTATGGGATTGATGGGATTTGCTAAGGCAATGAGGCAATTTGGGAAAATAGCAAACTCCGATATTCCTGCCGCTGTGGACATGCTATCGTACTTCGTGGGGCAAATGTTGCTTCTTTCTATTCCCTTGATGCTACTTAGCGTCTTAGCGCCATTCATGATCGCCGGAATTATTGTGATTGCAGCCGGCTTGGCAGCGCTTGGCGCCGCACTTGCTCTTATACAAGATAATATGGGCGGTATCATGGCTCTAGATTTCCTATTCCAGTCATTGTCTAGTACGGCTCAAGGTATAGCTGCCGTAGCAGGAGTTATGGCTGCTTCGATCTTTGGAATTGCCATGGCGCTGATGTTTATTCCGGAGAAAAAGACTCTTGCATTCGGAATTGCAATGGAAGGATATGGTGCCGCAATGCATGCTGTTGCTCAACTAACGCCAGAATCGGTTGAAGCGGCAGATCAGATAGTTGAGGCTGCTGGTAGATATGTTGAATTACAAGCAGAAATGAGATTGCCAGATCAGGACTCTTTTGTGCAAGCTATGAGGCAAGTTCTCGGCGGTGGAGACTCTGAAGGCGGCGGACAAGATATCATTCTTGAGCTTAACGGTAGAGAGTTTGGTAGAGCAGTAGACGCAGCCCTCAATAGCCGTCATTCTCTGAGCATTGACTAATTAGTATATAGGAGGATTGCAAAATGGCTAGAGAGGTATACGGATATACATCAGAAAACGGGCGTGATAAAACCCAAATGAACTCTGATGAAAGAGCCGCGATCAACGCAGATCCGGCAACTCAATTGGCGATTAATCGCGGACAAGAGTTACAAATTTACCACATTCCTTCTGGAAAGTTGTTGAAGTTCAAAGCATACGTCGAAGACTACCAAGACAAATACACTACTGAGTGGACAAATGCAGATGTTTATGGTAGAATGGACTCGATTCATCAATATCAGGGCACAAAAAGGATTATTACACTTGATTGGGTTCTTCCGGCAGCGTCTGTTGCAGAAGCTAGATGGAATCATGAAAAGCTAGCTCTTCTTTTTTCCATGTTATACCCGCACTATGATGCTGTCGGCCCTAGTAATCCCTCCAGTGCAACGCAAATTAGTACAGCCCCAATTTTTAAAATAAAATTCGGCAATCTGATACAAGATCCAAGATTTGGAGAATCTTCTGGCGATGCTGATGAGGGCGGATTGGTGGGCGCCATCGACGGTTTCATTTACGCTCCAGACTTTGAACAGGGATTTGTTGACGATATGTCTGCTGGCGCTTTCGGCATACCGTCGCCAAATGGAACACCTCGTAGTGGTGGTGGTGCTGGCGGTGCTGGAGTAGACGGGCATGGTGTTATGTATCCCAAGCTTTCAAAGTTATCAATGGAATTGACAATATTTCATACCTTTCCTCTGGGCTGGGAAGGCTCTAGCAAAAGGACGCCTTCTTTCCCATACGGTTTATTACCCGGCGCAGCTGGCGGCGCCGGCGGAGTGGGCGCAGGAACTACAGACGAAGCCGACGAAGAAGCCGAAAACTCAACATTAGATCCATAGAATAGGAGAAACAGAAAGTGTCTAGATTTACAAACAGAAGAATATTTCGCAATAAAAACGAACTGTATGAAGAAATGCTTGAGGAAAGAGAAGCAAAGTATTTCAGACAATACGTGACTCCTGATTTTACTTATCCAACAGTAGAGCAGATGAAAGAAATTAAAAGACTTAAGCATCGATGGAAAAGGGGAGATAGATTTTATAAATTAGCTTTTGAGCATTACGGAGATCCGAATTTGTGGTGGGTTATAGCTTGGTTTAACAAGACACCCACAGAATCTCATGTCGCAATTGGTTCTATCGTACTAGTTCCTAAGCCACTTGAAAAGGTACTTAAATATTTGGGGAATAGATAATGGCTTTTGGAGACGTAATAGAAGGCGAAACAGAAGACGGACAAGAAAAACCATTTGCTAAATTCAGCGATGCATGTTTTTTGATGGACTATATTGATGTAATTGCTAAGAAAGGAATTCAGGCAAATCCAAATGGATTTAAGAATTTTAAGGTAGTAGATGCTAACTCCGATCGTGGCGGTGGCGCTCACTATATTATTGCGAAATTAACTTCTAGAACTGGGCTGGAAAAGTTTATCGATATAGCCCCAGCGGCTCTCTCTGCGCTCCAGCCACGAGTTAGATTGTATAAGTTAATTTATGAAAACGGGCCGGGCGCTGCCCCAACATCAAAAGAATTCATATTTCATGATTTTTATAGCCAAGACAAAGTTGAAGCAATTTTAGATGGAAACTCTAAAAGAATTGGTGGGGTAGGCTTGAAAGAGTGCTCTTGGATCCTTGACGGAACAAACCCAGCAGAAGCAGAAAAAGTAATTAAAGTCAGCATGGGATTTGAATTCCAATCTGCCGCAGATCTACTGGGTGAAAGGTTTAATCCAAATGATGGATCTATTTTGTCTCCAGAAGACAATCCTGCACTAGAAAATCAGGCGAACATGATCGATCTCATTTTACATCCACCTAAGAGACAAGATGCAGAAGGTACAAATGCTAATTTGAACGCTTCAGAGGGAAAATATGTTCCCACGTTCTACAGAATAAAATTAGAAATTGGGTGGGCAACTCCAAACTTAGACGAAGGTAGGCTACCCGGGCTAACCACCGAAGAGACGATCGATCTTACAACAGAACTCAGAAAGCAAAGAATGTCTTTGATATTGAACTTGGTTGATCATACGCTAGATATCAAAGAAAATGGTGCTGTATCTTTGACTGTGGAATATGTTGGCGCCTTAGAAGAGACTATTAACGGAAATGCTGCCAATATTCTTAATTTGATTGATCGGGCAAAAGCCACGCCCGCAGCAGAAAACTTGGCAGAAGAAATAGAACTTAAAAAGAGGCAAATTGCAGATATCGAACAACAAATTGAATGCCTAAATTTGGTTAACCCCAACGGATCGGCAACTGCTGAAGATTTACAAGATGATATCGAAGATCTGCGCGAAGATGTGGCAGATTTCGAAGAAGAGATGCACGAATTCACGTCGGGTGTCAAGGGGCAGGTTTATAAACAATTTTTAACTAGATTGTTTGAACAAAGAGGAATATACGGGTTTGACATTGACGAAGGACAAATCGAAAATTGGCTAGAAAGTGTCGAACCCGGCAAAACACGCCCAGCTTTTTCAGACGTCGCCGGCGATATAGAGAGAAGTGAAGCCCCAGACTCCGCAGAAGAAGCAGTTGAGGCTATCGAGGATGCTGCCAATGAAACCGCTGATGCAGAACCTGCCGAGCAACAAAATGCAGTAGAAGAAGAAACAGCAGGTGTCATCGAAGATGCTAAAGACGCAGCCACTGATCCGGACAAGGGTAGAATAAACTTTTTATTCTTTGGAGATATTTTGGAAACTGCATGCGAAGTTATGTCCACCGGCGGCGGGAACCCACACCTAGACAACATGAGAATCCTTACCGGCCCAGTCGTGATCAACCACCCCAGAGGCAGTAAATTGCATTTTAACTTGGCAGACTTGCCAATACCATTTCATGATTTTCAGCAATTTTTCTTTGAAGTTGTTGTCAGGAAACAACTGTCTTCTTATCCTTTGAGGCAATTTGTCAAAGATGTTATAGAGAGGTTAGTCAAGAAAGTACTTCAGCCATCTGAGTGTTTTCCCGGCGATAAAGAAGGTAGGGCAATTAATATAAGTGTCAATAATTTTCCAATCTCCGAAGGCACTGCCACCAATGCTGGTATTGGGGGGAACGGTGGAGGTAATTGCCAAGGAAGGCTTGTGATGGACGCCTTCCCCAATGCGTCCATTGAGCCATTAGGAGAAGATGCACGCCCAATGAATTGTATGTTGTTCTACATGAACTCCTACAAGGCAGCAGAACTAAAAGCCAACGATATTGATGATAGAAACAAAGGTATATACCACTACTATATTGGGCTAGATAGGGGGCTAATAAAATCAATCAATTTCTCAAAAGCAGATCAACAAGGACTTCGAGAAGCACGCCAAGGCGAAGACGGTAATTTAGGACAAATCAGGGACGTATATAACGCTAAAGTTAAAATGGTTGGAAACAACTTATACTACCCGGGAATGAAACTGTTCTTAAACCCACCAATTGGATTTGGACGCCCAGAAGTCGATGCTTTTGGCGGCGGATATGGCACATTAGCTAATTTGTTGGGCATAGGCGGATATTATGATGTAATTACTGTGGACTCTGTAATTAATAGGGGTGGACAGTATGAGACTGAGTTGGACTGCGTGTTTGCACAATCTGGAGGAAAGAGGGACAGCATTGAAGCTAGGTGCGACAGTGTGATCACCTCTTTGGCTGCTCAAATGGCAGCAGACGAGAACAACAGTTTTGCTGGACAAGCTGCCCAGTATGTTGGGGCAGATCCGGCAACACCATCCGGCACAGAAGCGGATCTTAGGAGTGGAGAATAATGGCAGGTAGAAGAAAGAGCAGAAGAAGAAGAGCAGTAGACTATAACAAGCCTATGAGAAATAGGCATAACAAGAAAAGATACGAACTCAAAGAAAAGATACTAAATCAGGTTGATAAGAAGTTCGAAGAATCATTAGATAATCCAGTCACGCTATCAGAAGAACAAATAGACAACATTGTTGAGGCAATCGTCCGCACAGGACAGGCAACAGACACTAATGAGCCTTTTGTAAAAGACATCATTCCTTTGGGATCTAATAACGATAAGTCGAAAAAGCTTTTTCATCGTAGAAAGTACTATAAAGACTACGCATGGCCGAAGCCAGCACAATCTCAAAACATCATGGATGAAGACATTCCAGATGATAACTCAAAATATCAAGGAAACGCTCGCAAAATTTTTGCGCCATTTCAATTTGAAGATTTGATGTATAATAAGACATTTTATGGCAGACTAGATACAAATAACTATTCTGTATATCCAATAAACAAGTTTTTGAAAGGAGTCAGGGGCACAGAAGACAAAGTTATGCTGCTTGATTTTGTTGCGGATGCTGCAAATGGAATGATTAGGAAAATTGAAACCTTAAAAGAGACTGGCAAGATGTCAAACACTAGTACATATTATGAATTTAAGGTTAAAAGAGGATTTACTGATTTTGTTAGCGATCATCACACTACTATGAAAGCTTTTTTCGACACATTTGTTATAACTTGGGCAAATGATCCAAGAAGGTTCACTAGAATAATTGATTTTGATTCTTTTTGTAGAGAATTCACTTATTTTTTAGGCTTGGTGCTTCCAAAGTTTCCCCTGAGCAGAACAAATTTACTTCTCAGAAAAACAACCTCTCCTATGACAACCGGAATTATGTTTGAAATTTCAAAGGCAAAGCACGATCAAGATAAAAAGAAGTATAATAACTTTATCTTAGACGATCACTTTTTGCAAATACAGAGCATAGCAAACGGCTTTGGGTTTATGGTTGACAAGAACGCGCCATGGCGATTTATAGCTGATTTGGAGTCTATTCCGATGAAAAAAAGAATGGAAAATTATGGATTCATGAATTTGCAGCAAATGTTTGACAGAAGATTTTACAAATGCCATCTTTATGAAGCTAACTCTATTAGAGAGTACTTCTTGTCATTTTACGACTCTTTTGTTGAGGCGTACCCATACTATACCAAAGTAGAGAGATGTACAGATCACACTTCAAAAGCAAAGCTTCTATATAGGACGCAAAGACAGAGAAATCCATTTACCGACAGAAAACTTTTAGAATATTATTATTTTCTTAGAGCCAAAGAGGCGAGAATGGACTGGCAGCAGGAAACTTTTGATATTGAGGTTCAAACAGCCCAAAGTATTTTTAACGAGTATGGGTTTATTGCCGCCTTAAATTATGTAAATGATAAAACTAGCTTGATCGTCGGAAGAGGCGCCAATTTTGGAAATAAAATAAAAAATCAAGATGGAAAACGAATAATTTACAACCATCAGCCGTCTTATAAGAGAAGTAATTTTACTATGACGTTCTAGGAGGTTGGATGATTTTTCAAGCACTTGATGATAAATCTGAGTGTGTTGGTATATACTGCGATGGCAACTTGTCGTTTGATGAAATACCCAGTAATTTGACTAAAACATGGAATTATTCTAATTTTTTATCAGAATACGACATTGAATATGCTAGTATATATTGCCATGGCAAAAGTTTGGAAGAAGTTTGTCCTTCCCACCTTGTTGACAGGTGGGAATTTATATCTAACAGACTCAGAGCTTTTGTGAGGGCTAATCAAATAGCAAAAGTTAGTCTAGACGACAACTGCTTTTTTGACGTCACACCCGCACGATTCATGAAAGAATTTTGCCAAATGAAGAATGAAATCTGTGAATGGGTTTTTTCTAAGTACGATCGCCCTGACAATTACGATCATTTGGTAAATGTACAGAAAGTTCTGTCTGAAATGAAATATCAAAAGTTAAATATTGATGTGAAGCCACTTCGTGCGTACTGGACGGACAGGAGAGCCAAAATTTTGTATAAAAAATATGAAAGCAGAGCCGCATACTGCGATTACAACTTATTTGGCTCAGTGACAGGGCGCCTTTCTACAAATAAAAACTCTTTCCCTCTTCTTAATCTTAAGAAAGAGTATAGAGAAATAATCAAACCAAATAATGACTTTTTCATAGAATTAGATTACAACGCAGCAGAGGCAAGAGTTGTGCTTTCCTTGTTGGGACTTGAGCAGCCTGATATGGATATTCACGAGTATCACGCAAAAAGCCTTTACAGGTGCTCTAGAGACGATGCCAAGAAGAGGTTTTTTGCATGGCTGTACAATCCTAATTCTGAAGATAAAATCTCTAGTGGGCAATATGATAGAGATTTGTTGTTGAGCAGATACAGATGTAACGATTCGATTGAAACAATATTCAAAAGAAAAATTAAATGTGACGATTTTCATGCTTTTAACTACCTTATTCAAAGTACATGCGCTGATATGGTTCTTGACAGACTAGTGGCTATACACAACATTCTTAAGGGCAAAAAGAGTTGTGTTGCATTCACTTTGCATGATAGCGTAATCTTAGATTTTTCTTCAGATGATAAAGAACTAATAAAATTAATTGTAGAAGAATATAAAAATACAGAATTAGGTAATTTTAAAACTACAGTTTCAGCAGGTAAAGATTTATATAATCTAAAATTAATTAATATATAAGAGGTATAAGATGAATATTATAGGTTTAGGAAAAGCGGGGTGTAATATTGCAGAACTATTCAAGCAGTATCCTCAATATACTGTCTTCAAGATCGATTCAGATGAAAAGCTGAAAAGAAAAAAGAACTGTATGTACATTCCAAAACAATCCTCAGTGGAATTATATGACGCCAACCCAGTCGATCTTAAGAGACTATTAAAGAATTTAGACGAAGACGAAGAATGTTTTCTGATAGTGTGTGGATCTGGAAAAATCTCTGGTTGTGCATTGTGGACTTTGAGGCAACTAAAAGAAGCTGGACAAGATATAAGAATAATTTACATAAAGCCAGAATTAAGCACCCTAGACAACATAGCTAAATTGAGAAATAGAGCACATTTCCACATTCTCCAAGAATACACCAGATCTGGTGTTTTTAGTAAAATTTTCTTAATTGATAATGCCAAGATGCCAGAAATTGTCGGAAAAGCACCCGTAATTAACTATTATAGCAAGACAAACGAGTTTATCGTATCAACCATACATTGGTACAACATATACAGAAACACAGATCCTGTATTTGATACCTTTCGTGATGAATATGTAAGTTCTAGAATCTGTGCATTTTCTTATATCGACATAGAGGAACAAAAAGAGACAAAAACTTTTTCTATAGAAAATTGTAACCAAATTAAATATTTTTATGGCATCAATCGTATAACAATAGAAGATGACGAAACTTTGCTTGATAGACTAACAGCCATCAGCTTAGGAGAAGGGAACTCTCCAGCATCTATTTCTCATGGAATATATTCTACAGATTTAGAGACTGGATATTCGTTTGCAGTGCATTCATCATCAGATATTCAAGAACAGGAATAAAATGTCAAAATTCAAAACAGTTTTATTAGATCCGCCATGGAACGAACGTGGCGGTGGCAAGATAAAGAGAGGCGCCGACAAGCACTATGAATTGCTTAAAACGCCTGATATCATTAGAGTCATTCTTCAATCAGAATGCTGGAATGAATTAGAAGACAACGCGCACATGTACTTGTGGGCTACTAACAACCACCTAGAAGATGCTTTGTATGTGATGAAGTCATTAGGATTTCGATATGTAACAAACATTGTGTGGGTAAAAGACAGAATTGGGCTTGGGCAATATGCTAGAGGCAAGCATGAACTTTTATTGTTTGGCACCAGAGGCACTAAGCATACCACAGTTAAAAAAGAAAACAACACTTTAGCTTCTGTTATCGAAGCAAAGCGTGATAAGCATTCTAAGAAGCCAGAAGCTTCATTTGAATGGATTGAAAATAGATCTCACGGGCCGTACCTAGAAATGTTCTCCAGAGACGAAAGAGAAGGATGGACAGTTTGGGGAAAAGAAGTGAATAAATAAGCGTCGTCAGACGTATTAATAATAACCATAAAAAAGGAGTAAACAATGGGGAATATTAAATATTATCGTGGAACTTTCACGAAAGCAAATGGTGAACTTCGGACTATGTTTTTTGTCCGAGCAGGCGATCTGCCTGATACGTTTATCACAACCAACACAAAGGGTACTGGGCGTACTCGCAATCTCAAGGAAGGTTTGGAGACTGTTTGGGATCTTCAAAGTAAGTCTTGGCGTACTTTCAACTGGCGAACTTCTAATCCAGAGGAAACCACTATTTTTGAAGCAGACGAAAATATTCTGAATAATTTTGGAAACTGAGACGTACTATGGATAGCGGCAAAGCAGATCAGCTTTGTTGACTATAGACAACAGTCAAATAACAATAAGGAGAAATATTATGGCTATTGATTTTGCAAAAATGAAAGCGAAACTTGATGCACTTCAAGGTAACGGCTCTTCCAAGAGTAATATCTTTTGGAAACCGCAGGACGGTGATCAAACTGTTCGAATTGTTCCAACAGCGGATGGAGATCCGTTTAAGGAAATGTGGTTCCACTACAATGTAGGTAAGAACCCCGGCTTCCTTTGCCCCAAGAAGAATCACGGAGACGATTGCGCTGTGTGTAACTTTGCGTGGCATATCATGAAGGAGGCAAAGCAAAATGATGATGCAGAAACTTTGAAACTTTCAAAGTCACTGCTTCCGAAGCAACGCTTCTTCTCGCCAGTGGTAGTACGCGGCGAAGAGGAATCTGGCACCCGACTTTGGGGATATGGAAAGATGGCGTATCAGGAACTTATTCAATTGGTTCTTAATCCAGACTATGGCGATATCACTGATGTTGATGGCGGTACTGATCTTGTTATCAACTATGGTAAGCCTCCCGGCGCCTCTTTCCCAGTGACGAAGATTCATCCTCGTCGCCGCCCATCTGCCCTTGCAGAGTCTAAGGAAGATGTTCAGAATTTCTTGGATGGCATTCCATCTTTCAAGGAAAACTTCAATGTCAAGTCTAGCACTGAGATTGAGGAAATGCTTTCCAACTTCCTTTCGGGAGAATCTACCGACGATTCCGGAGGATCAGAGACTACGAAGTATCAAAACAACGAAACCTCTGATGTAGATGAAGCATTCAAAGAGTTGCTAGGAAATTAGACATAATGTTCTAAACCGCAGGTAGGCATGGGTTACAGATGCCTTATTTTTCAAACAAAGGTGACAAATGGCTAGAAAATTAAAGAAAGTACAAAGCAAAGGTAAGTTGAGCCGCAAAGATAAGCTTAAAATGATCAACAAATTGGCAGGTAATGACGTAGCTCATGATCTGACACAAGAAAACCCAACAGATGTATATGATTGGATTCCCACTTCTTCCACATGGCTTGACTCTATTGTGTGTCGAGGTAAGTTGGCTGGAATCCCTGTTGGTAGAATTACAGAATTGGCAGGACTGAGTGGCACAGGAAAGTCTTATATGGCTGCTCAGATTTCTGGAAACGCCCAACGAAAGGGCTATAACGTTTATTATTTCGATTCAGAATCGGCAATTAGTTCTGATTTTTTGGAAAAGTGTGGGTGTATCATTGAGGATCCCGGTGCAGACGATGGAGATTTTGTCTATATTCAGGCTCAAAATGTTGAGTTTGTTCTGGAGACAATTGAAGCTATTTTAGCATCTGGAGAGGAAAACAATCTCTTCGTTTGGGACTCTTTGGCACTAACACCAGCAATTGCTGATTTGGAATCGGATTTTAATCCTCAAAGTACAATGGCTGTAAAGCCACGTATTTTGTCGAAGGGATTGGCTAAACTTCTCCAGCCAATCTCAAATTCCAACTCCGCTCTACTGGTACTAAATCAGTTGAAGGATAACATCACGAGATCCCCCGCCGAAGCGATGACGACTCCCTATTTCACTCCCGGTGGTAAAGCGCTAATATATTCATATTCCCTCCGAATTTGGCTAACTGGGAGAAAAGCCAAAGCCTCTTTCGTCTATGACGATAAGGGCTATAGAGTCGGTTCAGAAGTAAAATGCAAATTAGAAAAATCACGCTTCGGAACACACGGCAGGACATGCAACTTCAAAATCTTGTGGGGCGACGAGGTAGGTATTCAAGACGAGGAATCTTGGTTTGATGCTATCTCACCTTCTGATTGTATCAGTAGTAGCGGAGCTTGGTTCACTCTTGCGCGAAATGGCTATGAAAAGCGGTTTCAGAAGTCTAAATTTGCACAAATGGCAAGAGAAGATCAGGAATTTAGAAAACAAGTTTTAGAAATTATTGATGAAGAAGTCATCATGAAGTTTGATAAAAGATTGGGTGAGGCATCCCAATATTATGATGAAGAGTCATAGTATAAAAGTCTCCTTTGTTTGTTTGGTTAACTCCCGCCATTAATTTGGCGGGAGTTTTTTGAATAAACAAGGTGTGTTGATCGTATAATATTTCAGAGGGACTTATGAAAAAAATATTGATTATTGATGCATTGAACATGTTTTTTCGATGCTATGCTAGGGATCCTAGTATTAATTTACAAGGGCATCCATCTGGAGGTTGCGTAGGCTTTTTAAAGAGCTTACAAAAGTCTATTCGTCTTACAAAGCCAGATGATGTTGTGATAGTTTGGGACGGCGGTGGAGGCTCACGAAAGCGCCGCCTCATAAACAAAGACTACAAATCAGGAAGAAAGGTGGTTCATTTACCAAAAGATATGAACTACAATTTTACACACGAAGAAGAGGCATCTAACAAGGCATGGCAGCAAACTAGATTGTTTGAATATTTAGATAATTTGCCAATTTGTCAGTTTATGTATGAAGACGTCGAAGCAGATGATGTCATCGCCGCGATTACTCAATCAAAAGTTCTCAAAGATTGGCATAAGGTGATCTTATCAAATGATAAAGACTTCATGCAATTGTGTGACGATAAGACGATTTTGTGCCGCCCTGCGAAGAAGCCATGGGAAATATTAAACACAAATAGGATTGTAGAAGATCTAAATGTTCATCCCATCAACATGGCACTCGCCAGAGCAATTGTGGGGGATAAATCTGATAATTTGCCGGGAGTCCCTAATGTCGGCTTCGGTAGGGTAAATAAATTTTTCCCTTTCTTAAAAGATGAGGACGAGTACAGCGTTAAGGATCTAATTAAAATAACCGAAGAGTTGGCTACCGAAAACAACAGCAAGTTTCTTACATCAATTCTAGAACACGAAAGTGTCATTGAAGAGAACTACAGGATAATGCAACTATATCAGCCATCACTTTCGTACCAAAGGAGAAATGCAGTAGAAAACTGCTTAGATGACAGAGAAAAACACTTTAATATGACTAATTTTAGACTTTTGTTAGCAGAAGATGGGTTTATGTCTTTAAGGTGGGACACGATGGAGCAATGTATGAAAAGAATTATTAATTTTGAATAAAAAAGGACAAACAAGCGTATTACTAAAGCGGGAGGGAATATGAACATGAGAAAGTCTAATGAAGATTTCTCTAGGTTTGGCAAGCACTTTCAAGAATCAATGGTACAGTTGATGTTGGAAGATCGAGCCTATTGCGATCAAATCACTGAAGTGCTAGACGTCAGCTTTTTTGAGTTGTCGTACCTACAAGTTTTTGTGGGCAAGTTGCTAGATTACAGAAAGAAATATAAAGTACACCCAACTTACAAAGCAATGATCACAATTTTGCGCACTGAGTTGGAATCTGAGAATGAAGCATTGCAGATGCAAGTGAAGGACTTTTTCTCTAGAATTCATACGGCTGAAATTACCGATCGTGAGTTCATAAAAGATACCAGTCTAGATTTCTGCCGAAAACAAAAGTTGAAAGCAGCCCTTATGAAGACAATTGGGCTCATGAAGTCTTCTTCGTATGATGAAATAAGCAAGGTTATTAACGATGCCCTAACTTTGGGCATGGGCAATGAGGCAGGGTACGAATACCTTACAGACTTCGAAGAAAGATATCAATTAAAAGCCCGCAATCCACAAACTACGGGCTGGGATGAGATTGACAGTATTACCGCCGGCGGACTTGGGCAAAGCGAGCTAGGAGTCGTTGTCGCCCCTACTGGTGCTGGTAAATCAATGGTTTTGACTTGTCTTGGGGCGAAAGCGATACAACAAGGAAAAACAGTGGTGCATTATACATTCGAATTATGTGATAAAGTCATTGGCAGACGCTATGATTCTTGTATCACACAAATTCCATTGGGTGATTTGAACAGTTTTAAGGAACAAGTTTACGAAGAAATTAGTGAATTAACTGGTTCGCTTATAATTAAAGAATACCCCACAAAGTCTGCATCAACTCAGACTTTGAAAACCCACCTAGAGAAACTTAAGAAAAGAGGCGTTGAACCCGATATGATCATTGTAGACTACGCCGATTTGCTCAAACCAGTAAACATGACAAGGGAGAAAAGACATGATTTGGAAAATATTTATGAAGAACTACGAGGCATTGCGCAAGAAAATGAATGTCCATTATGGACGGCATCACAAACGAATCGTTCTGGACTCAACGCTGAAGTAGTGACTATGGAAGCTATTTCAGAAGCTTTTAACAAGTGCTTTGTGGCAGACTTTATTTGCTCAGTTTCTAGGACTGCCCAAGACAAAGTAAACAATACAGGCAGAATGTTTGTAGCAAAAAACAGAAACGGGCCGGATGGTATGGTATATCCGCTAGTTATTGACTGGAAAAATGTCAAGATGCAGGTTTTACCAGAATCATCAGAAACCATGCTAGAGATCGAAGAGAAATCTTTGTCAGAACACAAAGCAGACTTATACAAGAGATACAAGAACAACAAGGAGAAATGAAAACATGGAAGTCTCAAACAAAATTTTATCAGATATTACGGTACACATGAAGTACGCTAGGTACCTAGAAAACAAACAGCGCCGAGAGAACTGGACAGAACTTGTCACTAGAAATATGGAAATGCATATTAAGAAATATCCTCAACTAGAGGGTGAAATCAGGGAAAACTATAAGTTTATCTTTGATAAGAAAATATTGCCATCAATGCGCTCAATGCAATTTGCTGGTAAGCCAATTGAGGTTTCTCCGAATCGTATCTTTAATTGTGCATATATGCCAATGGACGATTTGCGTTCATTTTCAGAGGCTATGTTTCTTTTACTTGGTGGCACCGGTGTAGGATTTTCTGTTCAGCAGCACCATGTCGATAAACTTCCAGAGATTCACAAGCCCAATGCTAGCCGCACCCGTCGTTTTTTGATTAGCGACTCTATAGAGGGATGGGCAGACGCAGTGAAGGCACTAATCATGTCTTATTTCAAAGGTACTTCCAAGTTACGTTTTGACTTTTCAGATATCCGTGCAAAAGGAGCCAAACTGGTAACATCTGGCGGTAAAGCCCCCGGCCCACAGCCTCTGCGAGAGTGCTTGGTGAAAGTGGAGGGTATTTTACAGCAGAAAGAAGATGGCGAAAAGCTTTCTACAATTGAGGTTCACGATATGGTTTGCCACATTGCCGATGCTGTTCTGGCGGGTGGTATCCGCCGCGCCGCTCTGATTTCTCTGTTTTCAGCCGATGATATGGAAATGATATCAGCAAAATCAGGAAAATGGTGGGAGCAAAACCCACAACGTGGACGAGCGAATAATTCAGTAGTGCTTCTTAGACACCGAATCGAAAGAGACTTTTTCATGAACTTGTGGGAGCGTGTCAAAGCCTCCGGAGCAGGCGAACCCGGCTTTTACTTCTCAAATGACAAAGATTGGGGCACCAACCCGTGCTGTGAAATCGCACTTCGCCCATATCAATTCTGCAACCTTACTGAAGTCAACGTTTCCGATATCACAACACAAGAAGAATACGAGAATAGAGTCCGTGCCGCTGCCTTTTTAGGCACTTTGCAGGCTGGTTATACTGATTTTCACTATTTACGCCCTGTTTGGCAGCGTCACACCGAAAAAGATGCTCTAGTTGGAGTCTCCATGACAGGAATTGCGTCTGGTGGCGTTCTGGCTCTTGATATGAGGGCAGGGGCAAAAATTGTTAAAGAAGAGAATGCTAGAGTAGCAGATATTATCGGCATTAACGCAGCCGCACGAACAACTTGCGTAAAACCCGCAGGAACCACCTCTTTAACGCTTGGAACTTCCAGCGGAATCCACGCATGGCACAATGATTACTATATTCGCAGAATTAGGGTGGGCAAGAATGAATCGATTTATAACTACCTAGCAGAAAACCACCCAGAGTTGGTTGAAGATGAATTCTTCTCACCACACGACACCGCAGTTATTTCGGCTCCACAAAAGTCTCCAGCAAACGCAATTACAAGATCTGAAACTGCAATTGACTTATTAGAGAGAGTCAAGAAAGTAAGTTCAGAGTGGGTTAAGGGCGGACATGGAAAGGGGCAGAATACACATAACGTTTCTGCTACCATTACAATCAAGCCTGATGAGTGGGAAACTGTAGGTGAATGGATGTGGGAAAACCGCAAACACTACAATGGATTATCGGTATTGCCATATAGCGAGCACAGCTACAAACAGGCACCTTTTGAGGATTGTGACGAAGAAACTTATGAAAATATGCTAAAAAGTTTAAAAAGCGTTAATTTGGAACTAATTAATGAGGAAGAAGATAACACAGATCTGAAAGGCGAGATAGCATGTGCAGGTGGAGCTTGTGAATTGCCATTTTGAATAATTTAGACTTTCAGTCGTATAACTATTAGGGAATAATATAATGAAAAAACTTTTTGAAAACTGGAGAAAATATGTTCTAGTTGAAATGTCAACACCATTGACGAAATATCGAAGACTAATGGGTATGTTCCAAGGTGATGTGGAAAGTGTGGATCAGGTTGTCATGATGACACCAGAAAATCCACACGCTCGTTCTACGTCTGATGAGATCAACGCTAAACGAACAGAGCTTTTCAGAGAAGATATGAAAACTGCTGGGTATGGGTACCGCCCTGTTGAGGGTATGTACGGCGGCCCAGAAGACTCTTATGCAATCCCACATATGTCTAGAGAAGATGCTGCAAGGTATTCTTATAAGTATGGGCAAGAGTCCTTTGTGTATTCTGTTCGTCAAGAGGGCGCCGATGCCAAGATGATTCACGAAATGGTTATGATTGACTACGCAGGAGCCCAACAGGATGGCAGATATCCTCCAGAATTGTTCGGAGAGATTTACATCATGCCAGAGTCAGTTAATACGACAATTGATGCAGAAACCACAGAAATGCTGAACAGTCAAGATTTGGCTAGCGCAGAGGATTATTATTCTAATATTCCCGGCGCACCAGAGAGGGGTAGGCTGTCAATGGACTTCTACGGAGGAAAGCCTGTGGACAAGGGGCAGCAAGTCGGCGCTCCGGCAAATCCCAGATATGTTCGGGAAAGCACCTATATTGCGATCAGAGAGTCAGACGTACCATCTACTACAGAGGCACAAGCACTGGCTAAAAAGATCAAGGATCGTAGTAGCAAGATAAACGAAAGCGATCGCCTTGGATCTTCAAAATATCATCATAGAAAGATGATGCTAGCAGAGAAGCAAGAATTGTTGAATATCATTAAAGAATTGGAGGAATAGTGAAGCCAGTAAATCGTAATTTGCTTATAGAGATAGAAAGAGAAAAGCCAGAGGAAACACATTCATCAGCCTTTCTTTTGCCAGAAGACTACAAGAAGAAAGATGTAGAAAGATACAGTGTGGTAAAAATTTTACAACGCGCCGATGACTGCGAAAAGATACGGGACATTCTAAGGCATGATAGGTGCGTCGTAGAGACTTCCATGATCAACGAAGTAAAAGTTGGCGGGAAAGTGTACAATATTGTTGGTGAGAACTATGTAGTTCTTATATTGGGGGATGAATGATTGAGAAGAAGACTATTCATATTTACAATGACGGTATTGGCTCTGTCAGTCTCGTTGATAGCATGGGCTCAGATCTCACTGTTGTTAACTCTGCTAGAGTATCGTTTGGGGTAGAAAAGGAAGAATTAAATGAAAGAGACAAGAAACTCATCAACTACCTTATACGGCACAGACACACTTCAACTTTGGAGCATAATCTTATTACTTTCAAGTTTTGTGTTCCTCTCTTCGTTCGCTCTCAGCACCATCGTCATCGGACATGGAGCTATAATGAGATCTCTCGGCGGTACACCGATAAAGACATACAATTTTATGTTCCCGAAAAGTTCCGCCCACAACACCCAACCAACAGACAAGCCTCAAGACACGACTACGTTATAAATCCAGTTGTATATCCTCACGGCGCCTTTCATGATCTGCACAAATATTACTTTAGCGGAAAAAACACAACAGAATTAATGCAGATTCATACTGATTCTTCTTTGAGTTTGTTTGAAGATATGATAGCTGCGGGGGTTTGTAGAGAGCAAGCCAGAATGGTACTGCCGCAAAGCATGTACACAGAATATTATGGAACAGTGAATCTTAACAATTTGCTTAAATTTGTTGATTTGCGCACACATGAAGGTGCCCAGTGGGAAATTAAAAAGGTTGCAGAAGCATGCTTGGACATAGCAACTGAATTATTTCCAGTGACGGTAGAATCATATAGGCGCATCAAAGATGAAAAAGAGTCCACATAGAGAAACAAACTTATCATATGATAATGTGATATTGGGAAGTTCGGTGCATGCTATGGTGGCAGCATACGTACATCAGGTACCCATATTTGGAAACATTACGCACCGTCCTATACCTTACTACTTTATTGAAGAGGGGGTAGATCTATCTTCGATAGGTGTAGACAACAAAACAAATACGTACACCAATCTTTCTGGTACAGAGCAAAGTTTCGGCATGCAACAAATCGAACTTTGGAATATTATGATGCACAGATTGTCTATAATGGGGCTAGCTCCAATGTTTGGTGATTATTATTATGACTATTTCACTGAACTGACAGAGATAGTGAAAATGAAGTCACAACGCAATTTTAGCCTATCAGTAAAAAGTAAAATAGTGAATATACAGGCAGAGAACATCATAATTTTCGATTACCCCAGTTTTTACAATGGCTCTGCCACGTTTATGGTGAATGATCATGTTCGACTTAGAAACGCCAAAAACTTGAAAGCCGACATCATTAATGAGGTTGTGCCTGTTCCGCAATTCATGGACACTTCGTGCTACCAGTCGATTGTGTACAAAGAGGGCAAGTATACTAATTGTTGCGTTAAGTCTATAGTTAGCGAAGACAATATGTCAAGCTTTGACACTAGTGAAACATCAATCAGATTAAAAACAGAAGCGTCTTTTTACTGGAATGTTGACAAAAAAATAAAAGTAGATTCTTTGTATCGAGAAAAGAGCCCAGTTCTTAAGCCAATGTACACTGATTTGGAAGAATTGGTATTAATGGATATATTTGCGCAAGAGTTGGTGTATCGATGAGCAATTTTCATTTAGCTGGGATTATACCGGTATCGAGCATAAAGTTAAATTATAATTTGCCATATCACCCATGTTTACTGCCAATCGAGGAAGATTTCTTGTTAATACACAGATCAATATTAGAATGTGCGTGGGCGGGCTGTGAAACAATATGGATTGTCATGGATCCAGACATAACTCCCATTTTTCGAAAAGTTGTGGGCGACTATGTTTACGATCCTGTAAACTATTATCGAGCACACGATATTGACAAAACCGCCAAGAGGACAATGATACCAATATATTTTACCACGGTTGACGTAAGGAACAGAGGCAAAAGAGATTGTTATGGCTGGAGCATCATTGAAGGCGCTTATATGGCTTACAGGGTTTCAAATCAGCTATCCAAGTGGATAATACCAGACAAATATTATGTTTCTTTTCCTTGGGCAATATACCCTCCAGAAATAGTAAGAGAACATAGAAAGTTAATTTCTAGCACCAATAATCCAAACTTCATGATAACAAATAATAATGAAGGAGTCAAAGGTGACAAGTATCTGGGATTCACATTTGAACAAGAAGACTTCATAAATTGCCGCGCATTCGTTAGGGAGAATGGTACCGGTAGATATGTTCCCGGCGGAAAAAAGAATGAGGATGGCATCCCTAGAGAGCTTTTACCAATAGAGAAGCGATGGAGCGCCCGTAATTTTAAAATGTCAGAGGTTTTTTGTAAATTACCAGATGATGTACACAAGATAGAATTGGATTATTATTATGATGTTACTTCGTGGAATGGATATCGTGAGTTTATGTCCTCGGATCTGGCAATAGAAAAGCCACGCGTTAAAGAATGGTTATCAAAATCTAGATATAAAAAAGATTTACTAGATTTTCAAGACTTATAACCTATTTAGATACGAAGGTTATCGACATGAAATTGCCCATTTTTATAGAAAATAGTAAAGTACCGGTATGGCTTTCTAAGATAGCTCCAATTGAGATTGGTGCAATTAGCTTTGGCATTTGGGTTTGGGATCGCGGTATTTCTTCTGAAAGAAGGAAGAGACATGAAACGATCCACTATAAACAACAATTAGAGCTTTTGTTTGTTTTCCAATGGATACTTTATGGGCTGTTCTGGTTAATTGGGAGAGTTAAATTTAGAGATGGTACATTGGCATATTACCAAAATCCATTTGAGATAGAAGCCTATGAAAATGATGAAGATCCAGACTACCTGTCGAACAGAAAGCCGTATAATTGGAGAAATTACCTGTGAGAAATAGACAATACATTTTAAGCGTATTCTTGATGGCTGTCGTGGCTTTTATGTCGGTGTCATGCAAAAAAAAAGTGAAGACGGAGCCCCTAGTTCCTAGAACTTATGATGATTTACCGCCTTGGGATGAAGATGATGACGAACTACCAGAGGACATAAAATGAAACTCTTAATGGAAAACTGGCGAAAGTTTATTATCAAAGAAGATATTGGATACTTTGGAAAGAAGTTTGTTCAATTTAAAGAAATGGTAGACGCAGGACACCACCCACTAAAGGTGGCAAAATTATATTTAACTTATGTCGGAAAAGGATCAACTAGAATGGTTTTCGGATTCAAAGACAACGACACTCATCTTTTGAAAGTGATAAATGTAGAATTAATTGACAACGAAGAGGCTTTTGATGAAGACTATGTGAATCCGTTTACCGGATTTACCAGAAAGCACAAAACAGTCTCAAATGAAAATGAAGCAGACTTAATGATGCAGCAAAGATATCCAAATGTATTCCCTAGAACATATGAATACGCAGAAGACTACAGTTGGATTTTGGTTGAAAAGGTAGATCCGATAACTAGCCAAGAATTGGCAGCACAACTTGGAATTCCAGAAGATCTGCCAACGCCAGAAAACAAAAACGCTTACATGGTTTTGTTGGATTTGGTGATAGAAAAAGCAAGAGGCGGCTTCCAAATGAATGAAATCGAAGACACCGCAGTAATGTCTCCCAGACGAGTACCTGCACCACCTCCTGAGCAGCCACAGGAACAGACTTTTGGAGATACTGGATACACTCTATCAGGATTAGAAGATATGGCGACAGAGATTGTAAAAGATCGTCACCTTAAGAAACTTTTTAAGGCGGTTAGTGAATTAGGTATACCACCAAGAGAAATACAGCCTAAAAACTTGGGCATATCAAAATTCGGTGGCGATCACTTGGTTATTTTAGATGCTAGTCTTTGGGAATACGATCATGATGGAGGATCTATCAGCAAACAGATGGGCGCCGCCAGAGATCAAGCACCCCCCAGCCAAGATACTTTTAGATTATAAGGAGAAATACAATGAAAAGAATTATGGAAAATTGGAGAAGATTTAATCAACAGCCCTCTGGCTTGGTATTGACTGAAGAGAGGCTAGATGAAATTTTTGGCTTACAAAGAGGCGGTGTCGCACTGTCTGATCCAGAGAACTTACCAGCACCTGAATATCAAGAAAAGGCTGCACAAGCATATGAGTATTTAGAAAGATATCAAGACGAGATCTCTGCCGCTGCTAGCCGACAGGGTGTAGATCCAGAGCTTTTGTTGGGAATCCTTATGGACGAATACATTAGAATGTATCCCCGTGGATTTGGAGATCTTTTGGGATATTTTGGACTTATAAATGCATCAATGGGCGTTGCACAAGTTAAGGGCGATGTTGCCAGAAAACTTTCAGAAGAAGGGTATTATACCCCACCCGGATATAAGCCTGATATGAGTCGCAAAGAATTGCAAAGAATGATAGCTGATAATCCTGAAGTTTCCATCAATTATGCCGCAGCATTTGTCAAATACGTTGACGAAGCTTGGGGAGAAGAAGTTTGGGAACAAGTTCCACCAGAGGAAAAGAATGCTATCTTGGCAACTTTGTATTCTTTGGAAAGAGAGCCACGAAAACCCGGTTCACCTGAGTGGGAAGAGCGTGGCGCACCTAAGCCCAGCGCCCGTGGCACACAGATCGCCGCGGCCGGCAAAAAAATATCACAAAGAGCACGGCACGATGTTTAGTAAAGAACTATTTAGTCATGTGTAATTCGTATTTAAGGAGAATTAATAATGAAAATAACAAGAAGTAAGCTTATAAGCATAATCAAAGAAGAGGTTGAGGCGTATAGGCAAGAGCTATCAGAAATGGGAACATACAATAGAGGTGCCGCCATGGCAGATCCTTCTCGCGACATAAGTAGTCTTATTGCTGATGCTATACGAGACATTATGAAAACCATGCCCCCAGCAGAAGCTAGAGCTAAAATACTTTCTATGTCTGTTGGAGAAATTATGGACATGGCAGGTATAGAAATGGATTCAGCCATGGATGCTCAAGCTGCCTCAACCGCACTTGGTAGACAACAGAGAGCCGTGCGGTACGCAGAGAGTAAAAAAAAGTAAGTTGAATAATATAGCCCTTCAGTCGTATTATACATGTAAATAAGCAATTTGAGGGAGTTATTTTATGGATATCAAGAATATCAATTTTGTGAACCTGCACGCGCATTCTGGTGTAGGTTCGCCTTTCGATGGCTTCGGCTATCCACAGGATCACATGGAGTACGCATACTCCAACGGCTGCAAGGCTCTGGCACTTACTGATCACGGTAACATGAACGGTTTTGCATACCAAGTGCTACATGCCAAGAAGATGAAAGAAGAGGGCAAGGACTTCAAACCTATCTTTGGCGTCGAGGCATACTTTATCGAAGATGTGGTAGACTGGAAAGAGAAGTACGAGCAAGCCAAACTAGACAAGAAGAAGGCTCGACAACTGGATAACAGCAAGTCTGGAATTAACATTGAGGCTGCTGGCGAGTCCAAGTCTCAAGGGCGATCTGAATTGAATCGCTCACGCCACATTGTGCTTGTCGCTATGAACCAGACTGGCTTGAACAATATTTTCAAGATGGTTACAGAGTCGCACAAGGGTGACTACTTCTACCGCAAACCGCGCATTGACTTCGCACTACTTGAGAAGTACGGCGAGGGCGTTATTGCTGCTTCTGCGTGTCTTGGCGGTATCTATGCCGGCGCTTACTGGAGCAAGCAGGAAGAGGGCGAAGAGGCTGTCCTAGCTGAAATGCGCCGCCTTACCAAGCGCTTCCAATCTATTCTCGGTGATCGTTGGTATGGCGAGCTACAGTGGAACCGAGTGCCACAACAACACGCCCTTAACAACTATGTCATCAAGATGCACAAAGAGTTTGGTATCAAGCTTATCTCTACTGCCGACTCTCACTATCCAACGCCTGATGCTTGGAAGGATCGCGAGTTGTACAAGCGCCTAGGCTGGCTTGGGCGTTCTAAGCCCGAGTGGCTAGACATGGAACTTCCAACTGAGATTCAAGAGTTGGAGTGCGAATTATACCCAAAGAATGCAGAGCAGATGTGGGAGTCTTACCAACGCTTCTCCGAAGAATGTGGCGTTGAGTATGATGATGACATTGTGCTGCAATCTATCAAGGAGACTGAGACTATCGGATTCGAGCGTATCGAAGACTTCTTGCCAGATAATACAGTACGTCTACCAGACTTTGTTGTCCCAGCCGGCTATACTGCTGATGAATACTTGGAACACCTCACACATAAGAAGATGGCACATGCCGGTGATAACATCTTTAAAAATCAGGAGTATCGTGACAGATTGGATCAAGAACTCAAGGTTATCTCTGATCGTGGCTTTTCAAAGTACTTCTTGACTATGGCTGCAATCTCAGGCAAGGCTAACGAAATGATGTTGTCCGGCCCGGGACGTGGTTCCGCCGCCGGCTCATTGGTTGCTTATCTTCTTGGTATTACACAGGTTGATCCTATCAAGTACGGACTTCTGTTCTCTCGTTTCTTGCGAGCAGACGCTAAAGATTATCCAGATATCGATTATGATGTGGCTTCGCCTATGGAACTCAAGGACTTGCTTATCAATGAGTGGGGCGAGAACTCTGTTGCGCCTATCTCCAACTGGAACACTTTGCAATTGAAGTCTCTGATCAAGGACGTATCTAAGTTCTACAAGGTTGAGTTCAAAGAAGTCAACGCAGTTACCAGTCGTATGATCTCAGAAGCTACAGCACCAGCCAAGAAGAAGCATGGCATCAAAGCAGGTATGTATATTCCGACTTGGGAAGAGGTTCTAGAGTTCTCTGATACACTCAAGGCTTTCCTTAAGAAGTATCCCGACATCGAGAATCACGTCAAGGCTATGGTTGGGCAGTATCGTTCTTGCTCTCGTCATGCCGGCGGTGTTGTGATCGCAGAGGATCTTGACAAGCACATGCCTCTTATCAACTCCGGTGGTGTCATCCAGACTCCATGGAGTGAAGGGCAGAACGTCCGACAACTAGAGCCCATGGGCTTCATCAAGTTTGATATCTTGGGGCTTACGACTCTTCGCATGATTGAAGGCTGCATCGAGCGGATTCTATGTAAGGGTGGCAACTGTAGTCCTACATACAAGGACATTCAAGATTTCTACAATGAGCACTTGCATCCAGACGTTATGGACTTTGACGATCAAACAGTTTATGAGAATGTCTTTCATCAAGGCAAGTGGGCAGGCATCTTTCAGTTCACAGAGTCTGGAGCGCAGAACTTCTGCAAACGCGCCCAGCCCACGTCTATCGTTGATATCTCAGCCATCACTTCCATCTTCCGCCCCGGCCCACTGTCTGCTGGCGTAGACAAGGATTATGTCAAGGCTAAGGAATATCCAGAAGATGTATGGTACGAGAACGAGATAGTTCGTGAAGTCACACAAGAGACATATGGCTTCTTGATCTTTCAAGAGCAGATTGCTATGCTTGCTCACAAGTTGGGCAAGGACATTTCTCTGGATGAGGGTAACTTGCTGCGCAAGCTGCTTACCAAGAAGGGCACCGGCAAGGGCGCCAAGCAGAAGAATTCTATCCGAGATCGCTTTGTGCAAGGCTGCATCGAAAAGGGCATGAAGCGCAATGACGCTCTGCATATGTGGCAGAACTTCGAATACTTCTCAGGGTACGGCTTCAACAAGTCGCATGCGGTTTGCTATTCTATGATTTCGTATCAGTGCGCATGGCTCATGACTTACCATGAAGGTGAGTGGATGGCTTCTTATCTTGACAAGGTTTCGGATAAGAAGAAAGAATCTGCCATCGCAACAGCCAAGACACTTGGATACAATATCTCTCAGTTGGACATCAACAAGTCTGGCAGAGAGTGGGAGTATGAAGAGGCGACAAACTCTCTTCTTCAGCCTCTCACGACAATCAAGGGCTTGGGTGCCTCTGCGATGGATCAGGTTGTGGAGCATCGCCCGTTCAATACTGTGGAAGACTTCTTGTTTCACCCTGATGTGAAATACAGTAAGCTAAACAAGAAGGCACTAGATGTTCTCGTCCGTGCAGGCGCCTGCAACGACTTGATTGATGATCGCTTCAATGGCGCCAAGCATTTTTGGAGTGCCGCAGTTGTCGATCGCCCCAAGAACAAGAAGAAGTTTGGGGAGAACATTGAGCTATACAAGAATGAGGGCGACTTTGACAAGAATGAACTTATCTCTTTCAAGTCAGAACTTACAGGAATTTTTCCCTTTGACTTGGTTATGTCAGATACAATCCGCGTCAAGCTAGAGAAGTTGCCTGTAGTTCCAATCTCGGAATATGAAATGGCTATGTCGGTAGATGCTGGGCGAGAAGACGATCAGTTGTTGGTTTGGTTTGTTCCCCGCAAGCTGACACGGAAGAAGACAGCACGCGGCAGTGAATATTGGATCTTGGACGTTGTAGACTCTAACAATGCCATGGTTAGTATCAAGTGTTGGAACCCACGCTCTAGTGACACCATCTTTGTGAACCAGCCGTACATGGCTCGTCTTGATCACTCAGATCAGTGGGGCTTCAGCACTCGTTCTATCAAGCATAACTTTAGGCTGTTGGGGTAATTATGAAAAAGATTAAATTTCGTCCTTGGGGTGCTAGCAAGGAGTCAGCACAAGAGGGTTACTTGGTATCAGAAACAGATGCTAAATTTATTGTCACCACTGGTAGGGTAGGCATTGAAATGCATTTTCCAAAATCAATGTACCAGTTTGAATATGTTGATGAATAAAACTACAATGCCATTCGTATAATATTAGGGTGATGATATGGATATAGAGATAGCAAGAGAAAAACTTAAAGAAATGTGTCAGATTGAAGAAAGGCTTTTTGCCATGATGACAGATAACAAATTGATCTTGCACGAAGAAGATCTGAAAATCATAACAAAAAAGATTTTTGAAGTATCATCAATGATATTGCAACTTACTGCAATAGTTGAAGAAGCAAAAAAGAGAGGAAACGATGAATGAAATAATTTTAGGAAACTGTATTGATGAAATAAATAACCTTGATGACGAATCTGTGGATGCGTTTATCACATCACCACCATATGATAACTTACGAGACTACAATGGCTACTCGTTTCCATTCGAGGACATTGCCAGAGTCATGTATCAAAAGTTAGCCAAAGGCGGCGTGATTGTGTGGGTTGTGGGTGATGCAGTGCTGAAAGGTTCGGAGACAGGCTCATCTTTTAGGCAAGCAATCTTCTTTCAAGAGTTGGGATTAAACATTCACGATACAATGATTTACGAAAAGAATGGCTCATCGTTCCCTGCCCGCCGTTCGGGTAATAGATACTCTCAGGTATTTGAGTATATGTTTGTGTTCAGTAAGGGCAAGCCAAAGACAGCCAATCTTATTTGCGACAAGAAGAATAAGTGGAGCGGCTGGACGACGTTTGGCAAGGGCACGAACCGCGACAAGGACGGGCGCCTCGTTGAAGGAAAAGGGCGAAAGCCTACGCCGAATTTTTCCCCCCGTCACAATGTATGGAAGTACAACACGGGAAAATCCTATACAACAAAGGATACATTCGCGTTTGCGCATCCAGCAATGTTCCCAGAATCTCTTGCGGAAGATCACATCATGACTTGGACTAACCCGGGAGACTTAATAGTAGATCCATTTGTAGGGGCAGGCACTACCACCAAAATGGCGGCAATCAATGGCAGGAATTGGATTGGTATTGATATATCGGAAGAATACGTCGGTATTGCTAGGCAACGTATGGAAGTTGCGGAGCGAATGATTTGGGATGGATACGAAAAAGATTACGCGCCCGAAGCTTGCACGAAAAAAAGCGGCGTACTAACACACAAGGAGATATCTTCACTGAAGAAGAAAGAGCTTGTAGAATTAGTATTGAAGCTACAGGAGAAGAAATGAAATTTATAAGAGATTTTCTACACAATAGAGAGGTTAGCAAGATCAGAAAGCGAATCAGTAAACTTCAAGAGAAAGCGCTTCATTGGCAGCGCAACGGAAATTTGCGCGAATACGCTGTGGTTGTTAGCCAACTGGAAGAGCTTACAGACTACTTGGTAGAGAAAATACGGGAGAAAGAATGAAATTTTTAGCAAGCAAAGAACTATCGCTATTTTGCTTTGCTGTCAACTGCTTGTTTGCAGGAGCAGCCTTGCTAGCAAAAGACGCGACATGGTTTTTAATCAGCACATGCCTTGCAGCAGTGTGCTACCACAACTATCGAACCGCACTGGAAAGAGAATGATTAAATTTATAATTGACATTGGAGCAGGCAGTAGCCTACCTACCATTAATAAAAAGGAGAAAAAATGGAAGTAACCAACGAACACCAGCAAGATACCGCTGGGCTGACTCAAGGAGATCTAGCTATGGCAGCTTTTGCGCTAGCAGAGGTTTTTAACTCATATCTGGAAAAATACCAAGAAGATGATTATGGAGAATTGACAAAAGATCAGATGGAGCACTCGATGCATTCGCTTCGAATTGCTTTCACAAAGTTCGATAGTTTGTTGAAAGTTGTAAATCCAGAAATCGCTGAAGCAGAGCCTGAGAGTTTAGGGGAGCAAAGTGACGAGCAAGTTGAGTAGCTATCTAAGGATGGAGTTTAGGTACTTAGTAAACTCGCCTGATCTTAACGCACACGGCTCTCTTCATGGGGGTGTCCTCATGAGGTGGATCGACGAAGCAGCAGGTATGCATGCCATGAGGGTAAGCGGATTAGTCTGTGCAACAAGACACATTGGCAGAATGGACTTTATCTCCGGAGTTAAAAACGGAGAGATAGTCAGAATAGAGACAATCGTATCAGATTGTGGCGATACTAGTTTTATCTTTAGGATATTAGTCAAAGAAGATTCAACAAACAGGCAGATAGCCAGTGTAGACAATATGGTGTTTGTTACAATTGATGAGGACGGTAATCCAAAAAAACACGGGATAACAACAAATCATATTTATGAAAAATGTTTTTAAAGGAGGAAGCATGACTGGAATATGCTTACCTGTGATGATCATATCACTTTCAATAACCCTATTTTGGGTATTTTTACATGACAAATTAACATAATCTAACAAAGGAGAAAAAAATGAGATTTATCAGTATTGAAGAGAATAATAGTACCGAAAAGGTATTAGTTAATGTTGCACAAATTAGCAGCATCACGTCGGTTCCACTGGGATCCGCGATGGGACACCAGCGCGTTGTCTGTATATGCCTGTCTGGCGGCACAAGTGTTTCAACAAAGTTCACTAGCGTTGAGCATGCTGTTGATTACATTCAGCGCGCACCAAGTGTCTCAATGGGAGGTGGATAGTGAGTCCATGGATAAAGTCAGGCTTGATCGAGTTTATCAAGATCATGGCATTGTTTGGCTTGATTGTATTCTGTTATAGTCTTGTGCTGATCATATGTCAGGATTTGGGTGTCGATCCAATTTGGGGATACATAACAGTTTTTGTTGCAGCTATGTTTTCAATAGCACTCGGCACAGAAAAATTCAAATACGAATTGCAAAGAATATCAAACAAAAAGGAGAAAGAATGATTTTAGAATATTGCATGACACATTTTGCGGTTAACCCGCCAACTAGAGCAAACCCTTCGGACGCAGGGCTTGACATTTACTATTCGCCAAAGTCTAGACAAGTTAAGACTATTGAGCCCGGTGAGTCTGTACTCTTGGAGACAGGCTTGCGATTTGGAGTACCACATGGATATATGTTGGAGGTGAAGAACCGTTCATCAGTGGCATCAAAGCGAAGCCTTTTGGTTGGTGCTTGCGTTATCGACTCAGGATACGATGGAGAAGTGTTTGTGAATCTACATAACGTCGGCAAAAACACTCAATTACTTGAGCCCGGACAGAAGATCGCACAAGTTGTCATGGTGCCAGTGGTGCCCTTTAGGGCTTACTGTCGTCACGAAGGTAATTTGTATGATTACCCAATCACCATGAGTGAGCGCGGAGAAGGAGCGCTAGGAAGCACAGACGAGACTAGTCAGATGACTTTGCCATTCGAGGAAGAAGCAGCTATTGATCCGTTTGATAATCACTTAGATTGACTAGTTACAGGCGGAGCACAACTAATGGGAGGAATTGCTTGTGAAGGGTATCAAAAAAAACAAACAAATATTATTTCTGGAAACGGAAAAGCGTCACGCTGATTTAAAAGTTAAGTTAAAAACTTATGGAATAACACAGTCTGAGTTTATTAGGGGCTGTATTTCTGGACTTATAAACGATGATGAGCAATTCCTCCCATACTTCTTCAAGCTTTTAGAAGAAAAATCTTATATAAAGTCTTCAAAAAACAGAAATAAAAACAAAGAAATGATCACTAAAGGACTAAATACATTAAAAGAAGATTTTACACTCGCTGACAACGAAATTGAGAATATATTTGATATAATTGAAAAAGATCACCCAGATTTGTGATGTTTGTGTGGTAAAATACTATTTATTTCGAAAGCACATTATGTTCTAACATAAAGGAGAAATTTTAAAATGGCTAAAAAGAAATTATTACTAAACGAGAGCGTGACTCGTAGATTCATGAAGCTTGCTACGATCAAGCCAACGTATGTCTCGAATTTTATTACAGAGGCAGAGGAAGAGGATGAGCTTGCCCTTGATGGTGACGAGCCTGCCCCGCCCGCCGATGAACCCGCTCTTGACGCCGATCCCCCCGAAGATCCCATGATGGATCCCGGCTTAGAAACTGAAGATGAATTGGATGATCCAGTAGGAGACGCTGGAGGCGCAGAAGATCTAGTTATGGATTTACTAGCCAAAGTTCAAGAGTTCGCCAAGGAAAATGGCGTTAGCATGGAACTCGAAGGTGATGATGACGAAGATGAATTGGATGAGCCCGATGCAGATGGTATGGAAGCAGAGTTAGATGATGCGGAACCGGAAGGAGGTGATTTACCGGGAGAAGCCGACGAGCCTGCGCCAGCACTTGACGCTCCAGAAGAGGGCGGAGAAGAGTTGGCTCTTCAAGAGAATGTCGATCAAGATGCAATCGTTGCTGAAGTCACAAAGAGAGTTGCCAGACGTCTTCTCAAAGAGTCAGCAAAAAGAAAATAACAATATTTTCGAATAATTTGCATAACATAGACGTATTATAAGGGCAAACTTTTATAAGTTTTGCCCTTTTTTATTCATAAAGGAGTTTAAATGAGTGAAGATAGTAGCGTAGATAAAACTGAAGAGAACGAAGAAACTGTAGAGCAGCCCGACTGCGATGATTCTCCCCAAGAAGAAAAAGAAGAAGCAAGCGATTGCGATGGAACAGAGCCCCAAGAAGAGCCAGAAGAAGGGCAAATGTCCTTAGAGGACTTGGTAACTATGTTGGCAGAAAAAGAGGATAGCAAGCCATCTTTGGATTCTATGAGAACTGTGGGACTCTACGGTGATGTGGAAGAAGAGAAGATAGCTGAAGTCATAGCTGGCTTACTTTCTTTACATCACCTTGGGAAGCCAAAGTCAACAGATGAAGGCGAAGAGCCATCCTTGGGCAAGCCAATTGAACTTTATGTTTCGACATATGGTGGATCCGCAGATGATATGGCAGCACTAGTTGACATTATGAACATGGTTAAAAAAGACTGCCCGATCAAAACTATTGGTATTGGTAAAGTCATGTCTGCCGGCGTCTTAATTTTAGCATCAGGGACAAAGGGTGAAAGATGCATTGGCAAAAACTGCCGAGTCATGATCCATTCAGTGATCGCCGGCTCAAGCGGCGCCCTACACAATCTAGAGAATGAATTAGCTGAAGTAAAGAAAATGCAAGAAGTTTACTTAGATTCTTTGGTAGAAGTGACAAATCTTACAAAAAAACAGCTAAAATCTTTCATGAGAAGGAAAACAAACGTCTATTTAACAGCAGAGGAAGCAATTAAGCACGGTATTGCAGATAAGATATTGGAGTAAATTAATATGGCTATAAACAAAGTTTTTTATAACGAAGCCTCGGCAGCTAAACTGGGATGGGATCCAACTTGGTTTGGCTGTGATTCTTATGATGAGAAATTGGTTCGTGAAATTAAGAAGTGGCAAAGAGCCCATGGGCTGACTGCCGATGGGTTGTGCGGCGAAAACACTTTCAGAGTTCTTTTCAACGAACGACAGGCTAACATTTCAGATTATGTTTCGCCAAACTACGATAACGATGGTTTGGCACGCATTATATACAATGGCAATGAGTTCCCAATCGAGTGGGACAAGACGGTGCTTTGGACAGACAAGGGCGGACACATGGCTAAACTTGGAAACTATAAGAGCATGGCTGGAAAGCGAATCAGAAAGCCAACACAGTTTGTAAATCATTGGGACGTATGTTTGAATTCTAGAACATGCCAACGTGTCTTGGACAGGAGGGGTATCAGTGTACACTTCCTCATCGATAATGACGGCACAATCTACCAAACCATGGATTTGCAACATATCGGATGGCATGCCGGCTCAAGCAAGATTAACGCAAAGTCAATCGGAGTCGAGATAAGTTGCGCTTTCGATCTTAAGTGGCAAAGCTGGTACAGAAAGCACGGCTTTGGAGAACGCCCAATCCTTAAGAGTTCTTATGTTCATGGCAAAAGACTACGCCCCCACCTAGGCTTCTATCCTGTGCAATTAGAGGCTCTACAAGCCTTATGGAAGGCTGTTCACTTGGCATGTGGCATACCACTAGAGACGCCAACTGGAGCCGCAAAAAATGCATACACAGCAGAAGTTTCAAGTGGCAGATTCAAGGGCTTTGTTTCGCACTATCACATTACAAAGCGCAAGATTGACTGTGGCGGCTTGGATATCGAAAAGTTATTGGAGGACTTGAAATGAAAAATTTAGAACATTGGAAAATGATGCTTGAGGCTTTGAACAATCTGCAAGAAAGGGTTGAAATGAGTGAACCCGTACAAACTGATACCGATAATCCAGAAAACACTGGCAAGTATTTCTTGCCGACAATTAAAATTACAGAGGATTGGGGCAGGATCGGATCGAAAGACAGGCAGATCATTGAGAAGTTCACAAGAAACATTGGTGGCACCACACTAGCCGAAAAAATTGCAAACATTAATAGTGTTATCACCGACAGAGAAGCAACTACAATTCCAAAAATTCTAGGTTCTATGGTAGTTATCGAGATTCTTAATGCCGTGCTCAGAGAGTTTACAGAGTCAGCCGGCGGCTTCATCTTTGAAGGCTTCTTGGCTGGACTGTTCGGTGGCGAAGCTGTGCAGATTACAGATGTTGGCGATCAGGCAGCAGCAGGCGAGGCAACAGAGGCAGCAGGAAAACCAATCACGGACGTTGTACTAGGCGGCAGAGAGTATTCATTGAAGTTGCTTGGGCAGACTACGGCAGTGAAAGGCTCATTCAAGAATATGGTTGAGCACTTCCGCGTCAAAGATCATATTGTCTATCTCGATGCAAGACGCACACAGGCAGACGGAGAGCTTAGTGGCTTAGAGTTTGGAGAGTTCACCATCACCAGAGAAAACTTCATGCAAGTATTCATGGATCCATTCTTGAAAGATGTTACAGCAAAATCATCCGAGCCCATTGAGTCAGCAAGTGCATTGAGAACTGCTATGCAAAAACTAGAAACCACAAACAATCCTTTGAAAAAATTAGCATGGACTGGCGGCTGGAAGCCCGAAGGCGCCACTAGAAGTGTTGGTACGAGCATACAGTATGGAAAGCCAAGGGGCGCCCCAGAGGGTGAACTAAACGAGAAAATATATTATGGTGAAGACTTTGCCACTGCAATACAGTCTTTCATGAACATGACAGATGAAGAACTGGACAGATATGCACCCTTTACTCTTTCTTGGGCGGACAAGAAGTTCGAAGGAACAAAAGCAGAAAAACTGTTTGGAAGTTTTACACTAGCATCCGCAATCAAAGATGCAAGTGAATCAGGTGATACCACAAAGCTTTTTGAACTATTGGAGACAACCCCGGGCTATACTGAATCACTACAGTTTGACTTTACAAGAGGACAAGCAGAATCAATTGTTAACTTTGAAGAGATTGGGACTCTCAACATCAGTGAGGGTACCTTGAAGGATACATGGCTAGCATATGGGGAAGTACTATCGCAAACCGTTGAGCCAATTTACAAATCTCTTAATGAGTTTACAGAGAACATCAACTCTTTCCTTACCGAAGAACAAAATCAAGACGGTAACAGAAAACAGTATGGCTTGGCTGCTGGCACCAGCGCCAAAGATCTAAAAACCGCAACAGACAAGGCAGTGCAAGATATGACTGCCGATGCTGAATAAAAATAACATGTCAATCGTATAACTATTATGGAGGAACAGTGAAGAAATATTCTAACACTAGCGAACTAAGACAATCAATCGTTGATGGAATCAACATTCTAGCGGACAATGTAGCCGCTACGTTAGGGCCGAAAGGGCAGAACGTAATTATTCAAAGAAAAGATAATCTACCATTTGTAACAAAAGACGGTGTAACCGTAGCAAAGTTTGTTAACTTAGAAGATCCGTTTCAAAATGCTGCTGTAGAAATTCTAAAGCAAGCCAGCCTGCAAACCAATGCAGAGGCTGGCGATGGAACGACAACTTCCACTGTAATCGCCAGAGCTATCATTAACGAGGCACAAAAGTATATTGTGTCTGGCGTTTCGCCTATTGAACTAAAGAGAGGAATGGATAAGACATGTGACGCCCTAGTTGATAACCTAATCGACTCAGCCCGTCCTATCCGTTCGCTTGAAGATATCCAGCACATTGCTAAGATTTCTGCCAACAATGATAAAATGATTGGTGATGTCGTAGCACGCGCTGTGGATCTTGCCGGTAAAGACGGCACAGTTATTATCGAAGAAGCAAGATCCAATAAAACCTCTTTAAACCTTATTGAAGGTTTTAAGATTGATTCAGGCTTTGCAGCCGGTGCCTTTGTGACTGATGAACGTCGAGGCATATGTTATTACGACAATCCACTCATCCTCGTTACGGACGAGCGACTAGAGAGTGTTGATGAGATGCTTCCGTTACTTGAACAAGTGGCTAGAGATGGACGTCCTCTCGTCATTGTTGCGGAGGAAATCGTCGAACAGGCACTGGCTGCTCTTATTATGAATGCCATTCGTGGAACAATGCGAATTGTTGGCATCAAAGCTCCCCGCTACGGAGAAGAGCGCAAGAACATTCTAAAGGATCTTGCAATTTCCGTTGGAGCAACTTACATTTCTAGGGAGTCTAATGTCCTTATGAGGGACGTCAAGATTGAACACCTAGGTACCTGCAAATCTATCGAAGCAGGAACATCTAAGACTACCTTTGTTGGCGGCAAAGGAGAGGGCGAGGCTGTCGAAAAGAGGATTGAGGCTGTTAAGGCATTGCTAAAGCAGTCCGAATCGACGCACGAACAAAAGACATTGAATGAGCGCATCACACGACTCGCATCAGGAGTGTCGGTTATTCGTGTTGGGGGTGCCACGCAAGTGGAAATGACAGAGACTAAGCACAGAGTTGAAGATGCCCTAGAAGCCATCAGATCCGCCCAGAAGGACGGAATTACAACTGGTGGTGGTACTGCTCTTCTTAGTGCCAGAAGTGGCTTAGAAGAGGATCTAACGTTCGAAAACGCAGATCAGAGACTGGGCGCAGAAATCCTTCTTAGAGCATGTGAATCGCCATTCCGCCAACTCTGCCGCAATGCTGGGGTTTCGGAAGATATCATATTGAGTCAGATTGAGTCATCGCAGCAAGAAAATGCTGGATATGATTTTCGTAATCTTAAAGAATGTGATATGTATACTACAGGTATAATAGATCCTGTAAAAGTAACCAAGACTGCACTTATCAATGCTGTGTCGGTTGCTTCAACTTTGCTAAACACAAATCATGCAATTGTTCAGATTGATAGCAAAGAATCATAAGGGAGAATGCAGTGAGAATTACAATTCAAAAAACAATAGATGTAGGAGAAGTGCCTATTGAAATCAATGAAGCTTACAGAAACGCAATCAATAGGGTTAGAGATACTTTGAGCCTGCTACAGTCAGCACAGGAACTGGCAGGCGAAGGAAAATATGTTGACTCGTCATCATGCGCCGAGAAAGCAAGATTGTCATTGACACTACTTGACAAGAACATCGAAGAAGCCCAGTCGCTTTGTTTGTCATATGAGAGGCTTAGGATTGAAGAGCAGATGCCGACACCAAGAGAGGTGCCTGATGATGAATAGCGGATCTCTAGTATATCAAAAAGGTGATCTGGTTACGATGAAGCAAGCCTCTCTGGTTTGCCAAATAGAAAAAGATCTGGATGGAACCCTAAAAAGATCCTTCCGAAGATTATCAGATCCCCTTAGTGGAGTCTTCTTGGGCTTCTTAGACAAGCGACTGGTAGAAGATAACGATGATCTTGATTATCTAAACAGATCCGCAGCAATGAAAACGCCTTGCAGGATCGCAGTCGGAAAAAGCATATATTATGTTGACGAGAAATCGTTTTTCTTTCACATTCAAAGGAGTTAAAAGTGAGAAAGTTAGTAGAAGTAGTACAAAATAGCGCAACAAGCAAAACATATAGCCTTAGAGAAGTATTTGTAAATCCAGAATTTGTCATATCTTTAGTGCCAGATTCAAACACAAAGAGGCTTTTGACAGAGGGCAGGCTTCCGGAAGGGCTAGATAACAATATAGAATTCACTAGAGTTACTGTGCATAAAGGAGCCTCTGGGTTAGAAATGGTTGTTGTAGGCAATACATCAGATATCAAAACAAAGTTGTTTGCCGGCACCGGTAAACTTCTAAAGGGGTAGCTGTGTTAGATTACTTTATAATTTATGCTAAAGTTGATTGTGGATTCTGTGTCAGAGTCATCAATAAAATGAATGAGCACGGCTTTGATCACGTCTTGTGTTTGGTGGATAGGGCACCAGACTTCTACGAGGACAAGAAAAAAGAACACGAACACACAACGGTGCCTATGATTGTGAAAGTTAATAAAATTTCCAAAGAAGAACAGTTCATAGGTGGCTGTGATGACTTTATGTCTTGGCTAGGAACTCAGGGTTACGAATGCTAGACTATGAATATGATGATGTTATATATTACCGATGGATTCAGAGAGTAGCAGACTTTGCAAAGATAAATTATCAAGCAGAGGTTGACTTGGTTTCTGAAGAGAGCGCATTCATATATGAATACAAAAGTAAGAAAGTTAGTGTAAAGGGCGATACCCCATCGCGTGACAAACTTTATGTGCTGCTACATGAGATCGGGCACCTGACTAGAATGATTGACAACAGTGAAGATCCAACTTTCTTTATGGATCGCGCTGGTTCAGGAAACATCAGAGAAAAGGTAATGACATTCATAGAAGAAGTTCTGGCTTGGAAGAAAGGAGAAGAGATTGCCATTCACTTAGGCATCCCCTTAGAGGAAGCAGCTTGGAGAAGAATGGTAGATGGTAGTCTAAGAAAATATGTTGACTGGCTAAAAGGAGAATAAAATGAAAGTAGTTAATAAGCCATGGGGCTCAGAAATTTGGTGGGCTCACGCTGAAGGTAAATATATGGGGAAGATTCTGAATATAACAAAGGGCAATAGACTCTCTTTGCAGTATCACGATGTGAAAGATGAAACAGTCTATGTATTGAAAGGTACTTTGACTTTAGAAACCGCTAGCTCACCTGACACCGCGCTGCTGGTTGGTACCGAGAGTAAAACTCTTCACGTCGGAGAGGTATTTAGGGTTCTCCCAAAGACAGTGCATCGTTTTTGTGCAAACATAAGCGACGTAACATTATTGGAAGTCAGCACAGATCATCCGGATGATGTGGTGAGAGTACAAGACGACTATGATAGGGAGGATAAGTGAATTATAAATTATTATCTTTTTACTTTCTGATTATTGTGGCAGCACAGTTTGTTGCTTGGTACCAATCCAATTCTTTATTACTGTGGGATTGGCTAAAGAACAATTATATTCCAGTGGTTGTCTGCACCTCTCCAGTTGTGGGGCTGTGCTTTGCTTATGGCACCAAGGTGGGGCATGATGTAATGGGTTCCCTGTGGGCTGTGCGATTCTCTGCGTTTGCGATAGGTTATCTAGTGTTTATTTTCTTGGCTTGGTATCATTTGGGCGAAAGCCCGTTTTCGCCAAAGAACATTGTGACTTCTTTGCTTTGTTTTTCACTGCTGGGCGTACAGGTATTTTGGAAATAGTTGAATAATATTATTATCCATTCGTATTATATATGTCTGCTCCGGTGGTGAAATAGGTAAACACACGAGACTTAAAATCTCGCGCCCTTTGGGCTTGCCGGTTCGATTCCGGCTCGGAGTACCAATGACAAAAAGCAACAATTAAAAGGAGTAGAAAATGAAAAATGTAGTATATGGAACAGTGTTGGCTTTATCTGCGGTGGGGTGCTCGAAGAAACAGGCTCCACCACCAACAGTGATCGATGGAGAAAAGGTGCCAGAATGGATGATTAATCCGCACTTAGGCTGCGCAGCGGGAGTTTACCAGACGAGAGGTAATGTTTCTATGGCAGTTGATATGGCACAGATCAGAGCAACAGCAAACCTTGGCAGACAACTGCAAGTATATGTGAACTCGTTGGTTCAGCAGTATATCGAAGAGGGTGAACAAAATGAAGACATTTACACAGAAGATCTGGCAAGAAATATATCTGAGGTTTCCACAAAGGTTTCTATGAGTGGCGCCATCCCAAAGAAGATGGCTGTGCATGGCAAGAACTATTACAGCTTGGTGTGCATGGAGCCAGAGATCTTCATTAGTGCTTTTGATCAGATGGATCAGCTTGACGAGAAAGTTCGCAAAGGGCTTCGCAAGAGAGCAGAGAGAGCTTTCCAAGCTTTAGAAGATTAAGTTTGAATAAAAGTGTGAGAGTAGTCGTATTATAAAACACGGGGGTTAGTTATGACAATCAATCTAGGATATGCATGTATCAACATGGAACTTCAAAAACAAAAGGTTTGCTCCAACAGGGGCATGATCAAGCGTACATTCAAAGCTAAGGGCATTCCCTATGCATCGGAGTTGGCACTCATCAATGTCAAGGCAATGCGCCGTATCATTCAGTGGAACAACGACAACAACATCAACGTATATCGTATGACTTCGTGTCTGTTCCCTTGGTTCTCAGAGTATGATATCTTTGATCTTCCAGACATTGACGAGATTGCAGAAGTCATGGCTGACGCTGGCAAGATTGCAATGGATGCCGGACAACGTTTATCGTTTCACCCCGGCCCATTCAACTGCCTAGGCTCGCACAAAGACGAGGTTGTGCAAAAGACTATTCACGAACTCAACGCACACTCAGAGCAGATGGATCTTATGGGGCTACCTAGTAGCCCTATGGCTAAGATCAACATTCACATCGGTGGTGCATATGGAGAGCATGACAAGACTATGGCACGTTTCTGCAAGAACTTCGATCGCCTCGCTCCGTCAACACAGGATAGGCTTACAGTGGAGAATGATGACAGGGCATCCCTGTTCTCAACCAAGATGTTGTATCACGGAGTATCGCGACACATTGACATACCTATTGTGTTTGACTCGCATCATCATGAGTTGGGCAAGCAAGATGCTACATACCGCGAGGCTTTCTATATGGCTAGAGAGACTTGGCAACGTCGCAATGCAAAGCAACAGTGTCACCACTCCAACTCCAAAAAAGACTACGAGGACAGCACTGTCAAAGTCACAGCACATTCTGACTGGTACTATACTCCATTCGAGAACTTTGATGAAGAAGTTGATGTGGTACTGGAGTGTAAAAAGAAAGAGCAGGCTCTAATTAAGTATAGGCAAGACTTCGGGGTTTAGTATGTGGAAGGTTTACAAATACAATGGGACATATATTCAAGGTGATCTGATCAGCCAACACAAGACTGAATCTGCGGCTTTGAAGAAAGCCAAAAAAGAAATCAACTTTACTCATGCTGTCAAAGACAGCAGAAAAGATGAAAAGTTAATTTGGCTAGACGCAGAAGATCACACCCCAGTAGGAATTATTGTCAAAAAAACTAAAGGAGGGACTTAGTTATGAAATGTAAATGCTGTGAGTGCTGCGCGTGTGAATGTGAAAAGTGCTGTTAATTAATGGGGGCGTAATGGCTTCGACAGGGTAGAACTCGGAGGACAAGTGCAAGTAGGATTGAGCATCCTTGATCGTTCAAAAACAATAGTTGCAAATAACAACAATCACTTTGACTCTGTTCGCCTAGCGGCTTAGTCAGGTGGCTGTCTGGAGCCATCTATCCAATCTAGACTTTAGCAGTGGGATCTGCCAAGAAATAATTGTCCCACCTGTCCAATACTCGATCACGGAGTGGCTAAATTACAGTGATTATCCTGTTAATCGGAGAAATGATTAACTATGCTTGTGAATGACTTTAATCTTGGCTACTGTGGACGGGGGTTCGACTCCCCCCGCCTCCACCATCTTTGAAATTGCTGGGGAGTGGCGGAATTGGCAGACGCACCTGACTGTTTCTCAGGCGGTGATCAGGCGATAAGCCCACCTTGGAGGTTCGAATCCTTCCTCTCCAGCCATTTAGGGCACTTAGTTCAGTTGGTTAGAGCACCCCGCTCATAACGGGATAGTCCTCGGTTCAAGTCCGAGAGTGCCCACCATTTATAAAAGGAGAGAGAATGATTGACTATACTATTATGGAATACGATATCGAAACTAGAAAATACACACCGATCGGAATTGCTGAAGGCATTGATGGAAAACATGCCAAAAGGAATTATATAAAGAGACACGGCTGGAATGAACGTGAAGGTGTACATCTATTTGCAAAGCCGCCGCTTTGTAGATAACAAACAATGCCCCTTAGCTCAGATGGTTAGAGCAGCGGACTGTTAATCCGCGTGTCCTCGGTTCAAGTCCGAGAGGGGCAGCATGGGTTGTTAGCTCAATAGGTAGAGCATCGGGCTTTTAACCCGCAGGTTCCGAGTTCGAGTCTCGGACAACCCACCATTTTTGAATAAAACATATCTTTGAATCGTACTATTTATATAAAAAGGTGATTTATGAGAAGTATTTTATTTATGTTGGCTCTGGCTTGTGTAACCCCACCAGCCGCCGCAAACAGTTCTTTTTTGACTAGAGATATAAACGGAAAAGTTGTAAATCTAGACGAACACAAAGACGAAATAGTTATGCTAAACTTTTGGGCTACTTGGTGCGCCCCATGCAAAGTTGAAATGCCGCAACTACAAAAGCTAAAAGAAAAGTATGGTGACAAACTAACGATTGTTTCCGTCAGTGTTGACGAAGCAAGAGATAAAAGCAAAATCAAGCCTCTCATAAGAAGAGGTAACTATGATTTTATTGTGGTGCATGATGACGATAGGAGCATAATGTCTTTCTACAATCCGTCAATGGATCTGCCGTATAATGTGATCATGGGTTACGGGGGAGATATAGTTTGGCAGGGCGCAGGCTATTCACCGGGGAAAGAAAAGGTTTTTGAAAAGATTATTGATAGTATTATCAAATGATTTATTGACATCAGAGATCTGGTGTCTATAATAAAGTAAGATCGCTCATTTGAGGATCTTCAAAGTCATACTTTGCTTAATAAGGAGGATATAAATATGACACAACTACAACTAGCAATCCCATCACTAATGGGTAGAAACGTATGGAGTGATTTCTTCGACGATTTCTTATCAAATCCGACGAAAGTCGTAAAACAAACTACAACAGGCTATCCAGTCACAGACATTTTCAGAGACGTAGAAGAAAATCAAGTTATCGAAATGGCACTGGCTGGGTTTACAAAAGAGTCAATCACTGTCGAAACACAATCTAATCAGATTACGATTAGATCAGAGGGCATCGAAAATCGTCCCTCGGATAATCATGGCGGTATTGCACGCAGAGCCTTCAAGAAAACTTTCATTGATTATAACAATGAGTTAGAACTTTCCGATGCAAAAGTAACTTTTGTACAAGGATTGTTGCGCGTTGTTATTCCGATGAAAGAGGCGGCATACCCTAGGCAGATAACGATTGAATAAAAACAGTAGTTCAATCGTACTATAACTATGGTAAGGGTTGTTACTCTTATTTGGGTAACAACCTATTTACTATGCCAAGGAGGCACATTATATGAATAAAAGAAAATGGTACAACTATGTCTTTGAAACACAGGACGATACATATAAGCAAAAGCTCTACAAAGTGCCCATGCGATTCAAAGTAAGAAAAAAGGATGGCGGGAACAAGTCCGAAACAGAGGACGATTTACGGGCAGTGCCTCAAATAACAGCACTTTCTCTTCCTAGAGATAGGAAGTCAGACAGTGAGAGTTGGTATATGACTTACGATTTAAAATTTGCATTACCGATAGGTGGCTCACCGCAAGATCATGTTAGGAATGACATGGTGCCAGCGGTAAACGCCGTCAAGGGATTGGAAATACTTTCTTATGGAGAGGCTTTTCAAGTGTATGACGCTCAGGACGATACAATAGGAGATCCCGATAAGGATCGCTCCAAGGTTTTTGGTGGCGATGACAGGAGGCAATCCAAGAGCGACACCGACATAGAGGGAGGGGAGTAATGTCAATAGAAGAAGCAAAAGAAGATGGCTTAGACAATCTAAAACCTAAGCCACCACCGAAACTTGCGCCAAGAGGCATCAGAACATTTACCGTATGTAGAAACTACGACGAGACTGGTGTGTCTGGCGAGGGCGTTGTTATTGAGGGGGTGACTATGGCTAGTGGGCATTGTATGATCCACTGGCTTTATCCACCACCTAGGGGCGGTATAGCTATATTTGACTCTATCGAAGATTTTTTGAAAGTTCATGTGCTACCGCACCCTACGAATAAAACAGTCATCACATTTGATGATGGGGAGCAACATAAGTATGGACAAGGATGGGAAGAAGAAATACAGGGTGAAGATTAATACTGGCTATAAACGCCTGATTATGTTTGATTTCGATGACACTCTGGCTCAAACAGAAGAGGCTACTCTAATCAGAGATAAAAAATCAAACAGAATTGTACATCACCTACACGGACAGTCAGAGTTTGACAACTATGAACTGAACGACAAGAAGCATTATTTTGATTTCTCAGAGTTTCTACAGGTTTCAAAATACGCCAGTCCAATTTTACCTACCTTGGGGCTAATGAAGAAGTATCTAAAAGACACGGATACTAAAGTAATAATCCTCACAGCCAGACAGCAAGCCGCTGCTCCAGCGATCGAAGCCTATTTAGAAAGTTTAGGAGTAGACACCTCTAGAGTAACTTTCTATGGCTGTGATGGTTCAAAGAACAAGCACCGGTATATGAAGTCTGCCATCAGGCATTTCAAGATCACAAACGAGGTTGTGGTATTCGAAGATAGCGTGAACAACATAAAAGACTTACTACAATTGGAATATGATTTTCCTGACATATCTTTTGATTTTGTTCAAGTGATAGATCCACAAAATACTGACGAGGATCTGGATGAAGCAAGAAAACACAGTTACCCACAGGGCGAAACTGGCACTGAGCCATATCAAAGATTGCTCAAGAGAATACACCCTGCCAAGAAAAGAAGATTGCTCGGACTAGGCGCTAATGACTATTTAGTTAAGGGAACGAAGAAAGTCAAAGACTATAAGCGTTCTAAATCGGCACCGCCAAGTGGGTAATTATAGTGGGAAACAACAAGAAAACAGTAAAATGTAGCTTTTGTAACAGGTTGGGGCACAACCGAGTTACTTGCCCCAAACTAAAAGAAGCCATAGATTCAATAGAAGAAAACTATGGCTCCACACACCCAGATGTGGTTGAGCATAAAGATTATTTAGAATCTTACAGCAAGAAATCTAAAAAAAATGCTAACAGGAATAGATTTTGTTCTTATTGCAGAGAGGAATCGCACAATGTTCGAACCTGCAAGGAGCGATCTAAAGATGTTTCAAAGATTAAAAAGTTAAATTTCAGGTGGAGAGCTAAGATAAAAAAAGATCTATTTGATAGAGGAATTGGGGTGGGAGCGATCATATCCACTGCCAACCACATAAGCAGCATAGAGAATAAAAATTCACCTTGGACTATTGTTTCTATTGATTGGGATAGGATAAATTGGATAACCGACAATGCCCGCGTATTCAAGATCATTCTAATGTCAAACCCTGCGATACAAAGAGAACTGACATTAGAGCAAATAATGAACCAGTCTGAATCGTATTATCATAGGTGGACTGTCATTTCAAAATGCAGCAGTCTTGATATACCAGAAGGCTGGGACACCATATCAGATCCCGCTTTCGATGAAAAGTGTGTAGAGATATTCCAAGGGATAACAAAGGCTCAATTCGATACCATTTTTATGGAAATGAACGCAGATCCTTCATGGCTAAAGTCGCAATTCTACGAAGAACAAGGAGAAATTAATGATGTCTAGAGAGAAACACCTAAAAGATTTACCAATACAAAAGCAATTACGAAAGATAAAAGAACAAAGAGAAAAGTTTCAAGTGCTCATGGCATATAATGACTTGGTAGAAAGCATGATAGAGACAGACAAGATGATAGAAGATATGCCAGAGGGGGAAGAGAAGCAGCAAAAATTAGAACAGCAAGAACTAGCGTGGGAGTTGATGATGGCTGAAGATATGATTTCATTGATAAAGATAGAGAATTGATATGGCAGATTTTATAAGAGTAGGGATGCTAAATGCAGAGCAGCTTTTTTCTGACGGGAAGCTAGAGAAAGGTACTCTTGTAAAATATAGGGCTCAAACCCACACTATGACAACGTATACTCATTCCACGATGACTCCAAAAGATTATTACTGGCAATATGGAATAATCTCTGAAGTTCTCTGGTACGCTCGGACGCCAAGGATAGGAACCGTTTACACTACAGACTATCCCATAGTATATGACTTGACAGTACACAACATTCAAGAGGGAAAGAAAGACTTTTTAGACTTCAACAACTTTGAAATCATGATTTTAGTTGAATAAAAGTGCCCGCTGGTTCGTATTATGTATATGATTTCTTACACACGGGAGGAAAAATGAGTGTTGTTGACGGTATTCTATCAACAATGCGAACTAAAAAGTTTGCATTGGAAGTTTTGTCCATGGTTGAAGAGGTGGCAGGACACCACTTCTATTCTTTGTACCACTTGGGCGGCGCTAATACTATCCGAGAATGGGGCGAGTTGGCAGAAGATGATCCTTCACAGCGCACCTCTCAGATCACCGTGCGTATCTGTCACGACTTTGAGTATGCAATCGCCAAAGTCCTAAAAGATAAGTATGGATACGAGATTGTTCCAAAGTCAGGGACAAACGACATTGTAGGAAACTTTGATGTTGCTGTAAAGAGTGGGGAAACGATCCTCGCCTTTGAAGTAAAGACTACTCAGGCGAAAGACTGGACAGGCTCAACGCATAGTCATAACTGTGGCAAGGTTCCATTCTACGCCCTTATACAATACGACTTGGACTTGGACATACCCTTGGGCAAAAACTCGCTTCACGGGCTGTTTAAGGCGTGCCACTTCTCTGTTACCTCACCTCTTGGTGACGGCAGCGCAATCATTGAATGGAGTGGCAAAGCAACAAATAGCAACTCGCGCACCACTGGCAAAATCAGAAAAGGCAACGCAGAAAAGTATCAGCCTATGATTTGCTTGGGGCGTACTTCTATAATGCGCGCAAGAAAGTGGACTAAAATAATCAAAGAGGATCTGACGCCTTACCGCGGTATCTTCGGCAATCCAAAGAAAATCAGATAAAAGTTTGAATAAAGAGCGATACTCAGTCGTACTATAGTTGAACAAACAAAGCGTGACTAGGAGGGAAACATGTCATACCAAACAAAAACTTGCTCTTATTGTCGTGGCGATCATGCCATTCTCGACTGCCAAAAACTTACTGAAGATGCTAAAAAAGCAAAGCAGATCCTTGCTAACTGGGAGAACTCAGAAGAGTTCAAGAGTTGGCGCAAGTCAGTAGTTTCAAATATTGCTTATCAGTATGACTACGAAGCAGCAACGAATAGCGAAGAACTGCGCTACTTCAAGTATAGTCTTGAAGAACTGGAAGGTAGTTGGGCATATAGACAGTACGGAGAGCATTGTGGCTGGGATCAAGATCCGCAGATTTTTTCAGAAATCTACAACGCTCTGCCAGAAAAAATCTCTAGTGAGGACTATTACAGGGCGCGACTACACCTCAATCTCTCAAAGGACAACTATGAACGAACGGTTCGTGCAGCAGAGAAGCGCGATGAATCCCGTGATGCCAGAGCAAACAAGTCCTGTTCTTACTGCAAGGGCAAGGGACACACTGTTCGTACCTGCTCTCAAAAAAAGACAGACTTGCAAACTCACAAAGATGCGTTCAAGATTTACGCATATTACACTGCCCGCGCAGCAGCACGATTTGGCTTCTGGACAGGTAGCATGGCTTGGATACCATCGCGCAATCCTCATGATGAGGGTAAGCGTCCTTTCATTTGGAGCCCGAGAAACGAGTCACTCTCTCGCAACTGGCTGATCAGCTTCACTCCGAGTACTCAAGACGAATACAACGAAGGATTAGCGAAGTATTCCGAAAGCAGGTACAAAAAAGAGGGTATTCCTGAGCCAGTCGAGGACTACCGAGATTGGGAGCATCTTAGCCACTTCCTGCGGTACAATAGTTTCGTGTCTTTCGAGGCAGCACACTCAAATGATGGGTACATCGGCTATTCCGATCGTGGACAAGTCAGTCTTGGATGGGAACATCTGGACTTCAAGAATAACTGTTATAAATCAACAGATCCAGCGGCTAGGTTCTTGCCAACAAAGTCAGATGATTTGCACCTACGGATCTACAATGCCATTATGAGCGGATACGAGCCATTCGTAGTGCCAACAAAGAAAGGCGATTTGGATGACGCCCAATCAGGTTTCTTCGCTGCTTCTAATAGGTGGGGCTATGCAAACGATTTTGAGCCAACGCATTATAGTGCAGGCTCTCGGAAACTCTTTGAAGCCAAGAAACAACGCTGTGCATTGGGATTTGGTTCGCTTGAAAAATATGTTGAGCGTAACAAGCATATTTTGAATAAAATCGAAGAACTAATCGTACAACAATAGTAGGGGGATTTACTATGATAAACAAAACAGGACAAGCGAAAGTCTTTCACAGCGTCCTAAAGACGCTATCCGCACCAAACCATTCTGTATGCTTTATGCTTTATAACGAAAGCGATGCAGTAAGGCTGTTTGCCTACCGATATGATAACAAGGTAGACTTGGCTGGGAATGGTAAGTTGTTCAAAAACTTAGATACGGCTAGGAAGTACGCCTTTGATCGTGGATATATTGTGGAAGATTTGAACGAGCGACACTAGCTGTATCGCCGTGAGGTGTGGTGTGTAGCGAGCAAAACCGACACACTGGGAAAGGGTGGGTAAATAAATGGAGGTTTTTATGTCAAAAGATTATGATGAAGTCAAGATGCGATTAGAAGAAATCGACAACCTTGGATTATTTATGTTTGCGACAAAGCGAATACTTGATAGCAACTGTCGCGGATTGATCGATGCTTGTACTTCTGTGATGCACGACAGGGTTGTGGATTGTCAGGACACAGCAGTAGAGATTGCCAAGGACATTGAAGTGGTGGACGAGTTGGTTCAGATGACTGTTGATATAATGGTTGCTGACTTGACAGATAGATTACAAGCGGAACTATTTGCGGAGCCAGAGGAAGAAAAGCAGCCTTCTCTCACGCTTATAGAGGGAGGACTATCAGGCACGGATGGTGAAGAATGAAAGTAGGTGATGCCGTCAAGATGGAGCCAATGTGGAAATATGAGGTTGCGATTGGCAAAGTGATCCAAGTCAAGAAAGATGGATATGTAGTCGTGCGCTGGGATGGGATCAATGGTGATTGGCACTACACACCAGAGCAGTCAAAAAGATTACAAAAGATTGAATAAGACTTGGCGTTCAGTCGTCTAATAGATGAAAGGGGGTAAATATGTTTGAACATTTATTTATGAACTGCCACGGTGAACTCAATATGTTCATGGCTGCTCTGACTTCATTTCCGTTAGTTGGTATGTGGTTCAGCCGCGAGTTTTGGGGTTATGCAGATAGGGAGGGATGCGATGCAGATTGAAGTCGGTGATAAAGTAAAAGTTAGAAATGCAAATAATACCGAAAATCCAGAAACATATACAGTTTTAGAGATCGACGGAGATTTTGTGAAACTAAAGCATCCAAAAATAGGTGGATACTTTGGCTTCAAACTTGAAAGTATTTCGGAGGTGATAAATGAAAATCGGTGATTTGATAAAGTGGGTTGACTATACAGTTTTTGATGAAAAGACGGGGAAATATATTGAAAATGGCAAAGAGCACATTGGATATGTATTGAGGGAGCCAAAGAACGCTAAAGTTCGCGTCCTGTATAATGGCGACGAAGTTGATTGGACTGCTTGGCAGTGTGAGGTGGTAAGTGAAGTTGCGGACTGACATTGAAGCGATGACGCCAAACGAGTTAGTCTCTTGGTTTTTGATTGGCTGCTATGCTTATTATGAACTATCAGAGCCAGTGATGACGGATACTGATTTCGACTTCCTTGTGGAAAGGCTCAAAGAGGAATGGGATAATGCCGATCATTATCACAAAGAGATAATCAACAAGGGGCATCTAGAAGCAACAACAGGATACGATATAGATTATCCAAAGATCATAAAGTATGCCACAAAGGGTTACATATTACGAACGTCAAGCCAATAGTGAAAGTCGGTGATTTGATAAGGTTTCAAAATCTTCATTCTGACTGGGGGCAAATCGGCTGGGTATATAAGATTTATCGCACAGACTATGGAACAGGGCAAATATATCTGATTTCTAATGGGTGTAGTCGCTCTTTGCCTTGGTTAGATAGACACAAATACATAAAGGAGGTGATAAGTGAAAGTAGGTGATTTAGTAAGAATAGCGGGCAACAATGATCATTGTTCTGGCATTGTGATTAGGCTCATAGAGCAAAAGCATATAGATTTAGATCGACACAACAAGGTTGTTGATTGGAAGTCGGCATCAACGGTAGCCTTTGCCGAAGTTGTCTTTGGTGATCGCACGCTGAAATACAAACAACGAGATTTGGAGGTGATCAGTGAAAGTTATTGATTTACACGGTGTTAGGCACAAAGATGTATATGGATTGTTGGAAAAGCCTTGTGCAGAGGATGACATACCATTTATTGTTATCACAGGAAAATCCGACACTATGAAAAAGATTGTTACTCAGATCGTTGCTGCATTTGGTTTGCACACGAAAGAAAAACTGGGCAATAATGGGAGGTTGATAGTCTGTGAATGTAGGTGATTTAGTTTATATGACTGACAAGTTTTATCACTCATACTTGAGCGGTGATCACCCACACCGTTCAGGGATTGTGATTAGAAAGTATCGTGCTTGGGTTGATCCGTTTATGGTTGAGGACAGCGATCCATCTATGGACGGACACCAATATGATTGTGTATTCGGAAGTACCGTCATAAATGGGTTGTTATGGGGGTGGGAAATAACGGAGGTTAGGCAGAATGAATGTAGGTGATTTGGTACGCGCAACTTGGACAGATGGTATGATTGCGGAGGGTATCTTTGTTGGACACGCCAGAGGATATATTATCCTTCAAGGTGCGGAGGGCGAAAGTATTGTTTGTTGCCCGAATACTGTAAACTTTGAAGTCATAAATGAATAAAAATATGTTTTCAATCGTATAGTGTGTATTGGGGGGTAATCAGGTGAATATAGAAAAAGGTGACATTATCAAGCATCGCGATACTGGCTTGAAGATGCTCGTTATAGAAGCCAACAGATCCAAAAAAGTGTGGCACAGGTATATTGTTGTAGTGCCGATTATATGTCCTTCTTTGACTTTGAGCGGAGTAGTTCCGATTAGGCTACCATATCAGCAACTTGCGGAGCTAAATGGAGAAAATATATATCAGATTGTAAGTAAAGTGAATAAAACTTGATGTTCATTCGTATAGTATATGAACACCAAAAATCCGAGGGGGATAATATGACAACCACAAGTAATGAAGTTAGTTGCTGCGTTTTGCAGACAAGAATAATCGGGCACACCGATCCAGATTTCGGAGAGTTCTCGAATGTCACTGTTTGGGACAACGAAGAACAAGCGCAAGCCGAAGCATTTGCGTTCCTATCTCAGTTTGTTGACTGTGATTTTCTTCCCAATGCAAGTCTCGATGATCTACGGGAGTTCTGCTCCGAAAACGATCTTGCTGACTTCTGCATATCGTTTCATATATTACCAGTGGGTGATGTATGAAAGTAGGTGATTTAGTAAAGAACAAGTACGATGGACTTATTGGAATAGCAATCCGTCCGAACACAGGTGGTTGGTGGGTAATGTGGCATTGTGGTATATTCGACTTCAATAATCCAAGCGATATGGAGGTGATCAGTGCAAGTAGGTGATTTAGTTAGACTTATACGCTGCTCTGTTCATAACATTGGCATCATTACCAATGTAAGAGATTGTCCGATGGATTATCGGAATACTAAATGGCATACAGTCCACTGGCGATGTGGGCATGTGAGCAAGACATACGAGTCCGACGAGTTGGAGGTGATCAGTGCAAGCAGGTGATTTGGTTGTATGGACTGCAAAAGATGCAGATGGTATCATCCAGTGGAGTAGGACTGTACTTTACCTTGGAGACACCGAAAACATTTTAGATGGGGCTTTCGCAAAGATAAGTTTCGAGGGTAAGATTTTGACAGTGAATAAAAAAATGCTCTCACCACTTGAATAAAACCACAAACTCAATCGTCTAATGTTTATAGGAGATACAATGCGTATCAAGACGGCAAAGGATCTGAAGATCGGTGACATTGTAAAGGTAGACTGTATGACTCTTGACGGAGAGTACAGGTGGACAGGGCTATGTAACTGGCACGACGGCACTACAGATGAACAGGGCAAGCCGGTTGGTAACGCATATAAGTTTAGTTTTATTGTACTGTCAAACATTGACGCAGAGTACAAGCCAAACCAAGAAATAACTTGGACTATCCACGATCTAAGGATCGCAGAAGCAGAGGTGATCAGTGAAAGTAGGTGATTTAGTTAGGCACATCAGAGATAACAAGCCCCATCTTCCTAAACGGAGAGGCATCGTCTTGGGTAGAGTGAAGAACCATTCAGATGATGTATGGGTAATGTGGACAGACGAAACCCATAGAAAATGGGAATATGAACCATATTTGGAGGTGATCAGTGAAAGTCGGTGACTTGGTTGTCCTTTCTGCAAGGGGTAGCAAACTTCTACAAAACCGTATTGGCTCCATCCACGGCGGCTACGGCATAGTCTGCAAGGTAGGTGACGGTGACATTTTCGACTTGCGTATCGCTTGGTTCAAAAAGAGTGGTGAGTTCTATCGCACAAGGTTTTTTGATCGTCACGAAGTAAAAAAGAAAAAAGTTTGAATAAAAGTAAAACCTTAATCGTATTATAGATGAACCAACAACCACAGGTGATTTATGGAAAGCATTTTCAAGCGCAGCCCACATTATACAAAGAGGGGCATAAAGGTTGGCGATATAATAGTCACGCGCAAAGGCAATAAGGCATTGGTACTCGGCTACGAGGCTTGTGAGATTTATTACAATGTCCAGTTTCTAAACACTGGCTATGTCAGGACAGGGCTACATTGTAGCAAAATCGCGGGGGTGATCAGTGAAAGTCGGTGATTTAGTAAGACACGATCAGGGGTTTACTGGGATTATTACTTGTATAGATCCCGAAGAAATAGGCGACGAGTTTGAAGTTGAAGTCGCTTGGAATGATGGCGATGTTTGCAATATGTCGATTTTCGATCTGGAGGTGATCAGCGCATCCGCTATAAGAAAAGTTGAATAAAACATAAAACTCATTCGTATCATATACACAAACAAACAAAGAGGTGTCCAATGGGATACAGATCCGAAGTGATAATCATTATCCATAAAGAAATCATACCAGAATGGTTGCAGATGCTTTGCCAAAATGAAGCAGCACGCGAACTTATCTTTTCAGATAGGGACGAAAGCGAAACAGACTTCAATAACGAGGGGCATCTAATGTATCGCTGGGATAACATCAAGTGGTATGATTCATACGATTGTGTTTCGTCAATCAACAAATGGCTACACGAACAAGATGAAGAACTTGTACGCCTTGTCCGTTGCGGAGAGGAAGGCGACGACACCGAAGAAATAGGCTGGTTGGTATCTGATCAAGTCTATCCAGTAGTATACAACCGATTGGAGTATTGAAATGCAAGTAGGCGAACTATACAGATTTGAGGGGGGCTATTGCCCGATGAAGTTTTACGGCAAGATCGCTGTATATCTTGGAGAAGATTTTATTCATCGCGATGATGGCGTAACTGTCGAAAACCACAAGATTGTTATTCAAGGCGAAGAAACGCCAAGGATCATTGATAGGAGTTGTCTAAAGTGGCTTTGCAAACTTACAAAGTAGGGGATCTCGTAAGGTGGGATTATCAGCACTTCGATGACGACGGAGCCTGTCACGATGGCGGTATGTATGGGCTGGTTTTGGAAGTCTCAGATAGCGTACACTCAGGGGGCGAGAAGTGCTACCGCGTTATATTCCACGATGAAGATGTTTTTGGCAATACATACCAAGCGGATCAATGGCTTTATGGTTGTGAAATGATAAGAGTTTCAAAAAGTTTGAATAAATAGAGATTGTCATTCGTTATATGAAAGGAGATAGAATATGTTTACCAAAGAAACAAAAAACACATTGGTTGAATGTGCCGATGGCTTTACCATGAGCGTGCAAGCGTCATCGGGTAACTACTGCGAACCAAGGGAAAACGATGCCGACAGGTACGAGTCGGTAGAGATTGGATACCCATCTGCCGAAGAAAAACTACTAATACCCTATGCAGAGGAACCAGAAACCCCAACAGATACGGTTTATGGGTGGGTTCCTGCTGACATTGTAAGGCATATCATAGATAAGCACGGTGGTATCGTAAGTGGTGAGGTTCCGCGAGGGATTCCAGTATACGGTATTACTCACTGTAAACCGAGGTGCTAAGGTGAAAGTAGGCGATCTGGTAGTTGCAAGGTATGACGTTGAAAGGCTCATTCACTGTGTCGGTGTTGTCACCAATATAGACAACTCTCAGCGTTACAATATAAAAGTTGTTTGGCTAACAAAAAGCGAAGCACGCTGCACAACTGTCGGTAGTTATGGATGGTGGATCGAAGAAAAGTTGATGAAGTTTGAATAAACTTATCACTTCAATCGTATCATATATGTAACCCCTTTAGATAGGTGATATATGAAAATAGGTAGTTTAGTATTGATAAAGAGAGCGAGCCTTACTGTATCCTCTGGGCACCACGGTATCGTAACTAAACTTACGGATACTGGTAGGTATGCAACCGTAAGGTTGCAAGATGGAACTACTTGGCACGGAACCACTGTACTACTTGAGGTGATCAGTGAAAGTGGGTAGTTTAGTCAAATGGGTGGGACAGGTTAGCCCCCGACACAAAGACGAGTGTATGACTGGAGTGATCGTCAAGATTATGTTCGATGGCGAAACCGATGATCACCCCTATGTTGCAGACGATCCTTGTTATTTGGTTCGCTGGTTTGAGGATAATCAACTTACTCTCTACCTTTTTGAAGATGAAGATATAAAAGTTATTTCAGATTGAATAAAACTTAATCCTCATTCGTATTATGTGTGTACAAGTCAGGGGAGGTGATAAGTGAAAAAGGGTGATTTAGTATTCCACGAGTTTTGGGGTAAAGGTATGATTGTCCAGCAACAAGGGGTTGTGGATCGTTGGGCAGTTCGATTGTTCAACGCACCATCATCCATAAGTTACGAGCCGAGCAAAGACAGTATTCGTTTTGTATGGGGCTCTGAGTTGGAGGTGATCAGTGAAAGTAGGTGATTTAGTGTCGCTATCCGCAGCAGGATCGCAAAGACAGTACAATATGATGCTTGTCAAAAATGCAGGCTTTGGCAGATATGCAGGTGCAAAGTATGGAATGATAAGCAAGATTATGATAGATGGTGGGCTGAACGGCAAGGGGCACCTTTACACAGTCCGATGGTTTGGGTTCGACGGTAAACCGTACCGCCACGCCACAAAGCAAAATCATTATCGGTATGAAATAAAAAAGTTCAAAATAAAATGAATAAACAGCAATCTTCAATCGTCTAACTTGTGTAGTGGAGGAAATGTGGAAACTTTTTTAGTAATGCAAGCGATATGGGATACTTTCTTGATCTTAGTATCGGCACTTGGGATCTCAGTATTGATCGCTATAATCGCCACTATTTGCTTCACAGAAGAACAGATAGAAACTTTTTTAGATAAATATGGATGGTTTTGAATAAAAGCGAAACCACAATCGTATAATCATTGTAACAACAACCAACAACCATAAGAGGTGTCCAATGAAAGGACTTTCGGAAACAGGATCGGGACAATACCGCTCAAAATCATCTTGCTCATTTTGCAGATCAACAGATCATCAAGTAAACCAATGCCCTCATGTCGAGCCCATTTGGAACAGCCTTGAGCAAGGCATTATCCCACTTTCATATATGCAAGAAATAGTGAACAGTGCTACTCAGCGATATAACCCGTTCAACTATTATGTACACGGTGACAACTGGGGCGATTTGTTCAAGCAAACAGCCAAGGCGCATAGCAAAGTTGAAGCATATCAAGAGCGACAAAGACAAAAGGCTCTCAACAAGGGCAAAAAGACGCGCCGAGCCAAAACTTGCGGCTACTGTGGCGGTGTCGGGCATACTCGACGAACCTGCGGGCTGCTCGCTTCCCATAAAACCAAGTTGGAAAAGGCAAACCGCAACTTTCGCAAGTGGGTATATCGTGAACTTGTCGAAAAGCAGGGGCTCTCAACAGGGGCGATTGTCAAACTTGGTGTTTTTCAGACTGGCTCCGGGCTGTACAGCCAAGATAAGCGATCGGTGATCCAAACTCTTGTTACCGATGTAAACTGGGACAGTATGAACTTATTTGCACTTATGAAAAAGGCAGAAATAAACTGGAACACTGCCCATAGCACAGGTGTAGGATATGATCGACTTCGTAATGTCGCCAACTTCTTCATTTCAGCAGTGCTGCTCAAGACGCCATCTGGCGCATTTGTCAAGGCAGGGTATGAACTAACTCGCAGATATGGTAGCCAATGGCAAGATGGGGATGCAATCGGAGTACCTTTGCCCCTTGGTATCGAAAACTCCAATGTGGAAACCACTTATCCACGAGTTTGCGGATTTGATGACTTCGAGCATATCGGATACCGCTCGCCACAGATCGCAAGTTTTGAGATTGTGTCCCGCGCTCCACAAGTCTTGTCGGATGACTGGATCGATGGATACAGTGATGAAATGGCGGTAATCTTCAAGAAGTTTACACAGACAGAACTTGAAGCGGTGGGCGTGCTGGATCACATCAAGCACTGGGCAGAACTGGAAATCGAAGATTGATTGAATAAAAATGAATACTCAATCGTATAACTTATGAACCAAACAGGAGGGCTATTGATATGGCTTATGTAAAAAAAGAGGACTTGGTTGTTTTCAACCTTGAGCGAGGGCGGATCACCGCTCTTGTAACTGACATTCAGTTTAGGAAGTTTCGACGAAGTTGGAAGGACAAAAAGACAGGCGAGACAAAAAGTCGTTGGAAATCAGTACCTTACGCGGTATGCTCGATCACTTCGTCTACCTTGGATGATTACAACACTTCAGAGCGTTTCATCATCGCAGGGTACAAGTTGAAAAACCACGCCCTGTCAGGCAAAAAGTGCCTAATGTTGAACAATCAATATATTGCAGACTTTGAGAAGAACGGGCGCGAATGGGTTGCACAAATGCTAAAAGAAAGTGACGCCCGAAAAAAAAAGAAAGCAAGTTGAATAAATGTTGATGGCTGCTCGTATAATGTATGAACAATGAAACTGAGGTGATTTATGAAAATGGAAATCTCAAAACAACAACTTGCTTCATTCTTAGAAGCCCACACCCTTGCCGTTGAACTTTTTGGAGAACAGCGCGGATCGTCTTTCAAGGACAGTATCGTCACTGCACTGGTACAGATCGCGAGGGGCGAGCAGTCATCACATTCTTGGGTAAAGCCTAACGCCGATACAGGGGGAGCGACTTTTGATAGCAAGCGTCGTGAAGAAGGTTGGATCTCTGAAATGCTTGAACAGGTATTTGTTGACTATGACTTGGCTTCAATAAATGCTCACAAAGAGTTTGTAAACTCAGAAGAATATACCGAGACAGTCAGCGTTCTAAGTCGATACTATGCCACCACTGGCTATTTCTCAAGACAACTGAGAAAGGTAGCCGCTGGCAACTTTTTGAGCCGTCACGAATACAGCCGAATGTGCCAAAACAAGTATGCCCAAAAGGTTATGGACGCCCACAATAGCGATCCAAAGTTTCCAGCAGGCACACTTGTTGATTTTCGCGCTCAACACTCTGAAACTTCCGATGTGGATGGTAGGGTGTGCTATAAGCGGGCTCCTTTGGGGCTTCTGGTGCTGTCTACCAGTGAGCCGATCATATCGGCAGCGGTGGGAGCAAAGCGATACAAAGTGGCTCCTGTGGGCGATTCTGGCACACCGTTCTATGTAGAGGAAAGGTACTTGAAAAAAAGAAAGAAAAGAAAGTGAATAAAACTATCTGCTCATTCGTATTATAGATGAACCCGATGATGGAGGACTTGATATGTCCAAGAAGTTTGATCTCAATAAACACACAGCGCGACTTCTAATGCGCGAACCATTCTTTGCTGGTATCAGCCGTCGAGTTGACAAGACAGCAAGTACCGCCATTCCTACCGCCGGTGTTCGACTGAACAAGTCCACTGGTTATTTTGAAATGCTCTACAATCCTGAGTTCTTCGAGGGCTTGGATGACAAACAGCGTCTTGGTGTGCTGAAGCACGAGTTCTATCACCTGATTTTCCAGCATGTAACTGATCGATTGCCCGAGGGCGGTATGTCAAAGATGTGGAATGTTGCTACTGATTTGGCTATCAACAGTCATCTTATCGGTGAGTTGCCAGAAAACGGCTGTATTCCCGCACAGACTGGTTCTCCTTTTGAGAAGTATCCTATCGGATTATCTGCTGAAGCATACTTCAAAATGCTAAAAGAAGATGAACAGTTTCAACCGAATGATGATGGCGACGAACAGCAGGACGGTGACGGAGAGGGCAGCGGTTCTGGCGGCGGTGGTTTGCCTGACACCCTTGACGATCACGGTGAATGGGGCGACAGTGCCGAGGGCTCAGGCGTCGAAGCCGATGTAGCCAAAGAGCGATTGCGTGAAATGCTGGAGCAAGCCAGCAAAGAAGCCAACCGATCAAATAGTTGGGGCTCTGTTTCCTCAGAGGTTCGCCAGCAGATCCAAAAGTTTCTCAATCCGTCGATTGACTGGCGCAAAATGCTTCAATACTTCATCAAGACTTCTCGCAAGGCTAACAAGCGTTCGACAATCCGTAGGTTGAACCGTCGTTATCCTCGCATCCACAGTGGAACCAAGGTTACCCGTGTTGCAAACATCGCAATCAGCATCGATCAATCGGGCTCTGTCAGTGATGTGATGCTGGCTCAGTTCTTCGCAGAGTTGAACAACCTTTCAAAGTTGGCGACTTTCACAGTGATCCCCTTTGATACTCAGGTTGCCGAGGACAAAGTGTACACTTGGAAGAAAGGCGAAACAAGAGAGTGGGAGCGCGTTCTAACGGGCGGTACTTGCTTCGATGCTCCGACACGCTTTGTAAACAAGGGCGACTTCGACGGACACATTGTACTAACCGATATGATGGCTCCTAAGCCTATTCCGAGCAAGTGCCAGCGTATGTGGATCACCGATGAACACGGCAAAGCACACCCTTACTTTGAGACAAACGAGATTGTGCTTGCAGTCAAGGGTGGTGCGTAATGCCTCCAGAGATCAGTAAGAAAGCCCGTTATCGGGTAGGTGACTTGGTGGCTATGCGTATTGCGAATGATCCTCCACGATACACAAGCGGTATCGTGGTGCGCTCAACGCAAAAATATGCTTTCGTGAAAATGAACTTTCAAAGTATAGAACGCAAGTTTCATCACAAAGATTTATTCTTTTTTCTGAACAAAGTGAATAAAACAAATCCACCAGTCGTATAAATAATGTAAGGACGAAACACTAACCCTAAAACCATAGGAGCCTACAATGGCTATCTCATTCAAATCATTCACACAATGTGCCCCTTTCGTACTCAAAGTAAAGAAGCCTATCTTGGTTCGCGGGCGTCACGGTGTCGGTAAATCCGAAACCATCTATCAAATCGCAGAGAGCATTGGGCTTCCTGTTGTCGAGCGTCGTGCTTCTCAGATGACTGAGGGTGACTTGCTTGGACTTCCTGACAATCGCGATGTGGTTGTAAATGGTATCAAAGCCACCACTTTCAATCCGCCCGATTGGTTTGTCACCGCTTGCACTGAGCCTGTGGTTCTGTTCTTCGATGAGATCGATCGTGCTACAATGGAAGTTCGACAAGGTATCTTCGAGTTGACTGATAGTCGCAAGATCAACGGACACTATCTCCACCCTGATACCGTCATCCTTGGTGCTGTCAACGGTGGCGAACACGGTAGCCAATACCAAGTTGGCGAGTTTGATCCTGCTGAGTTGGATCGATGGACAGTATTCGATCTTGAACCTACCGTTGAGGACTTCTTGCACTGGAGCAAGGGCAAAGTTGACGATATGGTTTGGGACTTTATCAACCAGAACCATAAGCACCTATTGCATGAGGATGACTATGAGCCTAACAAGGTTTATCCTACTCCCCGATCTTGGGTACGGTTCAACGATTGTGTTGTTGAGGGCGATCTATTGAACGCCACCGACGCCGCGTCAGGCGCGATCCTTTTCAATCTTGCTCAGGCTTTCGTTGGACTTGAAGGCGCGGTTGCTTTTACTGACTTCCGCAAGACTTACGAAAGGCAAGTAACCATCGAGCATATCATCGATGACGGTGCGCTCGAAAAGGTTGCTGATTGGGGTATCAACGAGCATACCGCTATGGTGGAAAAGTTTGAAGCAAAGGACATTTTGGCAGAACGCCTAACAGGTGATCAGATCCAAAACCTTGTTGATTACTTCGCAATCTTGCCAAGTGAGCCCGCAATGAAACTGTGGATCTTGATCGGCAAGGATACCGCCAACCAAGACAATATGGTTGAAATCCACCAATCCACTACATCGGACGGTGATCCAGTTTCAACCTTGCTTGTCAAGATGTACGAGGGCTAATAGCCCAATGGGGGGCAGTCGCAGAGTAGCGACACCCCCCAATTTTTTTTGAATAACTTTGAATAAAACACTAAACCTAATCGTATTATATATGTAACCGAGAACACGGAGGGGCTTTATGGCTTCTGATTTATACACCGTCAAAACCCGCGATGAAGCAATCGCAGAGTTTGAAAACTTTATTCTTCCAGTCATCAAACGCCAGTACGAAACCGATGGTGTTCCAGACTATACAGCACGATCCGAGGCGTGGAATGATTACGTCGATGGACTTCACGAAAACCAAGAGATTAGCACTTGGCAATACGAGAAGTGGGATCACCCTGACTGTAACTATGCACCGTGGGAGCGATAGTATGACTATGAGTACCTTTGAGGCAGTGCGACTAATCGAGGAAACCCCCGAAGTCACAGAAGAACAGTATATTGAAGCATTCCAATCTTTGATCGATAGCGGAGTTGTATGGCAACTTCAGGGATGGTACGGCAGAACAGCACGCGGCTTGATCGATGGCGGATTTTGCACAACCAGAAACCAGCAAGCCCACAAAAAAAATCCAAAGTTTCTTGAATAAAACACTAACCCCGATCGTATAACTAATGAACAGCAAATAGGAGTTCAAATGATCACTTCAAACGAAAATGTTGCCCGTCGATGGAGCAACGGACAGACAGCCCGGAACCACAACAATGTATTCACTACTGACGGGCAAAACCTTTTCTCGTACAATCTGTTGATTGGGTTCACTACTCCAGAGGGGCGCAAGGTGCTTCTCGATTACACCGCTCGCACGGGTAACTTCCGCTCGATGACTACCAGCGGCAAGCACATTTCGCCCACTCGTCGGTTCGCAGATGACACGCTCAATCCGTCCGTTGTGCAGAACCTTGACACCATCAATGGGGGGCGTCCGTTTTAGAGCGCAGCAATCCGCGCTATTTTTTCCTTGTGGTTGAGGATAAGGTAGGTTTTAGGGGGTTTTTCCTACGGTTGAAAATAAACCCCCTTTTTTTTTGAATAATCTCAACCGCTCAATCGTACTATATACACAAGGAGGGCACACAATGCCATACAGCGACAACCGAGTTCTTATGCGTCCTAATAGCAATATTGCTTACAAGACACTAAACTCTTTTACTCTTTACGGACTTATGGGCAGGTATGCAGAAAAAGGCGAATGGCTTATGTATACTTACCTCAAAAACATTCTCAGGGAACGGGGGTATTTAGGATGAACCTTTTTGCATATATCGACAGTTACGAAAAAGCCCTTGTCTTTTGGTTTTCCTTTGTTGGATTGGGCTTCGCTTCAATCGTTATTGGATTGAAACTCGGAAACTTTTTGAATAATCTTTCAACCTCAATCGTATAATCTATGAACCACCAAACAAGGGAGCAAAAATGATTGCACTTCTCGCTTTCGCACTTCTCGTCTTTCTACCACTCTTTGCGGTAGGTGAAGCAACTCACAAGTTGGTAAAGGCAAACCGATGATTGCCTTTACGCTTCTCATGGCAGCACTCACAGCCACAGTATCGCTTTTTATTATTCTTTCAACCAACCTCTAAACCCAATCACTCGGAGCATCACTATGCAAAACCAAAATCTCGCCTTTATCGTTTTTCTCACAATCTTCTCAGTCCTTGGCGGTGGTGTCGCTTGCGTTGCACACACAAGCCCACAATCACCGTCTAACAGCGTTTTGGACGCTATCCAGTCCATTGACGCCCTCTACGCTCAAAGCGTGCCACAGGGCGTTGTGACAGTCGTTCACTCGGAAGTCGAGATCAATGGCGTAACCAATGGCTAAAAAGATTTGAGAAACTTTGAATAAAACTCTATCCCCAATCGTCTAATAGATAACAAGAGGGAAACAATGCCACACACTTTTCGATTTGAACTTGCCAGCACCAATATGTTGCATTGGCTTTTGAGTATCACCACTTGCTCGCACTTCCAAGCGCAGTGCAAGGCAGAGATTGCGAGGCGAAGAACAGCGCAGTAAAAAAAAGATTGAATAAAACTTGAAGCCCAATCGTATAATAAGAGAACAGAGGGGGAAACATTGAAAACGCTTGACTAAGGACGCAGAGGGCACAGCAGAGCGAGTAGCCGTCCGAATAAATAATCTGCTATGACAAAAACACTAAACCCCAATCATACCCGAAACCCAAACAGCAGAACAGCGAGAGGTTCAGCAGATAATGAAAATCCCCTAATACATAGTGCCGGTAACTGCGGCGGGCTTGGATAAGTCGCAGAGTAGTTTAGAAAGCAACCCTATCATCGCAGAGCGAGAGAGAAAAGAAAATGAAAGATGGCAAATAAGGGCTAAGTAAGCCAAGGGGGAGCCGAGCCCGCATCAAAGATCCCCCCATTGATAAAATAAAACTAAAAAAGTTTGAATAAAGAGTATTAGTCATTCGTATAATAAGAGAGACAGGGAGGAACAATGATTTTTATCTTTCAGTAGTTAGGGCTAAGTGGTTTGCAATCCGACACCCATCAGCCCGAAAAAAGCGGTATAGACAGGAATAAACAACAAATATATTTGATTTTTTCACGCGAGGTTCCAATGGGATTTATCATTGACTTTACTTGCATAGAGCAAGCGACACAAGTTGCTCATACACTTGCTAACAAAGAAGGCAGCATCTGGTTTATTGTACGAGACAATAACAGATCGCCCGATGATGAAAATGGTAACCTCGCTGTGATGAATCAACAAACTCTCAAGGATCTGTCTGGTAGTGAATGGGACTGGACGATCTTACTAAGCGTGGAGGGGTAATGCTTCGCTTTCTTTTTCTTTTCGCGGTGGCTTGGTTCACTATTTCACTATTCCCACATTGGCTATTGGCTATTGGTGTAGCACTTGGGGCTAAATCTTTACTTGGAGTTTAGAACATATATATGATTTCACTCACGGGTGGGTGTTGACAAGTAAAGTATAAGATTTCATTGTGCCTCATACACGAGGGACTATTTGATTTCACGTATACGCGGGTATCAAGCCTATGCTAAGTAGATTATTCGGACATATTCTGTCCGTTTTGGGGTGAATAAAACTTTTTTACCGAAACAATGAATAAAACATATGTTTCGTTCGTATAATAGGTGTAACAGATCGAAACAAGGAGTTACGAAATGCTTAGAGTAGGCGACATTGTAAGAACCGTCCGCGAAATCCGCACCAACCCTGTCGTAGCAGAGCGCAGAGGATGGGAGCCAGTACCAGCCGACAGCCTTGGGGTTGTGATTGCAGTAAAGCAAACCGATCTCAACGCCTGTTACCGAGCCGATGGCAAGGGTGACGTTTATGTTGATGTGCATATCTTCGATGATGGTACGGGTGAGCCTTGGAAAGCGGGCAACTACCATTCGGGGAGTTTTTCAAAAATAATCTGAATAAAGTTTATTTCTCAATCGTCTAATACTTGTAACCACTAAACAGGGAGCCAAAAATGGCTATCAACCGCGAAGAATACTCCAATACCACCAAGAACCTTTCAGACGCGGAACTTTGCGCGGTTGCCGAAACGATCGCCGCCACTGCGGTTGAGGATCTGACACGCTGGCATCCACACGGTACGAGCGTTAGCGCACGGACGGAGTTGATCACGGGCGCACTGGATGAAATGGCTTTGGCTATTGGTTCTCGCGGTGAATGGCACTTGACAGAGGAAATGTGGATCGCATCGCCTGAGCTGCATAATGCTTTTCAGACGGTATGGGCAAAACTCGAAGAACTCAATGCAGTGAACTAAACCGGACATATTCTGTCCGCATTTATTTTACTTTTTTTATCCTTTTATTGAATAAAGTTAGTCGCTCATTCGTCTAATATATGTAACCGCTAAACAGGGAAGCCAAATGTTTGTTCTCGCTACCATAATGCAAACCGGACAGTTTTTGTCCGCGGACATTTTCTGTCCTTTTCTTTTCCTCCTATGCGGTTATATTATTAGTATGGTTAGAAACACTAATCAAGATTTTTCAAACACTCAATCCAAGGATCAAAATATGACTTTGAACACTCAAGAAATCACAAACGAAATCTATGCTTCACTTCCGATGGTTACTCGGTTTTTCCTCGGTAAAACCCGCAATATGCCCGCTGCCGAAGATGCCGCAATGAACGGTATTGTCAAGGCTATTGAAAACATTGACAAGTACAATGGCAAAAGCAAGGTTTCAACTTGGGTTATCACCGTGGCATATCGTCTGTGGCTCGACGGTATCAAGTCTCACAGCAACTCAAAAACTGTATATACCGGAGATGCCGTATTCCTCGAAAACGTAGGTGGAACCTACGAAGATGACATGTCACTCGATAATGAAGTTTCAATGTGGGATATGGTTACTTCAATCCTCAGTGAAAAGCAAGCGGCTGTCGTCCTTGCTCACTATCGCGACGGCTTGAAATACCGCGAGGTAGCCGAAGCCCTCAACATTCCGATCGGTTCTGTTATGTCACGATTGAACGGAGCCAAAAAGAAGTTGGCTAAAAGCGGTGACTTCGCAGGTGCTTTTGGTGAGGTGTAAGGCGGACATTATTTGTCCGGACATATTTAGTCCGCGAAACATTAAATGTTACGGTGTAGGGGGGTAAAATCAAATAGCGTAAAAGGCAAGTAAAATCAAATAGTTACGGGGGTACCCCCCTCCCCCCCCTATCCGGATGCCTACGCGTAACAGGGTGTTACGGCACGAGGAAGCCTGTTTTCAACACGTATGTCATTTTTCCAGATTTCAAAATTTTTTTGTAAGATTTTATGAGATTTGAGAACAAAGATATACGTGTTTCTATTTATAGAGTAACACATGTGAGGATTAAAACATGAAGATTAAACAATCAGAGCTTAAAGCAGTTATTGAAGAAGTAGTAAAAGAAGTATTAGAAGAGACAAAAGAAAGCGAAGAGGCTTCAGATACGGATGAAAGTGAGCAGGTTAACGAATCATTAAATCCAGAAATGGAAAGAATAAGAAATGCTTTAGCAGAGGCAGAAGACTTGCTTTATGAGCATGGTTCAGATCCAGAGCTTTCAGATGCTTACATAGCATTATTCAGAGCGTTGCAGCATGCTGGTGTTAACCTCAATTATGTTTTAATGTCTGTATAATGGAGTTAATAGCGCAGCACATATGCAAAGGGCAGAACATAGGTGTCCATGGTAATCTATTTGGTGGCGTTATGCTTGGGTGGCTAGATGAGGCAGGAGCCGCTTTTGCTGCTCAATGCTGTGATACTCCTAGAATGGTTACTGTCCGTATGGGGGAAACCCTCTTCAGGAAGCCCGTGCGTCCCGGGCATCTTATAAAAATATATGGTGAGGTTACTAGGTGCGGTACTACCTCTATTACTGTATGCCTTGAAGCACGTCGCCATTCTGTCTATAACGGTACGCAAGTTGTCGCTTGTTCTTCTGAATTGGTATTTGTACGCGTCGATGGTGACGGAGAGGCTATACCTTTATCAGATAAAGTGAAAGCGAAGTACGCGAATTTGCAAAAGAACGAGCCAAAAAGTTAAAAAGTTAAATTTGCCCGGGCTAAAAACAGCAATGTTAGAGTTTATTCTCTTTTATTGCTTTTATACTACATATATTATATAATAAATATTATTATACAATAAGCCGTGCGTGCATGAGGCTACATGAATGAAAATTTTCTCAATAAAGTAATATATTTTGAACAAGGTACTGGTTGTATTCCTCCCGATTCTCTTTGTTATTGTTATGCTATAGAGGGGGATTACTTGTTAGTCAATTTTAGACATGCTGTTTTGAATCGCTATGATCTAAAAATACATATTGATGTTGCCGATAAACATGGTAGAATTATGTAAGTGGAAAAATAGGGCGAAAAAATCCGGCGCTTTTAATGAATAAAACTGATATTCGTTCGTATTTAATTATGTGCGAGGTTTTATGAGCAAGAAAAATAAAAAGATATTCGAGATCGATGTAAAAGAAATCGATGAAATGCAAGACGCTATATTTGAATACTTCCTAATCATATCTGAATTGATGGGGAAGACTGATATAGAAATAGAAAAAATTACGCTAAACTGCGATTCGACAAAAATCACCGTCGAGGGTTATGAGATTTCCCCACTGGAATCCGAAGAGAGTACGGAAGACGACTTTGAATGGATTTAGAGCCGCGTAAATACTCATGTGAAGAGCATATAGAAATGAGGAAAAAATTAGTCGGTTCGCTGGTGCGAATGAGTTGGGGTGGCGGCTGTGGACTGGTTTTGAATTCTAGATTGTGGACTGGAGAGATACATTTAAGAATTGCGTGGCTGCAAAGTCCATTTATAAATTTTCAAGAAGAAAGAAGTATCGGATGGCACCAGCATCAGGCGGTATCGATTATTTCACAAGTTACGGTACCAATACCTATTTAATATATGCCATTCAATGACTTACCTAAAGTTGGAGACTTAATCACATTTTCAGATAGATGGGATATCACCAAAGAAGCTAGCGAAGAAAGACAGCCAGTTGGCTTAGTGATTAAAATTATCTCGTATAACCAACTATTGGAAAATGATACTTTAGGTGAAGTATATGGTACACTAGCCTATCCAATAACAATTGATGTTCATGTTTCTGATCTGTCTAGAGTGTTTATTGTTATGTGGGCTACAACAAACAATACAGTAAAATCTTCATACACATGGATAAACGAAGAATGGTTTTACAATGAAAGTTTCATTATAATATCCAAAGCCTAGTTAAAAATAGGGGGATATAATGTTTTGCATTGGACGAGATGGTTACCAAATGTAGGAGATTTAATTGTATTACAATACCACAAAGGAAGGAGAGTTGGTATATTCATTCGAAAAGAATTGAAAAAAATTAACAAGTTCCATTCTCAAATTGGTATAGTATGGCACATCAAGTGGATACCGGTTGAAAATGACAAAATGCCATCTGTGACATTATCAGAACTATCAATTATGCACTATTTAAAATCAGGAAAAGCACAAATATTTAAAATTAGGAGAGAAGATGAAATATAAATATATCCTAAAAGAAGGAGACACATCTGAAGCATCAAAAGGATTCTTTATTAAAGATGGTAGGCTTCTTTTAGTTAAGCCCACAGGTGATGGTGACAGATATGATATACCCGGTGGCAAAATAAAATTTGGAGAATCTAGAGAGCAAGGACTTTACAGAGAGTGTTTAGAGGAAGTAAATCTAAAAATAAAAAAGGCAAAATTTATTGGCAAAGATGATGAAAGAGATAAAAATTACTTTATTGTGACAGAATGGGATGGAGAGATTTTTTTGCAAGCTGAAGAGTTGGAAAAGTATAGGTGGGTAACGCTAGAAACAGTAGATCATTATTATCTAACTAAGACTGCGTATAAAGGTTTTACCGACTATTTATTAAGGGAACTCTATGGGAGGGTATAGCATGACTGGAGAAGGCTCTAGCTGGGAAGCTTATTCAAAAATGGTACTTAAGCAACTAGAAGATTTATCTACTAGTATGAATGGCTTGAGGCAAGAAATACAAGAATTGAAATCTGAAATCGCTGAAATTAGGGGGCAACAATCCAATGTTCAAGATCTAAAAGATTGGAAAAATAAGATGGATGAAGTGTGTTCACCTTCACAATTAAAAAACTTAAGAGAAGAGGTTGAGGAATTAAAGCTATTCAAAGCAAAAGCTATTACTGTGTTCGCAGTCGTGCAATTTGCTATGGGTGTAATCCTATTTGCAAAAGATCTTTTGTAAAATTTTATTATTGTGAATTTCTAAAATCCCACCATTGGTGGGATTTTTTTATTAATACCCCATAGTTACTTTTAGAGTTATACTATTGGGGGTTTTATGTATGATGATGATTTTAATGGCGCTTCTAGCATGCGTCTCAGATCAAATGTTAGTTCATGAGGTAGAAAAAGAAGTAGAATTAATTGTTGAGGTTCCGGGGGATTGCGAAGTAGTTGAAGAGATAGTAGTTGAAGACACTGCTTTTGACTTTTCAGATATTTGGGTTGATTCATTTAGACAAGTGGCTGCTCTTGACGGAGTTGATATTTTTTGGGTAATCGATCCTTCTGGCTCTATGAACGACGATCAACCACAAATTATGGCAGGTATTGCTCACATGATGGCAAACCTACCAGAGATTGGGTGGAGGTTGATGATCATTCCTTCTGATTACCGTCAGGTTGGCGATTTGGAGACTTTTCCAATCGTGCCGGGGGATACCATAGCTGATGTAGAAAACATGTACAATAGCCATGTTAGTGGCGCCTTTGAGGCTGGCTTTGATGCAAGCTATGAATACATTGTATTAAACCCATATGCATCGACTTGGTTGCGTCATGACGCGTCAATACTTTTTGTTTTTGTTTCTGACGAAGAAGAGCAATCTAATCATCACTTCTCAAGCCACTATGATTTCATTACATGGGCTAGTGGATATAGGCAAAATGTTTTTGTTGCTAGTATTGTAAACTTAGACACTCCGGATTCGATGTGTACCCCACCAGCTTACGGGCCGAATATTGGATTTAATTACATGGATGTTACAGACTACTTTTCTGGCAATGTTGTAGATATATGTGCCGAAGATTGGAGTGCAGGAGTTGGACAAGCATCAACACAGATTACTCCTTATGAGTATATTGATTTAACCCACACGCCATTGGATCCTGCATGGATATATGTGTACATAAATGGGGTGTCAAATGCCGACTGGTACTACGAACCAGCAGAGAATAGAATATATTTTAATGTAATTCCTGAAGCAAATGCATTAGTTGAAGTAGCATATAACTATTAATTTACTATTTATTGTATGACTTTAATAGCTTTTTTACTTTCTTCGTTTGCTCTTGCTCAAGACGTGCCAGAAAAAACTGATGAAACAAATACAATAGTGAAGATTTATAAGGACTATGAAGTTTATGTGGCGCCCGTAAGGTACCATATAAACCATGAAGCCCATCAAGCTAATATACCCTACCACATGATTCACAACTTTGCCAGTATGCACTCTCGCAATGCTAAAGTAAATGTACGATATAGGACATGGGAGTCAGTTGAGTTGCATGGTGGTATGAGAGTGTATAATAAAGACACTATCAAGTATGTCTGGGATAATTGTAAATACAATTTAGATCATAGGAAGTGTGCTGCAAAAAATAATCATTTTTTCCTAGAAACACATGTCACTGTAAATGAAAAAGAAATAAATATTTCTATGACTTTATTCGATGCCAACATGCAAATACTAGGTAGTAGTAGCATAAGTGACAAAGCGATCACTAGATGGATCAGACAGCAAGAAATTACTGTCATTCAAGAGCAAAGTATGGCAGGCAGTAGAACAATAGTACACAAACCAAAAGAAGAATTACCGTTGGAATGGACAATACCTCCAAAGCTATTATCTGATGCGGTACGACAAGCTAGTTTAAGGCTTTGGACAGGAGTGAGATTAGACTAATGACTATAAGAGTAAAATTAAAAAAAATCAAAAAAACATTCAACAAATTAGTATGCCCACGCGCAACTAAAGACTTAGCTTTGAATACTAAGAACAGAGATGCGACAATTAAGAAATACAATTACGGCCCGTTGAATGTAGATGAGCCGGCTGACTATTGGCAAAAGATTGCAGACTACTGGAAGACAACTGAAGAAGCTGCAAGAAAATCACTATGTGGAAACTGTGTGGCTTTTGATATATCACCCAGAATCAAAGATTGTTTACCCGGCGACACATTTGATGATGATGGCGAACTTGGATATTGCTGGATGCATCATTTTAAATGCCACTCTGCAAGAGCTTGTCACACATGGGCAAAGGGTGGGCCGATAGCAAAAGATTCTGAATCTGCCGAATGGCAACAAAAAAACAATACTAATGAAGGAGCACACTCTCATGAGCATTAGAGTAATTTTAGAAAAGAAAAAGCGCGCCGATGTGGTGCCGTCATACGATCATGTCGTCAGTGTGGCAAAGGAAAAGAATATAAGTGAAAAAGAAGCTTTAATAAGTTTAACTACTAAGCTTGATCCAGAAGAGGCTGAAGGGTGGCTGAAGCGTCAGAAAGAAAAAATCGCTAAAGGGGAAAAGCCCTTGGAAGAAAAGAAAAATAAACATCGCCCAAAGCCGGGGCGTAGTAAGAAATATTTTGGAAGTTCTTTCTATGACTTTGGGTTACTTCACGGTGACGAAGGTGGTGGCTCTGCTGGAGATGCCGGTGGCGATGGCGGCGGGGGCGATGGAAACCGTAAAGATGAAAATGATGAAAAGCTAGAAGAAGAACAACTGGATGAAAAAAGAAAGAAGCGTAGAAAGAAGAAAAAGAAGAAGAAGAAAAAGAAGAAGGGCAAGAAGGATGCATGTTATCATAAGGTACGTGCAAGATATGATGTATGGCCGTCTGCATATGCTTCTGGTGCTCTTGTAAAATGTCGTAAGGTTGGTGCCTCAAATTGGGGTAACAAGTCAAAGAAAACAAACGAAGATATCGAAAAAGAATTAGAATTAGATTTAGAGTTCTTGCAAGAGGTTGACGAACTACTTACTCTTGACGAAAAAAAGAAAAAGAAACGTAAAAAAAAACGTAAAAAGTCAAAATTAACTTCTAAACCTTCATCTGAAAAATCATTACATCATTGGTTTTCCAGAAAAGGAGCCAAAGGTAAAAAGAAGGGATGGGTTGACTGTAATGCTCCAGATGGAAAAGGTGGCTATAAATCTTGTGGCAGATCTGATGGAGAGAAAAGAAAGAAATATCCTGCATGTCGCCCTACCCCGGGAGCATGTAAGAAAATGAAAGGCTCAAAAGGTAAATCATGGGGCAAGAAAGGATCAAAGAAAAAATGAAAATATCAAAACAAAAACTTGACAAAATTATCAAAGAAGAGGTTTTAAAAGTATTAGCCGAAACAGGAGAAACCAGAGAGCAAGGAATCCAAAGGATCCATCAAGAAAAGCTAGCTGAAATTGAAAAATACTTAAATGGACTACCTGATGGCGGTAAAGAATACAGACAGCTTATGGAAATGGGTGATGAGGTTGAAGACTATATCAATGAAAGAGGGTATGATACTAATGATCCGTTTATCGCCAAATATGACGAATTAAGCAAGAAGACGATGCCCATACAAAAAGAAGTTGCAAAGATTACAAAAAAACATCAAGAGCGAATGAGCACAGAATTACCAAAAGGTGAAAAAAGTTATGTTCAAATGCAATATGATCGCGATGGGGTTGGAGTCCAAACGTATGATAGATATTTGGGAAATCTTGAAGAAGGGTTCTTGGATACGTTGAGGTATTTACTTACTGGAGCAGAACCAAGCGAATTAGAACTTGCTCAAAGAGAAATAGATAAAGCAATGGAAATGCTTAAAACACCTTCCTTACCTGCCGGCATGGGCAAACCCCGAAAGCCTCCTGTGGATGCTAGCAGAGACAAACAATTGAAACTTAAACTAGCACAATTAAAAAAAGCGAGAGGTATTCAAGAATCACAAACTGATTTAATGGCAGACGTTAATCCAGAAACCTTATCTCACGAAGACGAGTTAGGTGTGGCAGATAGTGCTTCGCCACGGAGTGCCAAAGAGCGTCTTTTGGCTATGCTTATTGCCGCCGAAGACATTGAACGACTTAGGGCACAGTTTGCCGATGATGAAGAGATGCAAAAAGAACTTGATAAGATTGAAGCAAATCCATTCTACAACCCTCAAGGTGCATATAGGACGCCCAGAACAAGCATGTCTGAAAATGTTGATAACCAAGCAAGCCAAGTTGTACAAGCTATAATGTCCGATAAAGCCAAGGTGGCTGCGCTGAAAGCTGCTTTGAATGCAGGAGATTTTGAAAAGTATCAAGAATTGATAAGTGATTACACTGTAGCTTTGGATCCATCTGTGGACGCAGAGGTAGATGGTGTTGAAGACGCCATCGAAGCACAACTATCCGAAGGATTACAACATCATATTGACACAGCAACACCTTTAACTAATAATGTTTACCGCGTTGGATCCGATGAATACTTTAACGTCATTAGAGAAGCAAGAGTGCAATATAAAAAAGGTAATTACAAGCCCCTTAATGAAGAAGAGCAGGAGATGTTAGAATCCGAACTTGGCGAATGGGCTGATTTTGAAGGAGAAAAGGTGCCTCTTGACTTTCCAATGTACGAAGAGACTCTTGACGAAAAAAGAAAACGCAAGAAAAAGAAGAAAAAGAAAGATCCACCAATTGGCAAGCCAATGAAAAACACAGGCGGAGGAAAGAAATACAAAGTATATGTTCGCTCCAAGTCTGGGCGTGTCAAAAAGATATCATATGGCGATTCAAAGGGTGGACTTAAAGGCAACTGGAACAGCGCTGAAGCTCGTAGTTCGTTTGCAAAGCGTCATAACTGCGCTGAGAAGAAAGATCGCACTAAAGCTGGATACTGGGCTTGTAGGGCGCACAAAGATTTTGGCACTAATGTGCCGGGGAGGTTCTGGTAATGAAATTTCCATTTAACCAAAAACAAATCTCAGACAATGTATTTGTAAGAGAGTTTAGTAAAGACGTAGATTCAAAAGAATTAATTTGGCATATGGATCGCGAAGACAGGTATGTGACTGTCAAGAGTGGAAAGGGATGGCAGTTACAGCTAGATAATCAAGTTCCTGCGCCACTCACGGAAGGAGAGACATACTTTATACCCAAATTTACTTATCATCGAATTATCAAAGGTGATGAAAACTTAAATTTACTAGTAAAAGAAGACAACACAAGCTTAAAGAAAGAAGAATTAATGTGGCTAATGGAAACATATGGTGGTGGTTGTGGCGACGATGGCAGACTCGAAGCGACTCCTGTGCTAGATGTTGACATGTCATCAATGACTATTGCCGGAAAGCCTGATCATGAAGTAGAAATGGCTAAGAAACAACTAAGAAGAACAGCCGATTACGCAGGGCAATTGCAGGCAGCTATGCAAGAGATGCCAGAAACCAATCTTCCAGCGTGGGTACAAGCAAAAATTACTACTGCATCTGATTATATGTCAAAAGTATATCATTATTTGGAAGATTATATGACTGGATTAGCTTATGGTAAAGGGTTGGCAGACGGCGAAGAGTATGCAATGTCAATAGATGCAATGCCAAAGGGTGAAATTGTCGCTGTCAACGAAGAAATGGAAGGTGAGATTGCAAAAGCTCGTCACGATATTGAAGTTGAACTCAACATTTCTAAATCAGATATGAAAAAATTGCATGATGGAGAGAAAGTTGTTTTAAAAGACACCACTGGGACGAATACATTTACGGTAACGGTGACTGCATCGTGAAATTAACCCTAAGAAAGCAAAACTTAGTCATACTTTTTGCTTTTTTAGGACATTTTTTGTCCGGATATTTAATTTATGTATTACATCAACGTGTGATCTATTTAGAAACAAGAGACTGCGTAATAGAAGTCAGATTTTTAGGAAAGGAAAATGAACAAATACGAGGAAAAGAAAGCAATAATCCTTAAAAAACTTGAACTTAAGTTTAATGAGGCTGGTGTTTACGGATATTGAGCGATAAATGCAGCCCGGCGGGCTGTTGAGATGTGGGAAAGTGGAATGGATTTTCAAAAAGCAGTGTATAAAGTGTACAGGGAACTATAAAATGAAATTAATAATGGAAAATTGGAGAGGCTTTGTACAAGAAGCTAAGAAGAAAACAGGAATCATAGACACAATCCGCGGAAAAGAAGAAGTGGAGATATCTTACGAGCTTGGAAACTGGTTTATATACAAATCTTATAAAGGTAGTAAGGTATTTTATTTTCTCACCCACAAGCCAAGCGGCAAAGCGGTGCCATCAAAGTACTATTCTCAAAAATATGGCTTTGGCATGAGAGACATCAAAGCACTTATTCAAGACGTCGAGCAAAATTTGGACTTACCTGACTTAAGTTCTGAAGAACCAAGCATGGAAACCCTCGTCAAGCTGGCGGATTTTATTAGTGGCAGAGATGTTATGTCTGAAATTGCTGGTAAAGATGCTGCTGATGCCCTCAAAAAGTTTTCTGACAATGCAAAAACCACTTCTGATAGCATGGCTGCGGCTGCGGATGCACAAAAAGCTTCTCTTGACGCGGCAACAAAGAGTTCTGACAGTTTCAAAGAGTTTGCAAACTCAATTTCTACCTTCTCAGACAAAGTTTCGGACAACGCAGAGCAATCTGATGAAATGTTAGAGCTTTTTACTCAACTAAAAGATGCTGGGCTAGGTGATTTTATTGAAAAAATCGGTGACTTAGAGCCTTTGGGCGATTTTGTTGAAAAAATTGCAGATGATGGACAAGCATCTGGTGAATTAATCGCTCAATTAGTCGCAGCAGACATAAAACCAGAAGAATTTGTCGAAGGAATCACTAAAATGCAAGAAGAATTCGCAAAATTCAAAGAAGATACCGAAAAGAAGGCTGAAGAAGACGCTGCGGCAGAAGAAGAACAAGAAAGAAGACTAAAAGATATTGAAAGGGCTGCTGCTGAACAAGAAATGGCTGCACAAGGTGCTAGCTAAAGGCTAAAAAGGTAAAAAGTGTGGAATTTGGACAATGAAATACGTCTAAACGACGAAGAATTGGCAATTTTTTTAAAAAAATACGTTTCTGACGGTTATCATGTGTATGTTGGTACCGATTCCCAAGCAATTCAACACAAATATGTCTTTGCAACTGCAATTTGCATGCATCATCCCGTAAAAAGGAACGGAGTTTGCTATTTTTGGCAAAAAGTCAAGTACCCTAGAACTCGTTTCTACAATTTGAAGCAAAGAATGTTAGAAGAAGCTACTTTAACACTTGGGGCGGCTCACTTTGTCAGAGAAAATGTTCCAGAAGCAAAAATCGAAGTTCATTTTGACATTTCTGGTGATGAAAAATATAAATCAAACAAAAGTATGAATATAATTACTTCATATGCCAAGGGTTTTGGTTTTGAGTTCAAAATAAAGCCGAATGCGTGGGCGGCGTCGGGTGCAGCCGATAGTCATTGCAAGAGTTAAAAGAAATGTTAGGAAAGACACAATACGAGTCAGTGAACATAGGAGATCTTGTCAGTTGGAAAGATATTACTGAAAATGATCCAAATCAATACGGAATTGTTTTGGGTAAATGGATATCTTTAGTTGATGGGAGACAATTGTGTATGTTGAAGGTTGCGACAACAGTTGACAATCAAGTTAAGAATATTTTAGCTCTAATTGTCAAAATAGAGAGTAAAAAGACTACTTAACAATGTAGATAAGAACTATTTTCATCAAATTTCATATTTATGCAAAAAACAAAGCTATATGAACTCTTGAAAACAAACAGATATCACTTTTTTAAAATACGAGGGCAACTAAATGAATAAAAAAGAAATGAAAATCATTCACGAAGAATTGGCAAGAGCCGTGTTGATAAGCGAAGCAAAAAAACGCCTAGATGAAGGTGATTTTGCCATCTTTATGTCAGAATTGAGAGACTATGAGAACAATATGCCTCTTAATGAGTCTCTAGAGCCAGAATTGCTTTATGAAGGGCTTATCAGCAGACTCAAAAACATCTTCAAAGGTGCTGGTAAAAAAATTGCACCTGACAAGGTTGCACAAGCAGATAAATTAGCAGGTGAGTTAGCTGAAATTGATCAAGAGATTGCCACTGCGGCGGAATTGAGAAGAACACCAAATGAGATTAAGGCACTTGAAGTAAAGAGAGATATTTTACTTAAAAAATTAAGTGATATTGATCCTAATGTTGGCGCTGAAGCTGAAAAAGCCGTAGAAGAAGAAGGTGCTAGCGGTGAAGCTGGTGGAGAGATGAAAGGTAAGCCAAAGGTTTCTGAAAAAGAAGTAGAACAACAGTTTAAACAAGTAGGGCAAGAAATGGACACTCCAAAATCTAGAGGGATATTGGGTGCAATTTATGACAACTACTTAAAGGCATTTCAATTTATGCCTGCTCTGCTTGGCGCTGGTATTAGAAAGCTAAACCAAATTGGAAGAGAAGAGCCTCGTAGACAAGATGATTTGCTGTTACAGTTCTTAATGATGATGATGCAACAAACAGGACAACAAGTAGATGTAGAAAAGATTAAGGATGAAAACGAAGACTTATCTGAAGATCCTATTGACGGCGAAGGAGGGGAAGCCGCTCCAAAACAAAACACAGTTGCAGGGCTGCAAGATAAAGTTATCTTAGCTCTCAACAAGGTTCTTGACACCAAAGATGTTGACATGTCTAGACGTGACACAATGGAGTTGGCTAAAAAGCTAACTAAAAACTTGGTTGATCAAATGTTAGCTAATGGTATTGAATTCAAAGGCATGAAAGCTCAAGTCCAAGAAGCCATTCTAAGTGCATTAGAAGGTAGACTCTTGACAGAGCAAGAAGAAGCTGGTGAAGAGGCTAAAGAAGAAAAGCCAGAAAATGACAGAGTTCAAAAATTAATCAGAATGCGCGTTAGAAGGTTTACAATGAATCCAGCAAACTTTCTAAATGGATTAAAGAAAGTCAGAAGAGAGTTTGCTGAAAAAGAATACGGCAAAAAAGAAATCTTCAGACAATACATCAATTCCGATGTTGAGCAAGAGTTTGTAGGACTTTATGATGCATACCTAGATGTAATGGCATTGGGCAAAGCGTATAAAGAACTCCAAAAACGAGCCAAAGAAGATGAAAATATTGCCAAGGCATTGGAGAAAGCAGACTCACAAGTGATTATGGTTGCCGGGAAAAAGGTGAAGGGTAGAAAAATTTCTTCATTAGTAGTCCACTTTGCTAATTTCTATAGATTAGCCAGTGATGACAATCAGGCGCCTGATCACCCAGCACAGCTTAAGAAGTATGCTGAATTAAAGAAGAAGGCTGTCAGGCTACAGAAAGGCGGGAAAGACGCTAAAGATATGTACAAGCCTGAGAAGGTTCCTGATGCAGAATTACCAAAGGGACAAAAAGGACAAATCAACATTAAGAATTTGATTTTCCAAGCACTCAAAGGAATGGAGATCACTGGTGAAAAAGCACAAGATATCGAATCACTGTTGAATAAGAGACTTCAATCTGTTGCCAAACAATATATTGCAAAAGGAATGGAGATCAATGTTCTTGAAGAAAAGCTTAATCGATATACAAAATCTGTCATCAAGGAAATAAAGGATGCAATGTAAGATTACCAACAACTCTGCTTTAAATATAGATGAGCTAAGTCCTCTTATTGATGACTTGGCTTCTCACATTCAAAATAAAATGGGATTTGCTAGCATGCCGGCAATCACCATGCAAGATGATGTAGATAATGCAGATGTTTTACTTGGCAGGACTGCACAGTATGATCCTGACAATAGGGTGATTACAGTTTATGTCACCAAGAGACATCCAAAAGATATCATGAGATCTATTGCTCATGAATTTATTCATCATGCCCAAAACGAAAGAGGTGAATTTGACAAATTTCCAATAACCACAACAACTGGATATGCCCAGCAAGATCCACATTTAAGAAAGATGGAAAAAGAAGCCTACTTAAAAGGTAACATGTGCTTTCGTGATTGGGAAGATGGGTACAAAAGAAATTTGATGGAGTCCATCCATCGACAAAATAAACTATCAAGGAGAAATGATACAATGAAAATTCATAAATGGAAAAATAACGAGTTAAATCGTTTGTTAATGGAGAAGTTTGGCTATGGCGAAGCAAAGCCAACAGAAGATGACAATGAACAATTAGAAGAGGCTGGCTGTAACAGTGGCAATCGGAAAGATAAAGCTCACAAGCACGATGAAGAAGAAGAAAAGAAAGCATCGGGCGAAGAGACAGTTGAAGAGGGCGCCTACAATCGCAGTAAAGAAGAAGAAGAAGACGAAAAAGAACAACAAAACGAAGGCGAAGTCCCTGCTGGATTAAAGAAATATCAAGACGAACAAAAAGCCCAAAAAGCCAAGCAGGGTGATGATAAAGAAGACAAAGACAAAGATGACGAAAAAGAAGATAAATCTAAATCAGGTGATAAACTTGAGATGGAGACGGATACAAAAGACAAAGACAAAGATGGCGAAACCGATGATAAAGTCCCTGCTTTTCTTTATAAAGAAGGTGATGAAGAAATCCAAGAAGAGTCTTTCAGAGATAGAGTTCGTGCTTTAATGGAGCAAGTGTTAGAATTAGAATAATTTAAGGAACAGGTAATAATGAAAAAGAAGCTTTTACTCGAAGGCCCAGTTGGGCACATGTATCACCCCTTTGATCTAGACAAGGTGCAGACTGGTGCAGATCTACTTTCAGTTTTTGAAAACGAAGTAGTGGACTATATCAATCAATATACACCTTCGATCAAAATTGATGGTATTAATGGGCCGATACGTCTAATCACGAAAGAGGATGGAGAAAAAGAGTTTGCAATCGACAGACTTTCTACGTCACCTCTTGATCGACGTGGAGTTACAGCCGACAGGCTTCGGGAACGCTTCGAGAAGGCTATTCTACAGGCTTTAGATACTGACGAAGAGATAAAGATACCCTTACACAAGTTAGTGTCTATGGGGCTAAATATAGACGATTTAGTGGTGGGCAAAGTTCTTACCATTACTCACCGTAAGAAAAACAAAAAAGTTGTCGTAAAACAAATTACAACTGGACATGGATTTGTCAATGATGGTGGAGTTGCCTTGCAACTTTGTAATGATGCGCTTCGTGGTGCTCCGAGTGAAATGCAAAGAGTTTTAGAAGTTTTAGATATGTGGGATAATCCACAAGTTTGTCTAAACAACGATATCGTACATGAATCATCTAAAGAGTCTGGTATGGTGAATGCCGTTAAATATGGTGAAGACTTTATTGCTTTTCACGGACTTAACGAAATTTACTCACCCGAAGGTAAATCAGCTAGAAAGACTAGAGAAATCAGATTGACTGATGAAAAGAAACAAGCATTAACAGACTTCGTTAATCTGTTAAATGAGTATAACACAATTGATGGCTTCAGGGCGCTTTCTCCCTATGATACTGTTGCACTCAAAGGTGAAGTCAGTATAGACTATTCTCCCGCTCTTTCTACTGTTGTAGAGATCAAGCTTGATCCTGAGAATGCTGTTGCTAAGTCAATAGCACAGTGGCTGGGTGATCCTAAGATATTCAAGCCAGAGTACGGAATGAAATTTGATTTTCCAGAAGTAGAAGGATTCAAAGGCGGCAAAAGACAATACATATTTGAGGATGGAAGAACAAGAGACTTCTTTAGTAAAGATAATTATGTTGCCCTAATACCAGACGAGGGCGAAATACAATACTCAGTTAGAGATCTTCTAAGCGCGGAGGCGCATCCAGAACTCACTGAAGATGATTTTTATAGATTTGCATCTGGAGCAATATTCTACCATGCCACTAGACTATTGGGAAGACAAGTTCTCATAACATTAATCAATAAGTCAAAAGTTGGAAATGATGAGTTGACAAGTCATGAGGGCGTAGTCATGCGTTCTCAGGCAGTATTTGGTATTGATGATCCCGTCAAGATCACTGGAGACTTTATCAGATCAGGAATGGCTGGTGGTATCAAAAAAGCAATGGTAAAAGAATCTACTGAAATGTCAGATTTACCACCAGATGAAATCGGAGACGAAGAAGAAGAAAGAGTCGAAGTTAACACACAGGGTACAAAAACTGTTGCCATCATGCCGGGTTCATTTAAGCCTCCACATATGGGACACTTGGGCATGGCTGAAGAATTAGCCAAGAGAGCAGACGAAGTTCTTATCTTTGTTTCCAAGCCCGGTGTGAAATCAAAAAGACTTTTACCCCTATCTAATGCTGAGATAACTTATGAGAAAGCCATTCAACTCTGGAAGGTTCTTCTGAAAGAAGGCATAGGAAATATAAAAATAATCGAGTCTTCTACTCCAAGTCCGTCGCCAGTAGCTGTATTGGACAATTTCATGAAACCAAAAGAAGAAAGAGAATATTACAAAGACGTAGAGTTCTATCCAGAAGATTATGAAAAGTTCTTTGTTGGAGTTTCTGAGAAAGATGCCGATGATACAAGATTTGATATGTATGCTAACAATGATAAAATCGAGAAGGTAGTTGTACCTGCTATTGATCACACCCCACAGTATGCCAAAGTTTTAGCTCAACTGAAATCTGATCCTGTACATTCTGAACAATTAAGAATGCTAGATGCTGATGTGCAAGAGGCAGCATTGCAATTTGCTAAAGATCATGTTTCTGCTGCTAGAGCCAAGAAGTTATCAGCTAACCCCACATTAGATGAAATCATTCCATTATTATCTAAGCCAAACCAAAAGAAGGTTGCTAAGTTACTAAAAACCACACCGGAAAATTTAGATATCGAAAACTATAGCGCCACTGATCTTAGACTGCTATTAGATCTGAAGGCTAGATACGATTTGCCTGTCGATCTACTAATCAAAGACTTTGTTGGAAACAACGTCGAAGAATATTTTAGAACTGTCTTTGGAGAAGCGCCACTAAACGAATCAATTGATATCATTCGTAACCTTGTCATGTCAATACTTAACGAAAGCGAAGAGTTAGACGAAATGAGTATGGTTAGTGGTGGTGCCATGGCAGGCGCTGTTGGCGGAGGATCTAAGCCATCGAAAACTGAAGATGAAGAAGATGAAGAAAAAGATAAGCCAGTCGATGAAGCGCTAGCACCATGGAATGAACTACCACACCAAGCGGGTTCTGCATCTACTATAACTGTCAAACTAATACCACATAGCCGTTCTAAGACGGATGGTGGTGTATCCGATGATGGATACAAAAGAAGCGTCAATAATAAATTTAAAATTGACGGCAGATTAACTAACAAACGTGCCCCCTATTACGATGAAGGTGATGTCATCCACGCTTTGGTGGAAAAAGTCCTTCGGAATATAATACGAGCAGACTAATTACTTTATTCACAATTTGGAGAAAAAACAGATGAACCGAGAAGAATTATACGAAAGCATTGACAAGCAAATCATTGCCGAAAAAGTATATCGAAAAAAAATAAAAGACGCGATTTCGAAATTCAATTCCAAAAGGCTGGATGAACAAAAGAAAAACATGATAGTCGAAAAAATATATCGCGCCAAGATTCGTAAGGATCTGAATTCCTTATTAGAAAAGAAAGATACAGTCAGATATAAAAGCACCGGTTTAAACTCGCTAGATGACTTGTTTATGAACTCCAATTTCCTTACCACCTTAGAGACACCGTATTACACTTTAACGACGTCTAAAGAGCAGAGAGACGATTATAAGAATCATGTACTACAAGCCATCTTAGATTTCTTCAAAACTCTAAGCCCTGAGCAAGAGCCAGAAATGGTTAATGAGTCGTTGCAATATATTTTTGAACAAGAAGAAGCGGACATTTCCGTAGAAGTGACTGATGAAGAATTGCCAGATGATAAAGTAGTCGGCCCTGAGCGTAGAGACAGGGATGAAGCTCAAGAAAAACTTGAAAAAGAATTAGAAAGTGACAACGCAAAATCAATCAAAACGTCTGGTGACTTTACTGGTAGAAACAAAGCACGTAGTGCAGTTTCCAAAGTAGAAAAATCTATCAAAGATTATTATGATGATTTAGGTAATCCGGCTGATGCTGCCGATTTCAAGACTTATCTGATTGCTAATCTCAGATTGTACTTTGATTCATGGGAAAACGCACTTCAGAATGATGCCGATCCTCAATTTTCTCAAGACGTCAACAAAGCAGTTGAAGATGCGCAGGCTGATATTGAAGCCGGCGAAGTTAGTGATGCCGCTACTGCTGAAGAACCAGCAACTGAAGAGGGTGGCGATGATATGACAGATCTAGAATTAGATTTAGATATATAATAATATAATATATAATATAGTAATATAATGAAAGAGATAAGTTATAAAAATTATAGTAAAATATCAGAATTAAAAAAAATGAATAAAATAGACGATCAGTTCGTATTCTATATTGAGAGTCTGACTTTGGAAGATTTGATATCGATCAAACTCGAAACTGTTCTAAAGAATCTAAACTTCAAATTTTTCAACTTTCCTTTGTGGAAATCGACTCACCGAATTGTATCGGAAGCGCTGATTAATTCAGTGATAAATATATCTAAAAATAATTCTGAGGCTGCAAGAATATTAGGTTTGGACTTAAAACAATATAGGAACTATTTATCAGAGTTTGGATACAAAATAAAGACTTGGGAACGAAAATGATTAAAAAATTAATACTAATTACTTACTTAGGGTGCGGCACAGATGTCGGACTTATAAAAACCATAGAGAAGTCCGGAGATACTTCTCAGTCAGCTATAACTGACACACAGGAATCAGATATCGATTCCGCAAATGAACCCTCTGACAACCCACCGGCACTAAATGGTAATGTTGGGTATGTCAATTATTATCTCAGACAAGTTGCATGCCCTGCGTGTGTTGGGGAAGCTCAAGAAATAACTGTAGAATTTAATGCTAAGTTTTTTGAAAACACAACGGCTAGCCACACTGAATGGATTCCTGTCAATGGTACATGCACAGATCAATTATTGATATCAGTTCCTTCTACAAATAAAATTGACAAAGGGCAATCTATCAACGTTGTTGGCTCTCCTAATCAATTCTCAGCTTACAACCAAAACAACGAATACTTTACAAACATATATGAATCTATGTATGATAGAGATACAAGACACAATATTAATTTTGTAGATGGCTCAGAATCATTAAGTTTTGAATCAATTAGAGGTTTTGATGCTATCGAGCCATATACCATGCTATATGTTGATCCATCGTATGCCTTTGCAGCGCCAATATACCGAAGTGGTATGACTTTTTCATGGACTCCGTATGGCTCTGATTCTAACTTCATGATTACAATCGCTGTATACACGCCAGACGGCTCACAGCTTCTTGGGTACATAGCATGTACCTCTCCGGATCAAGGATTCATGACAGTCCCGGGAAGCCTACTGCAAACTTACCCACCGGGTGGACTAGCTGCTATCCATATGGCTCGTCACAAGGTAGAGCACGTACCGTACCAACCATTGGGCGGATATGTCGAAACACACATGGAATGGGAAGTTGTCGGCACTGGCATTATTCAGTGAGATAGAAAATGAAAAACGAGCATGAATTAAGATTGATTAATGAGAGCATAAAAGCCTATGAGAATACAATAAAATTTCTGAGACGTCAAATTTTAGATTTAGAAAGAAAGAAATTAGAAGTTCCAGAAAAGTGTCACGAATGTTTTACACATAAATTTAAGATAGCAACAGTCGCAAAAAAACTAGTAGATACATGTGAAGCTTGCGAATGTACTCCATGTGATTGTGACTATGGAAATAGCGAAGAGCAAATGTGGAAAATGTGGGGTGATATTTAAAACGAATAAATATATATTCTTAATCGTATTATAAGATATGGATAAAAAAAATAAAAGTATTGGCACAAAATGTCTACATGCATCTATTTTATTATTAGCTTTTGGTAGTTTAGCAACTGCTTCTATTGGAATGTCAATAGCAATGAGATTACCGTCAATATTAAGACGCACTCCATATGATAGAGAAAAGCAATGAATCCTAAAGAACAAAGACTGTGGCTAGATTTGGATAAAGTACATAAAATAATGGCGCGCGCCAAATGGCACTATGTAGGAACTGAAGATAAAGAGATAATTGAAGATTTAGTAAAATATGTTAAAATATTAAAAGAAAGACTTGAAAAAGATGAATAATAACTAATTTGATTCGTATAACTAAAGAAAGGAGAAAAAATGAGACTTAGTTTACTTACTCTAATGCTTTTCGCTTGTGGCGATAAGGAAGAGGATACCGCTGCCGACGAGGCAGAAGCTGTAGAAGAGCAGCAAGAAGATACTTCCTCGGAAGAGGAAGAAAGTCCCGAAGATACAGGACAAGAATAACCCCCCGGAGTTTTGGCAGTTTCTCATTAGAAAAAACTGTCTTTTTTTATAGGATTAGGATGAGCGAAGCAAAGAGATTGTTTTTATTTGATATGGATGGCACATTAACTCCTGCTAGGGAGAAAATGCCAATTGCTAACGAATTGATGTTAGGAAAAATTCAACATGTTGGGCACGAAGTTGGAATAATCACAGGCTCAGATATGGATTATATCAAACAACAGTGCTCTACTCTATTTGATTTGAGTCTGATAGCAACAAATCAGATTCATTTTTTACCCTGTAATGGTACAAAATATATTTTTGATAATGAATTAATTTATTCTAAAAACATGAAAGAATATATGGGAGTAAAACAATGGAATCTTATGATGAAATTTCTTCTACACCAGCAGTGCAAATTGTGTACTTCCCCTCCGATTGCAATCGAGGGTGGCTATAATATGCCACTTACAGGACACTTTTTCAACTACAGAGAAAGTTTATTGAATTGGTGCCCAATTGGCAGAAATGCAACCAAAGAAGATAGAAAACAATGGGAATACCTAGATAGACAATCCAGAATCAGGAAAGTGATCCTATCAGATATTAAAGAGTTTTTAGAATCTGTTGATTGTGACATGACAGTTAAACTTGGCGGAGACACATCATTTGATATATTCCCAACAGGGTGGGATAAAACATATCCTTTAGAATTGACTGATTTGTTTGATGATTATGATATGATATATTTTATCGGTGATCGCTGCGGAGAGAATGGAAACGATTATGAAATATACCAACACCCCAGAACATTAAGTTTCGAAACCGAAAGTCCAGATGCCACAATTGAGATAGTGAATAAATTGCTATCTGAAGACGTTTAATACATATGCACCCTTAGCTCAGTTGGATAGAGCAACAGCCTTCTAAGCTGTGGGCCGTAGGTTCGAATCCTACAGGGTGTACCACATAGGAGATTACTAAAATGGACGACAACATGCGAGAAATGCTAGAAAAATTTTTAGCAAACGGTGTTGATGTTTCATCTTTTAAGTTTAAGGATGAGAATGATAAGATACACTTCTTTACAATGTATGATGACTATATGCAGATATTTGCACAACAATCAGAAGATATAGAAGTAACTATAGAGACAACAGCTACACATGATGTGAATGTATTTATATCTGATGTTGAGATATGTTACATTTACTTTACAGATGATTTAAAATCTATACGAATGAATACGTTTGAAACATTAGACAACCCAGCACTAGTGTATTGTATTAAAGTTTTATTGGGCACCATAAAAGAACTAAGTCAGATAGTGAATACTTTTGCAAACATGCTTTCGCAATTGAGAACTGAAACTGATTTGCAAGATTTAGAAGAAAAAATGGCTAAAACTCTTGACGAGTCAAAAAGAAAAAAGCAACTATATCGTTCTGTTCCAAAACAAGTATTTGATTCTATAAACAAAATTCAAGAAATACAGAAGTCGATTTTAGATGACGCAGACAAATATAAAATTTCTAAAATCAAAAAGAAAGGAGAAGACAAATGACAATACACAGAGATATGTACGATAAAGAAAAGCCAGTTCGCTTAGTTCCGCCGTCGATTTGGGCAGAAAAAACAGTAATGGTTTCCGGAGGCTTTGATCCGATGCATGGTGGGCATATGCAAATGATCCGAGATGCTGCAAAGTATGGTTCTGTGATTGTGGTTGCAAATTCAGATGATTGGCTCATGAGAAAAAAAGGATATATTTTCATGAGTTGGGAAGAAAGGGCAATGATCTTAAGAGAAATTAAGGGCGTTGCCTTGGTTGTTGCAGTTGATGATTCGGACAATACCGTGTGCAACGCTATAAGGATGATACGCCCAGATTATTTTGCTAATGGCGGTGATAGAGGTAAGTCAAATACACCAGAACAAGAAGTCTGTCATGAGTTGGGTATAAGTATGTTATGGGGTATTGGAGGCGACTATAAATTCAATTCTTCATCAGATTTGGCAAAAAATTTAGTAAAAAATTATCCAAAATAGTTCTTTTTTGCATTTTAGTTGATATATACTCTTGTGAACAATGCTGTTTGCTCCCTCCCGTTTACTAAAGAGAAGATATTTTGTATCTTCTCTTTTTTTTTGCCTAAATGAATACTATTTATAGATAAATTCATGAGGAATAATTATATGAACAATAGAAAGTGGCTGAAGTATCTTTTAAATGAAGAAAAACAAGAGCCAAAATATGATCCTAGTTTATCTCTTATAGATGAAAGAATATTTGATGCTCTTGACATGACAAGTTTAAGTGAATCCCAAATAGAGCTTTTAATGGAGGGTAGAAGAGAAAATGTCATTAGAAAATATGGCGACAGTATATCCGAAGCCGCACTTGAAGCAATCTTAAATTTTGATGAGCAATATCGTTATAAACATTTAGCATGGATGGCGCGGGAACTATCTCGCATAGAAATTGGTGATCCTGATCCATCTTTCGGAAAAGATTACGTGTATTATGGAGAATTATCCGACGCTCAAGAAGAAAAGGTAGATGAAATAATAGCTGGAATTGGATCTTTTGTTAGATTTGGGCAGAATATGAAAAAGAGAGATATTAACCAATATTCAAATTTGGAATCTCTTTTAAATGCGATACAAACAGATGTTATACAGCCACGCATAGATAAAGCCAGAAGAAAAAGAATGACGAACCCAGAAACCGCCAGACTTCTAAGATCTAGTCAAGGTACAGTGGTATACGAAGATGAAAGGTATTTTGTTGTTCGTCCGGATTCAACTGAGGCGTCCTGTCACTTTGGAGCAAGAACGAGATGGTGTATTGCTCAGACTGGCAATAACTATTTTTCAGGCTATACTCAAGGCGACGGTAGAGTGTTTTATTTTATCAAAGACGATACAAAGAAAAATGAAGCATATAACTATAAAATGGCAGTTGAAATGGGCATGGTATCAGGAGAACTTCAAGTAATTAACATTTGGGATAGAGATGACGAACAATATTCACTTGAAGCGCAAGGGTACCCTCCTGATTTTGCGCAAGAACTGATTGCTAGTTTTGAAGTTCCGGAAGATAAAGCAGAAAATATTGCAGAAGCTATTTTTGAGCATGCAGAAGAAAATCCACCTGATTCTCCGCTAGCGGAAATGGAAAGTAGAATTCAAAATGGACACTACGATGGTGGTTTCGTAACACTAAACTCATACTTAGAAGATTATGATGAACCGCCATATCTCAGCGTAAGTGGCGATGTTCGAATTAGGTTTGCACTAACTAATCCTTCTCTAATAGAAATGCTAGAGAATGATCAGATTGACATTTACGAGGCAGAAGATAATATCAAGGAAGCTATTGATGAAGGTGGTGAACTGTATGAAGCTTTGGCAGAAGATGTTGATATTGGTGCTTCAAAATATTGGTGGCCGGATGATCCGGATTCGATTCAAGTTGACATTTCTCAATCCGGAGAAAATAATACATGGCAAATAACAATAGAAATAAGCAACATGAGAGATCCAGACTATGGTATGTATAGTTCTGGAATGAAACAAGAACTTGAACAGTTTTGTGATTACATGCAAGAAGAATGGGGCGAGCGAAACGAACAAGAAATATTAGAATCTCTTCAAAATCATGTTCCTAGATATATTCCTGAATTTGCCGCCGCTGGTGCAAATCGGTTCCGTGAATTAAGAAGTGAATTTACTTCCGGAAGACACGACATTGAAGGCGATATGTTGTTTTATACAGTAGACGATGACGATGATGAAAACTCAGATTTGAATTTATATATGACATTTGAGTATGATGCTAATCCCGAATATGTTGACAAACTTTACATGGGTACAGATTTCAAAAATGCTAGTGGAAATACAGTAAGAGTTGCAGGACGGATGTCAGATACCGGCGGTACAGAGCCGGTTAGCGCTGGAAATGCTCAGGTTAGTATGCGAGACGGTAATAGGAATTTAAGATTGCACATTGGCGCCGGGAAGATTGCTGGCGATGTTAAAGATAATTTAGGCAGAGCAATATATAATGTGTACAATAAAGCTTATGAGTTTGCCACAAGACAACTTAAATTAGATTTTGGCGAAGAATGGAAAGAAATAATAGAAGATCAGTGGGAACTGCCACAGATACCAGAAGATATTAATATTGATGTGGTAATTAAGACTAATAGTACTGAACGAAATGTTGTATCTGGTACCTCAATCATAATCCCAAGTTCAGCTTACATTCAAATTCAATTTGGGATCTATATCCCTTTTCACAAATCAGAAACTGAACTCGACTCGGTGTATAAATTGTTTATGTTCATAAAAGACAACTATGATGCCATCGCGGCATACATACACAAATACACCAATCAGTATCAAAACTTCAACCAGAACATACCTATTTTAGCAGAAAACTTACTATATAGAGTATTAGAATCAAAATTGTTTTTAGAAGACTTGAATAACGAGTTGAAGAAATATAGCAAAAGGAGAAAGCAAAAATGAACCATAACGTCATTATGGAAAACTGGAGAAAGTATCAACAGTTAGAAGATGAATTTTATTTATTAGAAAACAGAAAAGTAACATGGGATACTCTTATGATGAAGTTTGAAATGCAAGAGCTTGATCCTGTCAAGTATATGGAAATACTTGAATACAGCATAAACGAAAGAGTTGACGAGGCAATTAGAATTTACGATGATGTAGAGACTATACTATTAGAAAATGAAGAAGCTGAAGCTGCCGCAGCAGAAGAAGGAGAGGAAGCTCCCTCGAAAGCAGGAATGCTCAAAAGACTTGTACAAAAAGCGGCAAAGGCTGGTAAATTCTTAAAAGATAAAATAAAAAGATTTTTGAATAAAGCCATTGGAGCAATTAAGACTGGCATCTTGCGCGGCTTAACAGCATGTTGGCAGGCTCTGTCATCGAACCAAAAAGGCGCCGTAATTAAAGTTGGAATGGGCGCGCTAAGAGTTGTTGCAGGATTGCTTAAATTGCAACAAAAAATATTTAGATTTTTAGGCAACTATCTGCCATACATTGCCGCAGGAGCAATAGTCCTGATGGCACTCATGGGAATTGCAGACGGTGCCCTCATGGCGCCTGTAATGCCAGCAGAATGTCTTCAAGAAGGAATGCTTGCTGAATCCAGCGGCTGCGCCGACGCGGTTGGAACCTTCGCCGTAGATCCCGGTTTGGCGGATTATTTGGATGCAGTAATGGAAATCTTGAGCCAATATCAAGAAGCGGTAATGGATGCAGATCCAAACGCTACCGGTGAAACTCAATTATTGCAAGTTACAGATATTGTTGACGCCGGACAAAATTATGCACAAGGTGCAGAACTCAGTACAGTTATGTCCACCGACGCTCCGGACGTTGATAAAGCTCAAGGTGCAATTAATCGCGCAGCATCGATGGTAGAGACGGTTAAAACAATGATCGAGTCATCTGACGGCAGTGGAATGCGAATATTAGATGGACACGATGATCCCGGCGGATGGGATCGCGTAGTCAGAATTGAAGATGTCAAACGGGTAACTGAACAATTGAATGATGAAGCCAGCGCCATATTTGATCAAGCATTCGAAGAAGCTGCAAATCTCCAAGAAATGGATCCCGAAGCATACAATCAAGCCGTAGCAGACGGAAAAGAATTAAGAGTTGCGGCATCGAAAATTGATGTAACCAATAGTTTAGAAAGAGCAGCCGAAATGCATTCTTCTGGAGAATACAGCTCCGAAGCTACTGGAACATCAGCCCAAACCATGCAAAATGTAGGAATCAGAGATGCTGATGGTAATTTAGTTGGCAAGGCTGGTGCAGAAACTCAAAAATTCTCCGATCGACAATTAAGCGCGCTACGCCAAAAAGCTCTTTCGCAACAAGATCAAGCCGCCGCGGCATTCCGACAAAGCAGGGGAGCGGGCATAAGAGAATCTAAGGTAATCATGGAAAACTGGAAGAAATTTATTTCCTAATCTTCCGCGTATACAATATCAATAGCCTCTCTTAGTTGTTCTAAGGTGGGGCTAAATGATATCATGTGCCAATCCCTATGCACAGCAGAAACAACTCCTATGACTTTTCCATCTGAATTGATTATTGGACTGCCACTCATTCCTTGAATTGTCGGAAGAGAATAATTTGCAACTGCCAATGTCTCGCCAGCCATGTTTGTCCTAGATGCTATGCCAGCAAACAGTCCTCTGGAGATGGGTTTTGCGGTATCGGGCATGAATCCTGTTGGAGCCCCAATAGTCCATATCTCTTCTCCATAACTTGGCATTTCGTCTGCTATCCTGAGAGGCAAGTGCGGAACTACGCTTTCTGTCTTATATATGCAGACGTCGGTTTGTGGGTTGGTATATAAAATTTCATCCACATAATATTGTACGTTATAATCATCAACAAACATTCTTGATCTATTGATTAGATTAGCTTCATCATCTAGCGGTTTTATTTCTTCGTCTTGCATGCACAGATGCGCTGCACTCATCATAATAGTATGATCATCTGCTTGATCGATTATAAAACTAGTTCCTGTTGCAAAGTTCCTGCCAACTAACAAACACTCATCTTCAATACAAATTTCTTGTGTAAATTCCACAACTGTTATAATAACTGAATGGCTCCAGTTGGTTTTGCTTCTCTGCGCCGCATGCTTGATTCCTATGGTAAAAGGCAGAGAACACCCAAGCATCATCCAGTAAAATAGTAATAAAAATTTAGCAATCATTCTTTGCATCTCTTAAATAACTATGTTGGATATCTATTTATAGTACATTATGTCTTCCATTTAAGGAGAAAAGATGGCGAAAAAAACATATGTCCTAGACACAAGTGTGCTACTGACAGACTTTGATAGCATAAATAAATTTGAAAATAATGATATTGTAATTCCTCTAAAAGTCTTAGAAGAGGTTGATAGGCACAAAAAACGACAAGACTCTGTAGGCTCAAACGCTAGAAGTTTTATAAGAATTTTAGATTCTCTTAGGGAAAAAGGTTCTTTAGAAAAAGGCGTTCGAATTGAAAAGGGCAAGGGAATCGCTAGAGTTGTGACGTATGATAACGTCAAAAGCAGGCTACCAGCAGATCTAACCCCCGGTATAGCAGATCATATGATCTTAGAAACAGCACTTTCAGAAAAAGACAATTCTCCAAAGACGAGAAAAGTAATTCTTGTCTCTAGAGATATCAACATGAGAGTCATAGCTGATTCTGTCGGAATGCTGACACAAGATTATAATTCCTCTCAGGTTGTAGAGAATACAGACAAAATATATTCTGGACAGGCATCTATATTGGTGGATGATGAATTGATCGATCAGTTTTACGCCGGCGAAGATATCTACTTACCTCATGAGTTGGTTGCTGCTCAAAATACGAAATTATACCCAAACATGTTTGTCATGCTGGTATCGTCTTCTAGTGAAAAAAAGACAGCACTGTGTAAGTTTAATAGCCACAATAACCCTGTAGAGCGCTTAGTGGATTTTAAAAATGAATTGCAATGGGGTGTACATCCTAGAAATAAGGAGCAAAAGTTTGCTTTCAATTTATTGATGGATCCAGATATTCATTTAGTAACTTTGATTGGACAAGCAGGATCGGGAAAAACTTTATGCGCTATAGCAGCCGGCATGGAGCAATCTGTTTCCTTTGGAACAATGTTTAGCAAAAAGTCGTCAAATATGTTTGACAAAATAAAATACGACTTAGATCAATCCAGCCACCATGAAGAGGACTTGTATAGGAAACTTGTAGTGTCACGCCCAATTCAACCTATGGGGCGCGACATTGGCTTCCTGCCGGGCTCTATGGAAGAAAAGATGTTACCATGGCTCAAGCCTATTCAGGACAATATACAGTTCATCATGGGCAACGACAAGACAATGTTGCAAAACATGATGGAATCTGGCTCAATTGAACTCGAAGCCCTGACTTATATAAGGGGTAGATCTATATCCAATGCATTTATCATTGTAGACGAAGCACAGAACTTAACAGCCTTAGAGGTTAAAACAATCATTACAAGGGCTGGAGAGGGCACCAAGATAGTTTTAACAGGCGATATTGAACAGATTGACAACGTATATACGAACGAAACTTCAAATGGGCTGACTTATGCAATTGAAAAATTCAAACATTCTCCTTTGGCTGGACATGTTTCATTCAAGAAGGGGGAACGCTCTAAGCTAGCTACTGCTGCTGCCAAAATACTATGACAAAAGATTATGTACGATTAATTGTTTCCGATACACATTTAGGAAGTTTGCATTCCAAAGAGGCATTATTGTACGATCTATTGACAACGCAAGAGTATGATGAATTAATTTTGGCTGGAGATATAATAGACTTTATTAAAGTTCCAACTTTTACGGAATATTCTGCCATGCTCTTTGAGTTCGTGGCAAACATCAAGAAACCAGTCATATACATAATTGGAAATCACGATTTTGGTTTTAGAAAATTTACTGGCAAAAAAATCAATAACATTAAGTTTGTAGAATCTTATGATTTTGATTATGGGGGTAGAAAGTATAGAGTGCAACATGGCGATCAGTATGACACAGGAATGGTACATTACAGATTTTGGATGAACATGGTTTCTATAATACATGATGTACTTGAAAGAAAGTTTAAATTCAACTTAGCCGCATGGTGGTTGAATTTATTTAAGAAAAAACATCAATTAAAAAGAATATGGAATATAATTAAAGACTGGAATGATGATGCTGATGTGTTCATAATGGGACACACTCACACCCCGGAAGCTGTAATATGGGTTGATAAAAACGAAAATATCAAAACCTATATCAACACAGGTGACTGGATCCAAAACTCAACTTATGTTATCATAAAAGATAGCCAAGTTAGATTAAAAAAATATTAAAAATAATTGAATAAAATGAATAATCTAAACGTATAATCACCAAAGGAGTAATTTATGAAAAACGATAATCCACTTTTAGATTCTATTGTCGAGAAAAACGAATCCGACTTGAAGCTTTGGCTTGTAAACTATGTCGGAGAAAAAGAAAATCCTGATAATGGAGATGTCACTGTACACCACATTGTGAACGTCATGGCAAACGAGTTCCCAGAATTTCTAATGGCTGTTGCTGAAGAGAACTGGATTCGAGGATACGAGCAGGCGCTTAATGATGTTGAAATGGGAGAAAAACTTGCAAACGAACAGAAAGAATATAATCAAGTCGATACAGAAATCAGCGAATAAAGCATTATCCGAAAAAAAGTCGTATTACTTTAATAGGGGTATTAACTTTATTGTATCCAATCCTTTGCCTAAAGATATTGATATTACAAAGATAATGGACTTGTTGCGATCCAACTTACCTGATGAATGTTATAAAGGAGTCAACAACGTGTATATAGGGCAATTTGATAGGCTTAAAAAGAGAAACCTGACAGCACTACATTACAATAATAACCTTTATATTGATAACAACGTAAGTTCTGAAAAAGATTTGATTGACGATTTGATTCATGAGTTTGCGCATAGCTTTGAAGAAACTAATTCAGAAGCGTTATATGAAGATGGAAAAATAATAAATGAGTTTTTAGGAAAAAGAAATCGTTTGTATGATTTGCTAAAAAACGAAACAGAGCATGAGCTAAATTACTTTCAGTTTATTAACGTAGAGTTTGAACAAGAGTTTGATGATCTGTTGTATAAAAAAATTGGTTATAAATTAATCAGAAATGTAGCCCCAACCTTATTTATTCGTCCATATGCTGCAACTTCTTTGAGAGAGTATTTTGCTACTGGATTCGAAAATTATTATTTAACGGGCGGTTCAGAGTTGAAAACTATATCACCTATATTGTATGATAAAATACATGCAATCGATAAATCAGAAAAATTTAAACTATCATAATAAAGGAGAAAATGATGAAAAAAATTAAATTTAACAAAAAAGAAAAAAATAATCAACTGATCGTTGAGGTACAATTGCCAGAAAGGAGATTTGTACCAGAGCCTGTCATCGAATTCAGCAATTCTGATTTGATTGCTTATTTGGAGCAGAGTGGCATAAACGTTCAGGATTATGAGTTAAAGAGCGCAACAAATGAAAGCTTGACGTCGTATGCAACAAAGGGTGTGCCTCCTATTTTGAATGGCGTATGGACTTTCGATAAAAAAACAAAAAAAGTCGAACAAAAATTGAATAAAAAGAATACAAGAACGTATAATAAGAAAGTAAAAGAAAATCCAACGGGGGATTAATGACTACACATATTTCTTTTTCGCAACTTCGAAACTGGACAAAGTGCCCATTCTATCACAAGTTATCTAATATTGATAAAGTAGATGGCGCCTTCACCGGCAACATTTATACTGCTTTTGGCTCTGCACTTCATGAGACAATTGAGAATCATTTGGAAAATACTATCACTGATAATGAATTAGGAGATCACTTCAAAGCATCATTTGTCAATGAGCGTAATAACCTAGATCACGCAATTGAAGATAATCATTTTAATCAATTTTTATCTCAAGGTGACAGGTTGGTGAAAAAATACAAAAAACACTTGGATAGTTATTTTGGAAATAATTATGAGATAATTAAGTGTGAGGAAGAAATATATGAAAATGTCACAGAATACAATGGTAATCCGTTTAAGTTCAAGGGCTTTATTGATTTGGTTGTCAAAACGGGAGACACCTATCATATCCTAGATTGGAAATCTTGCTCTTGGGGATGGGATGCAAAAAAGAAAGCTGATAAGATGGTTGTATACCAATTGATATATTACAAGCATTACTATGCTATCAAGCATGGAATCGATCCAAAGAATATTGAATGTCACTTTGGGCTTCTGAAGAGAACTGCAAAGAGAAATGAAATTGAAATTTTCAAAGTAACATCAGGAAAGCGTAGGATTGAAAATGCGATGAAGTTATTAGTACAAGCTATACACAATATCGACAATAAAGTTTATCTTAAAAACAAAAGTTCATGCTATAATTGCGAGTTCAAAGGAACCGCTCACTGTCCGTAAATAAAGGAGAACAAATGTCGGAAGAGAAAAAAAGAATCAAAGTGTTAACCATATCTGATCACCCATTATCACCATCAGGTGTTGGAACACAAACAAAATATATTATCGAAGCGCTGTTAAAATCAGATGACTTCGATATTGTTAGTTTGGGTGGGGCAATCAAGCATCCAGACATGAAGCCACAAATCACAGAAGAATGGGGTGAACGCTGGAAGATTTTTCCAGTTGAAGGTTATGGTACACAAGATATTGTCAGATCTGTAATCAGGAACGAACGTCCAGATATTTTATATTTTATGACAGATCCTAGATTTTACGGATGGTTATGGGATATTGAATCAGAGATTAGAACTTTGATGCCTATGGTTTATTATCACGTTTGGGATAACTACCCTTTCCCAACATTCAATCAAAGGTATTATGAATCAAATGACTTGATTGCTACCATTTCTAAGGTTACAAGCGATATCGTACAGAATGTAGCACCATCAGTACGCGAACAGTATATTCCACATGCTGTTGATTCTCAGTTTTTTAAGCCCCTTCCCTCCGAACAAATTGAAGAATTTAGAAAACAGTTTGATGAGCATCACAATACCGAAGGAAAGTTTATTTTCTTTTGGAATAATAGAAATGCACGCCGGAAACAAAGCGGATCATTGCTTTACTGGTTTAAAGACTTTTTAGACGAAGTAGGGCACGACAAAGCATGTTTAATCATGCACACAGATCCTAAAGATGGATATGGGCAAGACTTGAACCATTGTGTTGCAGAATTAAAATTAGACGCACAACAGCAGGTATTGTTCTCCACAGATAAGATTAGTATGGAACAATTAGCAATGTTATACAATATGGCTGATTGTACGATTAATATTTCAGATGCTGAAGGTTTCGGGCTTGCAACTCTAGAGTCTCTTTCGTGTGGAACGCCAATCCTTGTCAATATGACTGGAGGACTTCAAGAGCAAGTAACTGATGGCAAGTCAATGTTTGGTATTGGACTTCAGCCTGATTCTAGAGCAGTTATTGGCTCACAAGAGGTGCCTTTTATCTATGAAGATAGACTAAACGGAAAGAAGGTGGCATCTGCCTTGAGAAATATGTACAGTCTAGATCCTGAGACTAGGCAAATCATGGGAAGATCAGGAAGAGAACACGTAATTAAGAATTACAACTTTGAAACATTTAATAATACATGGGTTGATATTTTGAGAGAACTTCATGAAACAGAAGGCTCATGGGAAACAAGAAAATACAAAAATTACAGACTATTGGAGGTAGCGTGAAAAAAGTATTGTTAGTGGCACCGGTATTGTCACGTTCTGGTTATGGCGAAATGGCACGATTTGCTCTTCGCGCCATGGCAGGACACCCTCAAATTGACTTATATTTGCACAATATTGCTTGGGGTAAATCCGGATGGGTTTGGAATGATGATGGTGAAAGAAAACTTATCGATTCACTCTTACAAAAGACAGTTATGTATCGACAAAACGGAGGTACCTTTGACGCGTCAATACAAACTACTGTGCCAAATGAGTGGCAAAAATTGACAAAACATGACGTGGGATACACAGCAGGAATTGAGACTGATAAGGTAGCACCTGAGTGGCTATTAAACGGTAATGAGAAAGTGGATAAGATCATAACAATCTCTGAACACAGTAAGCAAGTATATTTGAATACTTCTTATGATGGTAAAAATCAGCAAACTGGTGAACCGGTTATAGGCTATAAATTGAATACACCAATTGATGTAGTAGGATTTCCAATTACTAAAACTAAAGAGTGTGAAGAACTTGATTTGGAATTGAAGCATGATTTCAACTTTTTATGCGTTGCACAAATCGGCCCTAGAAAGAATGTAGACGCCGTAATCAATAATTTTATTGAAGAATTTAAAAACGAAGAAGTTGGTATAGTATTCAAGGTTCATATGGCAAATGATTCAGTTATGGATTTTCATAATGTGAAGCATCAATTCTCTAAAATCTCTCAAGTTGCTAAGGAAGAGGACTGGGCATGTTCTATCAAGGTTGTCCACGGAAACTTGACAAACGCGCAAATGAATGGGCTCTATTCTAATCCCAAAATAAAAGCATTTGTATCTCTGACACACGGTGAAGGATTTGGCTTACCATTGTATGAGGCTGCTAGTCACAAGATCCCAGTAGTCGCAACTGATTGGAGTGGGCATTTAGATTTTCTGACTTTAAGTAGCAATATTAATCCGAAAGGAAAATATCGAGGCGGGAAGACAAGGGGTAAAATAAGCACTCCAAAGAAAATGTTTGCAGCAGTTAAGTATGAACTTAATACGATTCCCCAGCACGCCGTTTGGAATGGAGTATTACAAGCTGATTCCAAGTGGGCTTTTATAAACGACTCCGACGCAAGAAAAAAAATGAGAGACGTATATAAAAATCATAAAAAGTGGCAAGGTAAAGCTAACAAACTGGCAAAAGCATTACACGAAAAAGATGAACAACATTATTATGACTTGTTTATAAAATCTACCGGTATTAATTTTGGTGATACGGTTGAGAGTTCAGAAGAAAGCGTGATTTTATGAATAAAACCGCAATTATCACAGGTGTAACTGGGCAAGATGGCTCTTATCTTTCAGATTTATTGATTGATAAGGGCTACACTGTTGTGGGAACTTATCGCAGATCTGTCTCTGACTTTGCGAATAAAACTCAACATATATCACATTTGTTGGATAACAGAAATTTTATCTTAGAAGAAGCGGACGTCACAGATTCTGCCTCTTTATACAGGTTGGTACATGAATACCAGCCCGATGAATATTACAACTTGGCTGCACAATCACACGTTGGTACAAGCTTTAAAACGCCCGTTAGTACGACTGAAATCAATTTGATGGGGTGTATGTATGCACTAGAGGCTATACGGCTTCAAAAGCCATCCTGCAAGTTCTACCAAGCATCAACAAGTGAAATGTTTGGAGACAATACTCGATGCCCACAAGGAATCGATTCTGTATTCTCTCCAGTATCTCCTTATGCATGCGCAAAGCTAGCCGCCCACCATATGGTAGGTACGTATAGAAAATCATACGGTATTTTTGCTAGCTCTGGCATTCTATTTAATCACGAGTCTCCAAGGCGAGGCGAAAACTTTGTGACTAGAAAGATTACCAAAGCAGCCGCGAGAATTAAACTTGGATTGCAAGACGAGCTTCGATTGGGAAACTTGTCCGCCCAAAGAGATTGGGGGCACGCAAGGGATTTTGTCCGCGGTATGTGGATGATGCTGCAACACGAAAAAGCAGATGATTTTGTGCTAGCAACAGGCAGAACAAATTCAGTTCAGAAATTTTTAGAATATGTTTTTGCATTCGCGGAATTAGAAATCAAAGATCATGTTGTAATTGATCCTAAGTTTTATCGTCCATGTGAGGTTCCAAAATTGTGGGGCAACCCTGATAAAGCAATTATAGAGTTGGGATGGAGCCCTGAGTGTGACTTTGAGGAACTAGCTTTTGAAATGTATGAAGAGGATCTTAGAAAGGAAAAGGAAGGTATTGAAAATGGATGATTATTTGAAATTTAGCAAGTTTGATTTGGAGTGTGACATAACAAATTTTGAATTTACACAAGACAGGCTTTTGTTTGAAGATTACTTACCAAATAACCAAGTTAAATTTGGCAAGGTGACAACTGAATACAAAGTTAGATTTGAAAAATCCGAGACATTCTCGGAAAGAAAAGTCCCTTTAATAATCCCAATCAAAGATATGCCCGAGTTATTGAAGTATACATTGAATAACTTAATAGATTTTGGCGCCGATAAGTTTGTAAACATAATTGTCCTTGACGATCGCTCAGAGTCTGATATTTTATCGGTTTGTGATGCTCACGAACAAGTTAGTTATATTAGGTGTGATTACAGCTCCGGTTTTAGTTATGCCATGATAGCAAACATTGCCGCAATGATATGCCACAAATTAGGGTTTCAAGAAATTATATACTGGAATAGTGACATGTATCTTCCAAACTCAACAGTATTGCCAACACTAATACAAAAGCATAGAGAAAATGAGCCTGCAATATCAGGAACTAAGTTGGTTTACCCTAAATTAAACTGGGAAGGTAAGGATATCAATACAACTAAAAATATGTCATATTTGAAGCCAATGCATCCGCATATAGAAGACTTTAGTGGCAGATTGCAATATGCGGGAACTTCAATCACTGTAGATCAACTTTTAAGAGTACATTTTCATCATGCACACCGCGGAGAGCTTCCTGATAATATTTATGTCAATGTTGATCGTGGTGTAGATGTTGTTACTGGTGCATACTCTATGATTGATTTAGATTGGCTTGTGCATATTGGTGGGTTTAACCCTTCATTGGCAAAGATTTATAATGATGTTGAAATATGTCTCCGTGCCCGAGAGGACAAAAGAGAAGTACACTACTATGGAAAAAGCACTCACTTGTATCATGAAGAGTCTACTAACTTGAACAATGACGAGCAGCCCAAAATGGATCATCAATATAATAGTGATAACCTTTTGTTCCAAAAGTTGTGGAACCTACAGAGATTTTATAATGCAACGTTGAGATAATGACTATAAAAAAGAATAATTTTACAAAATATAGAGATAAAAGGGGCTGTTTTTACGAAGTGCCTAACATAACTGGCACCGAAATTGCACAGTCTAGTATCTCAATATCAAAAAAAAACGTTCTTAGGGGGCTACATTTTCAATACTCTCCGCAAATGGGGAAGCAAATAAATGTCCTAAATGGCTCAATATTGGACTGTATGGTGGATCTTCGATTAGATTCTCCAAATTACGGCACTCATAAAGTGATATTATGTAGCTCAAAAGACAATAATTCAATATATGTACCACCCGGTTTCGCGCACGGGTTTTTGAGCTTAGAAGACAACACAACCATTATGTATTTTCAGACTAGCTTATACAACAAAGATGGTGAAGGCGCAATACACCCTTTTGATGAGCATTTAAATATCGATTGGGGAGTTGACAAATCAGACTGTATAGTGTCTGAGAAAGACATGAGCGCACAAAGTTTTGTGTCTTTTAGTAATCAAAATTTTAATTGGAGGATTTTATGAAATTTTTAGTAACTGGTGGTAGAGGATTTATAGGCTCCCACTTTGTTGAAGAAGCACTAGAGCAAGGACATGAGGTGATAGATATCGATAAGATGACTTACGCTGCATCTAGACAATTGCCATGGGATAATAACCCTAATTATAGATTAGAAGTTGCAGACATTTCTGAAATCACACATCTACCTCCCTGCGATGTGATAGTTAATTTTGCAGCAGAATCCCATGTAGATAATTCAATCAGAGAAACAGATCCTTTTGTCAAGAGTAATATTTTGGGGGTACACAATTTACTAGAGTTGGTAAGAGGTAAAATGTCTTACAATCGCCCTTTGTTTTTTCACATTAGTACAGACGAAGTATATGGTGATAGATTAGAAGGATCGTTTGTGGAATCAGACAAACTAACGCCATCGAACCCATATTCAGCCACCAAAGCAGCAGCAGAGATGCTTATTTTTTCTTATGCTAGAACCTACAAAATTGATTATGTTATAAGCCGAAGCGCAAATAATTATGGTGAAAGACAATATGAAGAAAAGTTAATTCCAAAGTGTATTTCTAGTATATTGTCTGGTAAAAAAATTCCAATTCATGGCGATGGAACATATATTAGAGATTGGACATATGTAAAAGATAATGTTTCAGGCCTCTTTTGTATTTTGAACGCCGGCAAAGATGCATGGAATCAGGTTTACAATGTATCCGCAGAAAATCATATGAAAAATTTGGAAGTCGTTGATGAGATTTTATCTTGGCATTCTAAAGGACGAGAATGTATTGAATTTGTAGAAAACCGATGGGGGCAAGATTTGAGATATTCAATTAGTAGTCAAAAACTTCGAAACCTAGGATGGAGCCCAAAATACGCCAAGGGTATTTACAAGTGGCAATAGAATATAATAAATGCTTGTTAACGGGAGCTTCTGGATTATTGGGTAAAAACTTATTACCTTTATTTCCAGAATCAAAAGTTTTGACACCCACATCTACTACTCTTGACATTACAAGTACACAACAAGTCAAAGAGTATTTTCAGTCAAATCCTGATATAGATTTAGTGGTTCATGCGGCAGCATATACTGACGTCAAAAAAGCAGAAACAGATTTTATGCAGTGCCATCTCGTCAATGTTATAGGCACGTACAATATTTTAGAACATTGTGTACAAGCAGGCATTAAGATGGTGTATATCTCCACAGACGCTGTTTTTGATGGCTCTATGGGGTTTTACCATACTGATGATCCAATGAGCCCTATATCGAAATATGCTAAATCTAAGACTGCCGCTGAGTTGATGGTTAGAACATATGAAAATTCTTTGATAATAAGGACTAGCTTTTTTGGAGAAACATTTCCATACGACAAGGCGTTTGTAGATCAGTGGACTTCGAAAGATTACATTGATATCATGGCGCCAAAAATATTTTCTAAAATTAATTCGAATAAAAAAGGTATTTCACACGTATCATCTAATAGAAGATCTTTGTACGAATTAGCCTTAATCCGAAAAAAAGATGTAACGCCTTGCCATATAAGAGACTATGATTATGGCTTTGAGTTACCAAAAGATTTGTCATTAAAACAGGAGTAAGAATGAACATTTATGCGCTACAAACAGCCCGGGCTGGTAGCAAATCCGTACCTAATAAAAACATTATGGATATCAAAGGCAAGCCATTATATCTGCACAATGTATTATATGCTCTAGAGAGCGATTTGATTAAAGATGTGTATGTATCTACTGACTATGATATCATTCACAGTAAGGCATCACACTATGGCTATAAGAGCATAGCACGCCCAGAACATTTGTGTTTAGATGATTCATCCCACAGAGACACCATGCTTCATGGTTTGGAAGAGATCGAAAAAGACACCGGAGAGACGTGCGACTATCTAGTAGTCTTGTTTGGTAACACACTAGGTGCCAGAACTATTGATTTAGACAACGCAATAAATATGATCATAAATAATCCCGAATTAGATTCTGTACAGTCTGTGTCTGAATATACCATGTTCAATCCTTTTAGGGCATTCAAAATTGAAAATGGTATGCTCAACACAATTGTTGATCAAGATTTTATCAAAAACAACCTAAAAGGTAAATTAGCAAATGATAGGAACTCTGCTGGTAAATCTTATTTTATGAATGGCTCTTTCTGGATTATTAAAAAGCAGACACTAATTGATAACAATGGATTGCTACCCTTTCCGTTTTTGGGTAGCAATATAGGAGCATATATCCAAGACACTATGATGGAGATCGATGCTCCATGGCAAATTAAATTTTTAGAATCTGGACTTGGGTATTCGACATGGCCGTTTAAGGAGTAAAATATGAGAACGATAGTAGATATGGAAAATGTCCAAGAAAAGTTTGATAACTTGATGGACAGTGCTGAATGGAAGAATTTAGAAAAGGATTTTATTGAGTTAGATCATGTTTTTATAGTAGGTAATGGTGGCAATATGTCTATTGCAGATCATGCTGCTGTTGACATATCAAGACTAACAGATAAGAATTCTATTTGCCCGGGCTCAGGCATCGTGGCTACTAGTATTATATCAGATAATTCATTTGAGGTATGGTTTACTAAGTGGATTGAACAAAGATTAAGGTACATTGATCCAACCAAAGTATTGGTTTTGGGAATGTCTTGTTCTGTCAATGGTGCTTCATCTGCTAGTTTGGTTAGTGCGTTGACTATGGCAGCAGAACAAGGCTGCAAATGTCATATGATCTGCGCACAAGAAAAGAAAGATAAAGTAAAACAGATTAATTTTATTAACCAAGATGTACATTACTACCACACATCTGAAGTTTTGTCAACTATGATGTTTTATCAGCTTATCCACGTAGCAGGGTTTGAGTGTCCTTCAATTGGCGGTAAGGCAAAGCAACGAATGGAAGAGATTAAGAAAATGGAGATTAGGTGAGTAAATTTTTAAAACAAGATGTTCCCCCCGGGTTTGAACATGAGAAAACTAATATTGCTGTGGATTTTGATGGTGTCATTCACGAGTTCCGAGGCTGGGGTGATGGCACATGCTATGGTGATCCACTACCCGGCGCCCTAGACGCGCTCAAGACTCTTTCTGAGCAATACAATGTGATTATTTTCACAGCCAAAGCACGTCCCGATCGCCCACTTGTAAATGGAATGACTGGCATGCAACTCGTACAAGAGTGGCTAGAGAAGCATGATGTAATGAAGTACATTGATTATATTACTTTTGAGAAACCACGCGCAAAGTTTTATATTGACGATAAAGCGATAAGGTATGATGATAATTGGGCTGAGATTTTACAAGAGGTGTGTATATGAATTGGCTTGAAACCCCAAAAGGCAGAAGGCAAGTAAAACAACTTCTGCCCGAATCTTATGATAGAAGTAGAGATATAGTATTGATTGGCAAAGGCCCATCGTGCCGCTATATTAAGACAGATGATAGCATGTATACTTGCTGCTTGAATACAAGTGGTAGAATGACTGATAGGGTAGATTTTCAATTTGTTGGAGATCTGTACATATATGAACAGTTCTTGAAGATTCCAAACTACTTTGACAAGGTAAAAAACTTGGTTCTGCCTCTCAGGTTCAATCTTGAGAACAAAGGTGATGCATTAGCACTAGATTTGATATCTGATACTTTGCCTGAGCATGTAAATACTCATAGCTTTACGTTTAATTTTCACCCATACCCAGAGACTGAAGACGTCCGAATGTACTCTGTAATTAGCTCTGGTGAGACTGCTGTTGCATGGCTTTTGGATGAAGGGTTTGAAAATTTCAAAACAACTGGCATTGATCCATACGCTCCAGATAATGTTCGACATACAGTTTTCGAATCAAATGGAGAAGGTAATTGGCTTCACCCAAATCCACCCGGTGGTATGGAAAT